ATCTCTATTAGAAACAGGTTTATTAATATCTTCATATACTGGTGATAATCTTTTTAAAGTTTCTTCACCACATACATTTATTATACGATTACAAATATATGGATAGTCAAACCCTTCACCATTCCAAGCAGATAAAAGATCAATATCTAATTTATTAACATAATCAACAAATAATTTTAATAATTGTTTTTCATTTTCACAATATATATATTCAACATCAGATTCTTTTACTTTATAAGGTTTACATCCAAACGTATAAAATGTCTTTGTTAACGTACTATATAACGTAATAGCATTAATTTCGTCAGATGCTTCTCTAATATCAGGAAACCCATTTGGTGAATATGTTTCAATATCTATAAATCCGATATTTAATGGATTTTTTGAAAATTCAGGTGTTTCATTTATTTCCCAAAATAAATCAACTAAACATTCTTGTTGAACATCAAGATTATTATATACTCGTGGATATTCATGATCTTTTAAAAAACGATGTCTATCGTATTGGGTTTCAAATTCTTTTTTAATTAATGGTTCGTTAAAAATTGAAGTTGCTACACTGTTATTATTATTTGTTATAAGATATATATAGGGTTTAAAAGGAATAGATTTTCTAGTTCTATTTCCTTTTTCATCCCATCCAAAAATTATACATTCCTTGTTTCTTGAATTATAAACTATATTCCTATACATCTATGAAGAATTTTAAATGAATATTTAATAAATTCAAGATTTTAAATTCATAGATTATTTGTCATAACTTTTCTTGTTATACCATCTTCTTTTTCTAACATAATAATATCACCTGTTGCATAATTGAGGCTTTCTTTTCTATGGGATATAATATAAGAAGCTTCATTATATTTTTCAACACGATGTTTAATTTCATTAATTACCAATTCAATACCTTTTTCATCTAAAGAAGTATCTATTAATTCATCATATATATTAATATTATAATATATTCCATGTAATAAGAGTCTCATATCCATGAAAGTAAACAAACATGCCAAATCAATGCCTTTTCTTTCCGCGCCAGAAAAATTAAAATATGAACATTCATCTCCTTTTTCATTAGTGATAATAACTTCAAACATTTCATTAAATTTCACTATACAATTAGATTCAAATTTATTTAAATAATATAAAATTTTATTATTAAAAATATCGATAACCTGTTTTAAAATATGTGATTTTATACCTTCTTCTGAAACAACGAATTTAGCTGTATTTAAAATATCCAGTTGTTGCTTCAAATTATCATATTTTTGTTGTGATTTTTCTAATTCTTTTTTAATGTTATTATTAATTTCTATATAAGGATTTTCATCTTTAATATTATTATATTGATTTTGTATATCTTCTAAAAATTTTTTTATTTGTTCTTTTTGTTTATTACAATTATTAATATATGTATTTTTAGATTCGTCAATATTTTTTAAATTAATAATTTTTTCTTTTAATTTATTAATAATTTTTTCCCAATTTAATATATTATTGTTTATAGTATATAATTCTGAATTTTTTTTATCATTTTCTTTTTGTAATTTTTCTATATTCGTTTTATGATTATCATATTTTATTTTAATATTATCATAATCAATTTTGATTAATGCTTCTTTTATTTTTTCAATCTTTTTTAAAAGAATATTTTTATCATTACTTAAAGATAATATTAATTGTTGTATATTTTCGAAATTATCACCATCTATTATATTTTTACAAGTTGGGCATTTATCACCCTTTTTAAAATTTGATAACTTATTTATTTGTTTTTCAATATTAGAATTTTCAATTGTTATATTACTTATAGCATCATTTAATTTATCATATTTTTTTTCGATATCTTTAATATCTATTTTTGACAATTCATTTTTTTCATTTTCAATTATTTTTTCGTTTTTATTTATTTCTTGATTAAAAACATTTATTGTTTCTTCTAATTTTTGTTGTTCATTTGTATATTTAACAATATTATTTTCACATTCTGATATTTCTTTCGAATTATCTTTTTTATTATATTTTTCAATATCTTTTTCAATATTTTCAATCTCTTTAATATATTGCTGTTCTTTTTCTTTTAAACTTATTTTTTTGTTTTCTAATTTTATTAAATACTGTTTATATAATTCATTATTTTGTTCGATAATATGTTGTTTTTCCTGAATAATAGCATCTATTACTTTATATTCATTATTAGTTTTATTAAAATCATCTCTTATAGAAAGTAACATTTTATTGAAAAAATCTAAATTAAATATTTGTTCAATAAATTTTCTTTTTTCTATTTTACTTTGTGCCATAAATGGGATTGTATTATTTAAAGACATTATAATACAATTCATAAACATTTGTGGTGTTGCATTTATTATATCGCTAATATATTCTGTAGTATTGCTTTTACTACTAAGAGTAATTGATTCACCATTTTTATACAATTCTAATTTACCAGGTTTAAGTCCTCTTATAATAATATAATCGTTTTTTTCTTCATTAAAAATTGTTTCAAATTCTAATTTAATTAAACAATTTTTTTTAGTGGTGTTATTGATTATTTCATCGTTTTTAAGATCCCCTCGAACCATTTCTCCAAAGAGACACCAAAATATACTGTCAACTATTGAAGAATTATGGGATACTACACCATTCGCATAAAATTCTTTCACTTCTTCAACCTGAAGATCGTATAAATCGAGATATTCTTCAGTTGAATAAACATCAATTATTTTTTCATAGCCATTTTCACACAATATAAAATCACCAGGATTTAAACAATTAATTTCAATCCAACCATCTTTTCCAAATAATAAATGATTCTTAGACCCTTTAATAGTATGATTTAATGTATCAACAACAAATAACTGTTCGTTTCTTTTGGTTATACATGCTTCTTCTATTTTTTTATACCCGAAACGTGTTTTGACCTCAATGCATCCTTTATATTCTGGATATTGTTCATAAAAATCACTTATATCTTTAATGGATAATTTCATTTTTAATTATGTTTTTTAATTCATTTATTTTATATTTAACATCATCAAAATTCCACATAATAAACACTTTATATCCACACTGTTTTGCATATTTAATTTTTATATGGTCATAATTATATATACTGCTCGCAGTTTTTTTCTTCGAATATGGATGTTTATAATTTTCAAATTGTTTAAATGACATATATCGAGGATCTGGATGCCAAATCAAATGATTATATTCAATAATTATTTTTTTATCCATAATACAAAAATCATAAAAAAACATTTTTTTGTGATTTCGTAAACACAATTCTTTTGAACCTGGAATACCTAACCTTACATTTGATTTTTCCATATTTAGATGATTTATGCAATAATTATAAAGAGGTTTTAAAACTTTAAGAGATTCTCTAGACGACGTGCCTTTTATTTTGTATGAAACATATTTATCTTTTAATTTATTATATATTTTAGAAAAATCATTAACATTTTTGAAATTATTTTTATATATAATTTTTATAGTGCGTTTAAGAAAATGTAAATCTGATTTATGGATACATCTTAATTTATAATATTCATTTAAGCCTTTTTTTAATCCGAATCTATTAATATATTGTGTTATAGATAATGATTTTCGTTTATTAATTTGTTGTTTTTCTTCTAGAGTTTTTTTATTTAAAGACTCCATCCATTTATTTTGTCTATCTTTCCATCTTTTACGCCCTTCCTGTTCACCATATTTTGCTATACATTTCTCAAGTGTAAATGTTCGTTGTCTATCACTTATTATTTTTTTCGCTTCTTCTATTGAATATCCTTTTTGGGTATAATACTCTATTTGCGTATTACTAGGTACTTTTTTTGCAGCATCAATAGCTTTATATATATTACTATGCTGAAACTCCATTCTCTTACGTTCAGCTTCTTCTTCAGAATACCCATGTTTTAACCAATAATAAATAGAATTTTTTCTAAATGATTTAACATGAATTTTTGCTTCTTCTTCTGTATATAATTTATTTGTATCTGGATTTATTTTATCTAGATAAATATGCCAATCCATCCCTGATTTGTATTTCATATAAAATATTTATAGAATGGAGTAGGCAAAATGTATTATTTGTTATTTAAAAATAATTGCAGTTTATCCAATACCGTTTTATCATTGGTTTTCACATCAATCTCAGTCAATGGATGTAGACATTTTCCACAGCCATTACGTCTATCACATTTATCTTTATTAATACCTGTTATAAAATTTACACCAGTTTTAAAATTGATTTCAACAGGATCATCACCAATGGATAAAAAATTTTGTATTGTAATTTTTTTAAAGTTGACTCTTTGCATATTTTTCAAGGATATAAGATGTTAATTCATTTTTATATTTATAATCTAATGATGAAATAAAATTAATAAAAGATTTTTTCATATCAATAGTATCAATTTCGATTTTAGAATTATCAATATTTTCAATAGGTTGAACTTCTACTGTTAATTGTCTAGGGTTTAATAATCTAATATTATTTGTTATTTTTTCTAATTCTTCGTTAGTTATTGGTTTATCAATAGATAATGAAATAAAATTATTTTTTATTAATTTTTTTGCATTATCTGTATTGGTTATATTTTCCCATTGTGAATATTTTAATCGATGGAACAAAGGAGATTTTGTATTATTTATAAATTCATAAGACATATCTTTAGTATCTAAAATCATAAATCCTTTTGTGTCATCTTCATCACTAAAATCCATTTGAAAAGGAGTTCCAATATATACAATATCACCATTTTCATAATGTCTTACTTGTCGAAGATGGAAATGTCCTGAAAATATAAGAGGAGCTTTGGATAATAAATATGATGATTCGATATTATTTTCACAAATTTTCCCTGACATTTTAAATGAATTAATTTCAAAATGTCCAATTATTGCATCAAATTTGCCACTAAAATAATCATAAACCATATTTAATTTATCTTTATTTTCAAACCATGGAATAAATAAAAATTGTTTATTGCAAATTGTTACACTACTTGGTTGATCGTAAACATATACATTTTCTAATCCTTTAAAAATATTAAGACTGTTAATATCTGTATTATCTTTATGGAAACAACAATGATTACCAACTAAAAGATGTAATCTAAAATTCTTTCTTAAATATTCAATACATTTTTTACCATAATCAACAGTAGACCAAGTTACTATATCTCTTGGATTAAAAAAATCGCCACAAAATATAATATCTTGTATATTATTATCAATACAATATTTTTTAAAATTTTGTAACCATTCAAAAGTAATTTGTATCCATTCTTTACTATTTTGATGAATACCAAAATGGATATCAGTAAATAATGCTATTTTATTCATTTAAATTATCATCATTGTTATTATCAATACTTTTTATATATGCATAATAACAAGGGTTATCAACCATAATATCTTCATATACTTTTTGTGCATAATCTAATTTTGAATCGTTTAGTTTATTTTCAATTTTGATACGATTAATAAAAGCAAATGAAGCAATTTGTGTTAAATAAGAAAAAGGATTAAATCTAACAGGTACTATACTTTTTTTACAATTAGGGCATTTAGTTTTTTTAGGTGTTGGATATGGGTTATCTTCTGTACTTTTTAAAAGAAAAATATGTTCACATTCAGGACATTTAACTTTATTAAAATTAAAATTCTTTTTATAAATTGCTTTAAACATATTCATTATTGCATCACTAATCATATCTTCTTTATATGTATAATTGATATAATTAGTTGCATAACTTAATCCATAAGCAATTTTTTGTATCATTGATCCTAATGCTTCAGAAAAAACATCTGTATTATAATATTTTTTTATTTCTTCTTCTAAAACATCCCGATCAATATAAAATAATTTTTTCTTTTCTTTTTTTGTTAATTTTAAGTCGTATGAAATATTCATTTTTACCCATTATATTCCATACCCATCATTTTTCAATACAAATACACAAAATCATTTAACCAATTCGCAAAAACATAAAAATTTTATATATATTATATTTTATATATATATTATATTTTATATATATATTATATTTTATATATATATTATATTTTATATATATATTATATTTTATATATATATTATATTTTATATATATATTATATTTTATATATATATTATAAAAATTTAAAATTAAAAATCAACCGATTTTTTTCGAAAAAATAAAAAAAATTATGAAAAAAATTGTCGAAATTTTAAAGAATTTACTAAATCATCATTTAAGGAGGATATATTATTAGTATTAATAAATTTTCTTAATTTGTTAAAATTAATTATTTTATTTGAATTTGACTCTAATAAATTACGTAATTCAATTTTTATACCAGGATCTGTTGGTGATTTATCCGATATTATTATTGGTAAATACATGTTTAATTTTTTAAAAATTTGTTCAATTAATTTAATTATATCTGTTTTTTTAAAATATTTAAAAATTAATTGGTCTGTATTGTAAAATACTATTTTAAGATTATTCGCAATTAAATATCTACAAATATTATTAATTATATGATATCTATATATAGATTTGATATTTTTATCAAATTTTTCAGATGGTATGTTATTATTTAATATAAACGATAATGCATCATCAAATGAATTGTTTAATACATCATTAATAGAATCAGACATACACTTATTTTAAAATAAAAATATTTTATGTCAATTTGATTCTACCAACTCTTAGATTAATAATTCCATTATACCATCCTTCCTTTAATAAAACATCATTATCAAATTGTTGTTTTGCTTCACAATATTTTAAATGGGATTTACTATAAGCAAATTGAATTATTTCAAATTTAAAATTTTGTTTACCTAATGTAGTAATGTCATTATTAAGTTCATTAGAAGAACTTGTATATTCTTTCCAATCACTTTCAACTTCACAATGTCTTTTATTTTTCTTCCCCTTAAGAGGTTTTCTTTTAATAATTTTTTTTAACATCTTACAACCTATATATTTTTTATTATTAGTCAGATTGGTTATAAGATATACAAATCCAAATGCATTATTATCCCATTCTAATCCGGGAATTAATTGCCAATGTCCTAATTCCATAAAATTATTTGAAATTTCTTCTTAAAATTTTTATTTTAGTTTTTTTATTCTTTTTAGATTTCTTTTTTGTTCCTAAAATTTTAGGTATTCTATTGTCTCCTTTAGCGTAATCAATATTGGTGCCATCTGCATCCCAAGAATAATTGGTTGATCCTAAACAACTAAAAGATGTGTTATCTTCTATTATTAATTTACAAAGTTTTAAAAATGATGACATCGTAAATATTTATTGCAAAATTTAATGAAAATCATATAATTATTAGCATGGATGAATTAAATACTATAATTGAAGAAATTCGTAAAGATACCCATATAGATGATATGAATATTTTAGAACAACAAAAAATGTTGCCATCTAAAAAACATTATTGGGCTACTAAGTTAGTTTTATATAAAAAAGAACAAATAGAATTAACGAAAAAAAGAAAAAAAATATTACAAGAATTAATAGAAAAAATTATAAAAGAATCTAAAGTATCTATTTCAAGAGCAACAGCAGAAAAAGCTGTTTTAGAATCTAAACCCATAAAAGAAATTGATAATAGATTAGAAGAATTAGTATTTATCATTGAATTATTAGAAAAATCAGAACAAATATTTCGTTCAATGAGTTATGATATAAAAAACATAATTGAATTGAATAAAATGGAACAATTATAATGATAGTAAACTATCTAGCAAATAAAGGATTATGTCAACTAATAGGTTCTAAAATTGATTTTGATATAATTCGTAATAAATTTAGTGTATTTAATGAGGCTTCTAAACACTCTCGTAATCCATATATTAGTACCATGGAATACACAATTACACCTACTGGTCTTTGTCGAACTGGTATGATCGAAGAATATGAAAATTATGCTAGACAGAAAAATATAGAGTTTAAAATTTCAGATGAAATAAGAAAAATAATATATCCCACTACAGATTATGAATTACAAAATTTTACTTTATATGATTATTATGATTATCAGGAAGATTGCTTGCGAAAATTATTAAATAAAGGTCGTGGTTTATGTGTAATTGGAACTGGTGGTGGTAAAACAATTATACAAGCAGGATTAATTGAAAGTTATTATAAAGCTATAGGGAAAAATTTCAGATGTCTTTTATTAGTTGATGGTACTAGTATGATACCACAAACTATAGAAAAATTTAAACAATATGGAGCGTCATTTTCTATAGGAAAATGGGAATCTGATGATATTTTATTAAAATATAACTGTAATATTATTAATAATCATTATATTACAAATAAAAAGAATATTGATTTAGCTAAAAAAATATTTAAAAAAGGTATTGATTTGTTAATAATGGATGAAGTACATCATGCAACAAAAGGAAATGCCATTACTAAATTTGTTGATAGTATATTGATCCTACATAAATACGGATTTACAGGTACTTTACCACCTAAACAAATAGATAGTTGGACCGTCCAAGGGATATTCGGAAGTGTAGTTTATCAAAAATCCAGCCATGAGTTAAGACAAGAAAATAAATTAACCAATACCGAAGTAAAAATATTGAATATTAAATATAAGCATCCACCTAAATTTAAATTTGATATAGGAACAGATGAACATGGCAATGAATATATAGTTGATTCAACTGAAGTATATGATAAAGAATATAATTGGATTTTTGAAAATGAATATAGAAATAGTATTATTAATAAAGTTTGCAAAACATTCGATAAAAATATATTAATACTTGTAAATTCGTTACACCATTTAGATATATTATATAATTATATTAAAATACATTGCCCTGAAAAAACAGTTTGTTTTATTAAAGGAGATGTCGAAATTGACGAACGTAGAGAAATATTTAAAATTTTAGAAGAACAAAATAATGTAATCTGCGTTGCAATGAGCACTATATTTTCTACCGGTATTGATATTAGTAATATTAATATGGTTGTGTTTGCTGCTGGTGGTCAATCTTTTATTAGAATTGTTCAATCAATTGGTCGTGGTATACGATTGAATAAAAATAAGAACAAATTATTGGTTATTGATATTGCAGATCAATTAAAATATGGTATTAAACATTTAAATAACAGAAAAGAAATATATTCTAAAGAAAAATTTCCATATAAAGAATATCAAATTTGTGAATAAATATTTATAATGAGTAAAACGTTAAAACTTTTAAATGAAATAAAAACATATTTAGATCCATCGTTAAGTTGCGAATCCTTATTTGACTGGTTTAAAAATAATGTAATTATTAAAGATCCCGTATTATATTTTGATTGCCGTCCGGAATCAGATATTATTTATGTGAGACAAAAGAGGACAGGTAAAATTGTAAGTAAATTTAGAATTGAATGTTTAGATCGTATTGATGATGATTTATCATTTGAAGAAGAAGACGAAGAAAATAGTGATATTGAAATACAAATGAATCCAAATGATATTGATCAATTAACAAATGCTATAAACAATAAAGAAAAATTACAAGCTGCTGGTATGGGGCAAGTGAGTGATAATGCAACAAAAGCATTAAATATGTATGGTAAAGCAATGGATCAAGTTATTGCCAATACTACAGAAACTGCACAGAAAATTTTAAGTGGAAATAAATAAAATGAGTAGATTATTTGAACAATTAATTAATAAAATTGCAGCTGAACATGAATTAGTTATTGAAGCCGGTCCTGCACCTGAAATGGCCCCACAAGAACAACTAACAGATCAACCAATTGTTGATGATCAGACTGTAAATCAAACATCACCTGAACCGCAGAGTCAAATAGAACAGCCGGAAAATTCCGAACTACCAGATCAACAGGAAAGTGATGATATAGCGGATAGTAAAGAATTATTATATATACAATTAATTTATAAGGCGTTAATTACTGAATTAGACCCTTCGCAATATACAGATATGATTAATATAAAAGATATTAACAGTAAAAATGCAAAATCTGTATTAAATAAATTAGAAACAATTATTAATAATAATACAACAATTAGTTAATTTCTTTATAATCATCTATTAATTTTATAATTTGTCTTAATTTCTGAAGCTTTTTAGTTTTTGAATTTAAGACAATATTTTTTATATTATTATAAAGATTAATTTTTGTTTCAATATTTCCTTCATTTTCTTCGTTTTCTTCTGTTGGCAATATTGATTTCCCCGGAGAAGTATAACCAGGAGCAGGCACATTTTGAATAGAAGAAATATTATAATTAGCACCAAGTGCAGGTTGACCCATAGCTTGCATTTCTGCCATGGTTTCATTTAATAAATCATTAAATTTTTTAACTTGTGCCATATCGTTTAAAATATTTAGGTGTATTAGTTTATTTGATTTTCAATAATTTGTTTTTAAAATAAAAATATGACAACTGAAACCCAAGAAAAATTTAAAGAAATGTTCGAACAATATTTAAAAGAAGTTGATAGATTTAATAACAAAGATTTTTTAATTTCTGGGCGCCGGGCGCGCGCTTTATTAATGAATATGAAATCATTAATTCATAAAATACGAAAAGAGCTTTCTGTTAGAAGAAAGGATTTATTGTTTAAAAAGAAATCAAAGTCTATGTATGACCAAGCTTAATAAATAAATTAAAATTGGATTATAATCAATTTGGAGATTGTTATAAATTTTATTTAATTTAAAAGATGCTTCAGTTTGATTATCTAAAAGATTTGTGATAAGTTGTTTAGTTTGTTTATCAATTTCATGATTTTGTAAAAACATTTCTTTACATATCACTGAAACGTATTTATTAATTATATTAGGTAAATTATCTATTGTGGAATTTGATTTGCCATACATTTTACCTTCCATGTATTTATTCCAATACTGTGGGTAGTTTTGTTTAATATATTGATCTAATAAATTTATTATATTTTCTTTATTTACTGTTTGTGTTGGTGTATCTATTTTTTGAGTTACATCAACTGCATTTTTAAATATATAAGATTTTTTTATTTCTTCTAATTCGTCGGGTGTCATTTTTGTAAATTAATTAATTTATTATATATTTCATTTTGCGCCAAGTTTATATCTTGTATATTTTCAAGCACTATAACAGGTTTAATATCTATTATTAATTTATTTTTTTGTTTACAATTAGGACATATAGATATGTTTTCATCATTTATAAACGCTAATGTATCATATTCAAAATCACAATTCGCGCATTTAACTTTATATGTATATCGATTTAATACGTCTAATTCAGCGATTTTTAGTTTTTGTTGAAGAAACAATAAATTATTTTTCTTAAAATTTATAAATATGTACCATACTAAAAATTGTAATAATATACTAGCAACAAAAACACATATCGCAATTTGAAATGATGAAAATGAATATGCTATTAAAGCACATATTAAACTTATTAATAAAGTTATAGATAGTCCTATCATAATATAATTTTAGGTTATTTTAGTAAAAAAGCAAATTAAAGATGGTCTAATTCTTTAACAATATCATTTAAAATTATTTCATTAATTTTATCTAGAGCAATATCTATTTTATTGATCGTTTTCATTCTTTTTCTTGCTTCTGGATTATTTAATATAGATGATCTTAATTCTTTTTTTAAATCTAAAATATATATGTATAAATCAGATAATTGTTTAGGTAATCTATCTAAAGGAAAAGGGATAATATTAAAATTAATATCCGATAGTTTAGTATCTCGTTGTTGAATCGTATCAAGAACGTTGATATTTTTGGGATTATATACATTTTTTAATCCCATTATTTGTCTATCAGCGTTACTTTTATACGTATCTGCCATATATGAATATTTATTAAAATCATTGATTTAATACAAAAAGTAATAAATATTCATATATGGATATTCAAAATAAATTCAAAAAGCGTTTTGTTACTTTATTAGAAGCTGATATGAAAAATGAAATATCAGATGAACAAGCAATGGCGGAAACATTGGATAAAAATTCGACACCTGCTGATTTTGATGCAGAAACACCTGATCAATTACAAACAAGTGAAGATCAAGCGATACAAGCTTCGCAAGATTTAATGAATGTTGTTGGAAATCAAAATCAGATAATGTTTAATAAAATTAAAGAATGGATTGATAAAATCCAAGGGTTTGTTGATTTCTTAAATGGTACATCCGATAACTCGATACAATCAAATTTGACAAAAGCTATTCCCGAAACTATTTTTGATAAAATCAAAACCGCCGAATCCAAGAAAATTGCTCGTGCTGCTGTTGATTTAGCTACATTAGCTGAAATATTCAAAGGATATTTATCACAAACACAAAATAGTCGGTTACGCGGTATTTAATATAATAAACATTTTCTTTATTAATAACTTGGATCAATTGATCCAAGTTATTTTTTATTTAATTTCTCCCATTTTTATTAATCCTTGTATTCCTTTATATGAATTTTTAACAATAAACGAATTTGGAATTTCAAAAATTTGTTTATCTACACATATATCATTAAAATCTTTATATTGAGTACCTAAATTTTTAGGCCATATAAATACTGTTTCATTATTTTCTAATAATATTTTAGATTTATTATATGCCGCAGTATCTTTCCATTGTGAATCTAACACCCAAATTTTGTTGAATAATGAGAGAGATTTTATTTGTTCTTGTTGTTTTTTATTAAAATTACATACTGAATTTTCTTGTATTCCACCAACTGCTATACCATTTCTTGTAAAACATGAATCTATAGGGCCTTCAAATATGAATATATTTTCGTTTTTATTATCAATTTGATTTATTCCAAAAATTGATTTTTCTGCACCAAATTTAGAAAGATATTTTGCTTTGGTTTTTAAATCATTAGGCAAAATACCCCTAGATTGATAATAAATTATATCATTATTTTCATCGTAAAATGGAATTATTATTCGATTTTTATGTATAAAATCTTTTCTGCATAAAAATAATGCAGGTGGTTTATTGATAGCATGATATAATAATCGTTGTTTTAAATATGCAACCGCTAATTGTAAAATATGTTCTTTTTTGTAAAATAATAATTGTTGTTTATCAAATAAATTAACACAATCCCCTGGTAAAGAAGGTGTATTATCTATTTGTTGAATATTATTTTCATGTAATGAATTAAATGTTGGTATATATTCTTCATTATTATTGCTTTCTTGGAAAATTTCTTTATTTGATTTACCAGAAAGATATGATATCCATTTTATAGGGTTGGAAGACCAACCACAATTATGACAGTATATAATATCATTATTAGGAATATAAAAACATCTTTTCTTTTTACCCCAACTTTTACCCTCATGACATATTGGGCAACACCCATTATATGTATTATTATGTTTTATATAATGGACATAACCAGCGTATTCATAAAATTTTTGAATAATATAGTTTTCAGGTAATAAAGACATTCAGTATATATTTTAAAAAACACATTTAATTTTGCAAATAAATATTATCATGAGTAATAATATATCACAAGCGATATTAAACAAGGCGCGGGTTAATAAATTCGTAATGGTATTAAATCTTCCCAAAAAATTAATGGATAAAAAAATGTATTCTTTAAATGAATTACAATTTTCTGTTCAAGGTACTGTATTTCCTGAAATAAATATCAATAGTGATAATTTGGCAATATTTGGACAACATATGAATATACCAAATTTTACTAGGCAACAATATTCTGATTTAAATATTAAATATGTTATTGATAATCAATGGTTAAATTATTTAAGTATATATAATTGGATTAACATATTTAACGATGAAAAGGAAAGTATATTTGATATTAATAACGATTTAAATTTATCAAAACAAACAATATCTAAAAAACTTCAAGAATTAGTTGCAACCCAAACAATTATTGCAATGGATGAATATAATAATAAAATTTTAAAATTAACATATACTGATGCATTTCCTGTAAAATTAAATAGTATAAATTTTGATTATTCAAAAGGAGATGAAATTAGTTGTGATGCAACATTTAAATTTAATCAATTTTACGTTGATTTGTATTAAAATATAAAAAATATACATTTAAAAACAATAAATATCTATATATGGCAAGGACAATTGCATCTCCCGGAGTTGAAATTAAAGAATTTGATCAGTCCAATTATACAGTAGCCCCCGTAGGAACTACTTTCTTATTAATGGGGTTTGCTGATAAAGGACCGACTGATGAAATATTAGAATTAACAGATTTTGAAGAATTTAAAGAAATATATGGTCAACCGACAAACGCGGCTGAACGATATTTCTATCATAGCGCAAATCAATTATATTCGTCTAATGCGAATGTTTACTGCGCCCGTTTACCATATGGTAGAAATATGGGTGATGGGTTTGGTAACAAATATGGTGCATTAGCATATCCGGTTGTAAAGGCATATAAATTAAGTGAAAATGCTTCTATAACTGTTGATTTATCATCAAGTGATGTTATTTTTTATTCAGAAAATATTAGTTTATGGAATCCAAATTCAACTGAATATTCACATTTGACAACCCCTATTACAGGTGGCGCTGAACCAGTGAATGCTCTTTCGGCTGGTGGTGAATATCTCCCATTATCATCCATAATGTCATTTCCTGAATCTACATATTCAATAGAAGCGAATAAATTTTTCACTTCTTTGAAACATTTAATAACGAATGGCAGAGATATAACAGTCAATAGTCCATTAGATATTATGCAAGATATTGGTATTATTGAACAGATGTCTGAACAGTTAGATATACCTGGGTTACATAGAGAAGGTTCATCAGGTTTAAATTCATTATATAATTTATCAGGTGTTACTAATTCTTTATCAAATTTATCTGCTGCTAATTATATCGTATTTGGTGCTCCTAAACATATTGATTTAGAAAAAGAAGAATATTCTAATGCTGTTGAATCAATTACATGGAATAATAATGTTACTACTCCTGGTTCATCTCTTGGTGATTATGGATTTGTTATTTTAAATAATTCACAAACGACCATTAATGACCAATTCGAAGGTTATTATATTGGTATTACTGATAATGAAAAATTAGAACCAAGTTCACCTTATGACAGTGTGGTAAACATTGAAAGTGTAAATAAAGCAGTTCCGTTATCAGGTATTAATAGCGGATCATATGTTGAATTGCCAGAAGCCCGTTTAGATTTCGAATTACAATCTCCTGCAGATTCTAATATTAATAGTATATCTGAAACATTAGAAAATATTCCAACATTTAATGTTTTCGGTTCACAATTTGTTGATTCTGCTGTGATGGGATTATTCAAATTAAGGAAGACAGTATTTAGCACTGATGTTATTAAATTAGATTACAGTTTACAAGAAGCTTATCTCGGTTCTTTTGACTATTGGCGCCAATTGCAATCTGAAAATGGAGGCCCTGCTAAACGTATGTATATGGGTAATTTAGTTGATAATCAATCAACTAATATTCAATTCCTTGCTAATAAGTTTATTACAAATAAAGACACTAAATCTTGGTTAGATATTAATGGTAACCCAACGAAAGCTATTAAATTTAATGATTCCGCCAAGGCGTTATTCCCAGTTGGTTCTTATAGTCCAACGACAGCTACAACAAAACAAATTGGTGCATTGCCTAATAAGATAAGTCGTATTTTATCTAAGATAGAAGATGATGAATTGTTTAATCTTGATGGAACAGTTGAAGCTGGATTAGGTACTGTATGGGTTTATACAAATATTGGTGATGGTAGACTTACACCTGGTGTTGATGGACTTGCTGATTTGTCCGATACCGCTGCTAATGTGTTTGATGATACTATAGATGTTACTAAATACATTGATAATAATGGTCAAGGCGGTGGTTTTTACAACACCGGGTTGGTCGAATTAAAAGGTTCAGCTAATCAAGTTAGAACATTATATAACACAATTGCAAATTTATTTAATACTTTTGCAACTAAAACAAGAAAAGACCATATATTCTTGTTAGACCCATTGAGATTTACATGTGTAAAAGGTAAAACCACAAAAGTATTAGATTCTGTTACTGATGATGGTGAGCCTTGCAACTTCTCACAACATGTATATTGGCCAATGCGTTATCAATTTATGACGCAAAATACTTCATATGGTGCGGTATACGCAAACTGGGGTAAAGTGTATGATGAAAGTTCGGATAATTATATTTGGTTACCATGTTCAGCAACAATGGCCTCGGTAATTGCCTATTCTTCGGATGTTTCTTATCCTTGGTTTGCCCCTGCTGGATTTAATAGAGGTGTTGTTAATACATTAGATGAAGTTGCGTTATATCCAAATCAAAAGCAACGCGATCAGTTATATAAGATATCATTAAATCCAATAGCATTCTTCCCGAATGATGGTATAGTTGTTTGGGGTCAAAAGACATTACAAACAAAACCGAGTGCGTTTGATAGATTGAATGTAAGGAGGTTGTTCTTATATCTCGAAAAAGCTACTAAAGGTGCTCTTAAATACTTTGTATTTGAACCTAACAGCTATTTTACAAGAACACAAGTGTTTAATACGTTAGATCCGACATTTAACAGAGTAAAACAGCAGCAAGGTATGTATAATTATAAAATAATTTGCAATGAAAACAATAATACCGGTGAAGTAATTGATAACAATGAGATGGTGGTAGATATTTACATTGCTCCGACAAAAGCTGCAGAGTATATCATGGCAAATTTCTATGCTACGCGTACCAATGGTATAACAACTACCGAACAAGCGTAGCAGAGTAAAAATAATTAAAAATTTAAAACCTTCAAATTTGTATTTGAAGGTTTTTTATTGTGGATTTGAATATTGTTTTACTAAGTAATTATAAATTATGACGGGCGATATATATACAACAATAAAAAATACAATTTTAAATTTAAAAAATATTAAACCGAAGCATTATGTTGCTATGTTTAAAAACAATACCCAGATTTATGGGTTGTTATAGAACAATATAATAATAAATATTTTGCTGATGAAAATATTACAAGCAATCCACAAAAAATGGGAATTTAAGATTTCTTTCTCATATTAGTTGTCAAAAACATAAATTATCAAAAATTTTAGAACATTTTGATCCTAATAAAACCGAAGAACAAAATATGTTTGATAATGGATATTGTAAAATTTATGATTGTGGTAATTATGTATTTGAATGGAATAGATAGAATAAATAATTATAATATGTTAGATTTTTTAAAAGTATATAATCAAGTAGTTATTTCCGAAGGATATAAAGATGTTCGTAATAGAATTACTCCTATTCTTACTTCCAAAATTCCTAATTTTGATCCTAATTTGATTAAAATGATGTTTATGAAACATCAAAAAAATAAAGATAAGATCCCGGAGGAATATAGAAATATCGATGTTTATTTTTCAAAGCAATTTGATAACGATATAGTTAATAGATATAATGATCTAGTATCTAAATTAGATAAAATTCCTGACATTCAAATTACTAAAGGTGAAGCTAAAAGAAGTTTATATGAAAGTTTAAAACTCACTGAAAATGATGAATATATCTTATTTAAAGTTCCTTCCCACGAAGATGCAGTAAAATTGGTAAGACCCGGCAACAACGCACCCGAAGGGTGTGATTGGCCAGCTATGTTACCTGTGTCTTGGTGTATTGCTGCTGATAGCAAAGATGGTCAAGAAGTATGGGAAGTTTACTCAGATAAAAGCAACGATGATTTTGAATCCACACATGTGGCTAAGTTTAATGATAAAGGAATATATGTTGCATTCGGTGATAAAGGAAATTTCTATTTTGCTTTTAGAAAGCATCCATTATTGGATCAAGAAATAAAAGATAAAAATACACAAAATAAAATATACAAGGTTAATCCAACAGATTTTTTAGCTATATTGATATACCAATCTGGAAAAATTGAAATTACTCAATCACCAAACAGTCCGCCTGAACCTCTTCTTAATACATGGCCTAGTGTATTACCATCAAATTGGCGATCACTTTGTGTACCACCACCAGGCGAGCCTGATATTGATTTTATTCCTTATGATGATCATTATGAAATGTATGGAGATAGATGGGTACATGCAATCATTCAGTTTCCACAACTTGCAAAATATTGCGATGAATATAATGGTTGGAAAGAGTTTATTAATGAAGATTGGCGTCATATATTACGTTCCTTTCCTCAATTTGTAAATAAATGTGCCGAATATAATGTATGGGAAAACTTTAAAGGGTATGATTGGGCTGTTATGTTAAAGGACCAACCACAGTTTGTAAAATATTGTGATAAGTATAATGGCTGGAAAAGGTTTGATGATGATCATTGGAAATTACTTTTAGACAAGCAACCACAATTCAAAAATATTGCTAAAAAATATGGATATAATTAAAAAAAAATAAATAATTACATATGAAAAAAATGCTATGTTATAAAAACATAGCATTTTTTATTGTTTAAAAAAGTTGATATAATATTAGCCTAATAAATATTTTTATGAATAATTTCATTGATAAGTGTAATACTATCGTAGAACAAATGGAAATAGGGGTTACTGAAGAAGTTGATTTGTATTTTTGTGGTAAAAATACCCCTGTTTTAGAAAATTTAACGGCAAAAGTTGATAGTGGTAATGATGGATTAAATGTTTTGAGTGGGATTGTAATATCACAAGATGATAATTGGGTTGAATTTAAAACAATTGATAATAAAGTCTTGAAAATGAAGAAACATGGTGATATCATTATTCATGTTGGTGCGGGAAATAAAGAATACAGACCAATTGTTTGTTTTGATATGATTATAGGCGATAAGAAATTTAAAAATGTACAGTTTAGTATTGGTGATAGAACTGAAAACGATGAACCCATATTAATATGTAAAGATTTTATTTCTTCTATTGATTGTCTTATTAATGTAAATAAAAATAATGTGTTAAAATAAATACGGAAAGAATAGATTAAAAATGAGTGGTATAAGTTATGTAACACCTACAGGCGCGGGTCTCAAAAATGGTACGAGTTGGGCAGATGCGTATAGTGATATTCAATCAGCTATTGATTATGTAGCCAATGTTCTACATGGGGGAGAGGTTTGGATAGCAGCTGGTGTGTATAAACGTGGCTCGGCGTTAGTTATGAAAAATAATGTAGAAATTTATGGAGGGTTTGTTGGCACTGAAAGCGATAAATCTCAACGTGTTTCTGGCAATATAACTTATTTAGACGGCGAAAATTTGTATGGTGTTATTTATAATTATTATACTCAAAGTAATCCACTTACAAATTCCGCAAAACTTGATAATGTTGTAATACAAAATGGTAAATCATCAATTGGATGGGGTAGTGGACTATATAATAGATATGCAAGTCCCGTTATAACTAATTGTAAATTTAGGTATAATAATAGTATTGCGGGTGCAGGGGCATTACATAGTTGTATGTATTCTTCTCCCGAACTTATAAATTGTACATTTATAAGTAATTCCGCTTTAAGTTCAGGTGGTGCATTATTTGCCAGCGAACATGCTTCGAATAAACTTATAAATTGTACATTTGAAAATAATCATACATTTAATACCGGCGGCGGTATAGGAATCCATACCGCAAATCTTACTGCTATAAATTGTACATTTATAGGTAATTCGGCTTTAAATGCTGGCGGCGGAATTTCTAATAGATATGTATTATCATCATTTATATTAACAGGATGTGAATTTAAAAATAATTATACCGCTAATAACGGTGGGGGTATTTATAATTATGATACACAGTATAAAATTATAAATTGTGAATTTACATCCAATTATGCGACTAATAATGGTAGTGGTATTTATGATGAAAAATCTAATAACTCTATAATGAATAGTTGTGATTTTATTTCACAAAATGTTGGTAATGCAGGCGCCGGGATATATAGTTTATCTTCTTCTAATTTATCAGTAACAAATTGTAGATTTAATAAAAATATTACTAATAAATTCGCAGGGGCAATATGGAACGATCACTCATCTCCTTTTATACAAACTTGTACATTTAGTGGTAATTCTGCATTGATACATACTGGGGTAATATATAATGATTATTCTGATCCAATAATAATAAATTGTAATTTTCATGAAAATTCCGCGTCAGGGGTTTGTGGTTCTATATATAATAATTATTCAAATCCTGAAATAAAAAATTGTAATTTTTATGAAAATTCCGCGATTAATGGTTCATGTGTATATAACAATTCTGTTTTATCTTCGAACCAAATAATAAATTGTACATTTGAAAAAAATTTAAATAGTAGTATATATAATATATCTTCGAACCCTTCAATATTGAGTGGTTATTTTACACAGAATGTTGCAACAAGTGGAGCTTGTATATACAATTATAATCATTCATCTCCACGAATTAATGATTGTTATTTCATTAATAATTCATCGACTTTTGGTGCTGCTTTATTTAATTTATCTTCTTCTGATCCATCACTTCTTTATTGTACGTTTTCAAATAACATAGCGTCTTATGGAGCTTCTTTATATAATATATACGACTCTAGTCCAACATTAACAAGTTGTACAATATATAGCAATTTGGCGAGTACATGTGGCGCCGGATTATATAATAGTAATATTTCTAATCCTTCTCTTGTAAATTGTACTTTATTTTCTAATAGTGGTTCAAACGGCGCCGGTATTTATAATATATTATCTTCAAATCCATCACTTCTTTATTGTACATTTAGTGGTAATTCTGCATATGCTAATAATTCTCATGGTGGCGGGATGTATAGTTGCCAATCATCAAAACCAAGTGCGATTAATTGTATTTTTTGGGGTGATACCGCAAAAGGAGAAGGAAAAGAACTTTATAATACATCCAATTCTAATACATTTATTGATACTTGTATCGTTTCTGGTGGATATAGTACAGGCACAAATGTTATAACTGCGGATCCAAAACTTCGAACATTAAGTAGTTATGAAGGTTTTGTATTAACAATGCCAGTTAGTGCTGGTAGTTCAGCTATAAATACAGGTAAATTTAATGATGTTGTTCTTACTGACGCTCGGGGTATTTCGAGGTATATTTACGAACCAACAATTGGAGCGTGTGAATATTCATTAGTTGATATATCAAGAGATAAATTTTCTATTGAAACAGTTGAAAATTATTATAAATTTGTTTCAAATTATGAATTTACATTACAACCAAATTTACCTAAGATTGCTAATTCTATATCATATACTTGGTGTAAAAATAATATTCCTGTTGGTAATAATATAGATATACCGACATATACAACTAATCAGACTACTCGATTCGCCGATTATACATTAAATATAAGTGACGGTACTTTATCTGTATTATCTAATCCATTACGTATAGAAACAATAGATACAGCTCGTTATTATGTTTCTACACAGGGATTATCTTCGAATACAGGGTTAAAATGGAATGAATCAAAAAATAAAGTTCAAGATGGTATAAACGAAGCATCCGAAGTTTATGGTGGATGTGAAGTGTGGGTTGCTTCTGGCACATATAAACAAGGATCTGCATTAAAAATGAAAAAAGGTGTTTCACTTTATGGCGGCTTTGCAGGTTTTGAAAAAAATAAAGATCAGCGTATATATGGTGAAAATATAACTTATCTTGATGGTAATAATAGTTATCGGGTTTTTGATAATGGATATAATACAAACACCGCAATCACCGGTGACATAATAATTGACAATGTTACCATTCAAAATGGTTATAGTTTTTCAAACGGCGCAGGAATGTATAATAATTATGTTTCTCCGATAATAACAAATTGTACTTTTAAAGATAATGTTTCCCGCGGCGGCCGCGGGGGTGCAGTACATACTTCAAACACCCCCGATCATTTGATTATAAGTGATTGTGAATTTATTAATAATACATCTTATTATGAAGGCGGGGCACTTAATACTGATAAACTTACTGGTGCAGATATTAAGAATTGTACTTTTATTGGTAATGTTGCAAATCAAGGAGGAGCAATATGTAATAATCATGACAAAGATTTGAATATTATAAATTCTACATTTATCAGTAATTATACATCTTGCTTACAACCTAATTTTGACATGAAAGGAGGCGCCGGTATATATAATTATATATCATCACCTTCTATAAAAAATTGTACATTTACTAATAATTCTGCATGTGCATCTATAAGTTCAATCGGTGGTGCTATATTTACAGATGCCGGCGCACCAACGGTAACTAATTGTATAATGTGGGGTGATGTGTCTAATGATGGTAATAACGAAATCAATAGTAGACCAGGTCAAGTTATAAATACATGTATAATTGAAGGGGGTTACAATACAGGTACTAATATAATATCTTCAAATCCGTTATTAGGTACTTTAGGTAATTATGGTGGCAGTGTTTTAACAATACCTGTATTATTAAATAGTCCTGCTATAAGCACTGCTGTGGTGCTTAGTGATGTAAAAACCGATGCGAGAAATGTAATTCGTTCTAATACTCCTACTATTGGTGCTTTTGAATATAATTCCAAGTTGCCATATTATCATTCAACAACAAAGGGTAAGGTATTATTCAATGAAACACCTTTAAATATTTCAGAAAAACCAACAGTTATATCATTTGAATATAATATGCCTTATTCAGATGAAAATAAAAATGAACAATTTTGTTTTTTTGTTAGTATTGATACATTAGATACTTTAAGTTCAGACGCTTTTACTGCAATACCATTAAATAATAATTATTCCGGTATGTATGATCCATATTTAAGCGCCATGCCATATCCTACTATATATGATATAGCGTTAACCGAATCAAATTATTTTGCTATTTCCGGTGATTCGCAACATGGGGATGGTATTAGTATAACAAATAATAATTTAAATACTCCAAGTGTGGTTATTCGAGGATATAACACCGTAACAAATATACCACATTATATGTATAAATATAATTTATTAGATTATAATCCTTTAGATTCTGATCCAAATATATTTAATCAGTTAAGAATACGGTTTTCAGAAATGGGAACCAAAATAAATGTTGATTTAAAATTACATTCAAGTGAACTATCATCAGATAAAATATCGGATAAGTCATTTGTTAATATAATGGAATGTAAAGTTCCTTTTGATACCAGTAATATATTATCAAATAATTTGGTTATGTTCGGATTATCTTATAATACAAGCCCGCAAAATCCGATAAAAATAAGAAATATAACAATTAATCAATAATTAACTATTCTTTTTGTGCAATTTTTCTATTATTTTTTGAATTTTGTTATATAATTTAATTGCTTCTTCGGTGTCTGTAGCACGAAAACATCCTAATCTGGCTGCCTCGGTCATAATAATTTGAATGTATCTATATTCTTCAATAGATAACTGTTCAATTTCTTCATCCATGTAAATATTTATTTGGTATTGAAAATTGTTAATTTTGATTTAAAATAAAAGCATATGTTAAACTTAAAAAGAGAATATAACGAAAATCTAATCACCGATGATAAATATGTCGAAACATTACCTGATTTACAAAATGGTCCTTCATCTTTGATTAAAGGAGCTAATGTTGCGATTGAACATGTCGGTATTCATAATTTTAAACTACCTTTAAAATATAGGACGAAAGATAACGGTGTTATAACCCTTGAAACCTCGGTAACTGGCACTGTTTCTTTAGCGGTTAATAAGAAAGGTATCAACATGAGCCGAATCATGAGGAGTTTTTATGAATATAAAGATGAGATTTTCTCTATTACAAAATTAGGTGAAGTTTTAAAAAGTTATAAACAACAATTAGATAGTTTTAATGCGAGAATATATATCAATTTCTCATACCCAATGCTGATAGAAAGCTTGAGAAGTGGCGGAATAGGTTATCAATATTATAATATTACCCTTGAAGGTGTATTAGATGATGCTGGTAATTTTAAGAAATATATGCATTTGGATTTTGTATATTCATCTACTTGCCCTTGTTCGACTGAATTATCATTACATGCGATGGAAACGAGAGGTGTATTAGCTACTCCTCATTCCCAGAGAAGTATTGCGCGTGTAACTATACAATTTGATGAATTTATTTGGATTGAAGAGGTAATTGAAAAATGCCGAAATGCATTAAAAACCGAAACGCAAGTTATTGTTAAAAGAGTTGACGAACAAGCGTTCGCCGAACTTAATGGGGCAAATATCAAATTTGTTGAAGATGCAGCAAGATTAGTTTATGCTGAATTAATAAAAGATGAAAGAATAATTGATTTCAGAGTAGTAGCATTACATGCAGAATCATTACATTCACATAATGCAATTTCTGTAATTGTAAAAGGAACGAAAGAAAATGGTTTAACACCAGATGTTTCTAACGCAACTTTAACTGAGATGATGTTAAGGAATATTGTTTAAATAAATGAATAAACAAAAAATAATTGAAGTTCCTAAAAAAATTAAAATACTTTATTATTATAATGGTGATAGAGTATCAACTATTTTTAATTTAGCTAAAAACAAAGAAATAAATGATATTTTTAATAGTGAAAGTACTAATCAGTTAATAGAAGTAACAAAAATTGTAATAAATCAAATAATTAATGATTTTAAACGTATAAAAGAAGATTTGCAGTTGCCTGTATTATTTACAGATATTCGAAATGTTGGTTTGGTTTTATTGCCTGTATTAATAGGAAAGAAAACCAAATCTTCATTGCAATTAAATATTGATGATACTAATATAGGCATGGATATTATTACATATGATAAAATTAATTAAAAAAAAATAAATATGAAAAAAATAATTAAAAAAATAATATGGTGGTTCCAACGATTAGGAACCAGAGAATGTCACTATTTTGAAGATACACTTCAAAATATTTATAAAGACGCTTTAACGAAGGGATATATTAATCCAAAAGATTTTCCACATGTTGATTTATTGATTGATTACAATGTATCCTCTTTTAATAAGAAGAAATATTATCATCCACTTCGACAATATTATGTTGATGATCTTGATGATTCGTGCCGCAGGGATAGCGTTGAATGGCTTGATGATTTTACTAAACTTATTATGTCTTTGCAACGCCCGGTTAAAAATGAAGGTGTACGGGATGCAATGTATAATAGGGAAATTTTCTTATCCAAAAAAGAAAAATTAACAGAAGAAGAAATAGTAATAAATGAAAAAAATAAGAAATTTAATAAAACGATTACTCAGATGCTTTTATTAAAACTTGAAAACGCTGAGGATAATTTTAAATTTGAACATAATTTAAATTTTGAAGAAGTTGAAAAGGAATTAACAGAAGAAGAAAAACAACGAATTAAAAATATATTTGATAAACGTGATTTAATAAATGCGAAAATAATCAGAAGAAGAAGAAGAAAAACAACGAATTAAAAATATATTTGACTCGCGCGATAAATAATTTCGAGAAATGCCAATAAAGGGTTTCTCAAACTATAGGAAAAATATGAATGAAATAGATACAATCGTGGGGGAACCGTTGGTTCCGTTCGATACATTAACTCGCAAAATGTTTTCATTGTTTGATAGGAGTGGTTTTATGCCTTCCATCTTTGAAAGCAAAGTAGCATCTTACCCATATGATCATTATATCGTTACTGACGAGAAGACTGATAAAGTAAAACAACAGGTTATTCAAATCCCTGTTGCAGGATACTTTAAAAATGAAATTCATGTCAGTGTAAAAAATGATAATCTTCGAGTTGAAATGATACCTGAAGCTAAAGCTGATAATACTAATAAAAAGTATGTTCACTGTGGTATTAAAAAAGGTAAAGTTTGTCTTGAATGGTTTATAAAGGGTATTAAATCCGATAAGGTAAAAACTTCTATTGGCAATGGTATGTTAACCATTACTATTGATGACTGCAACCCCGAGTCGGAATATATCGAGTTAGAACTCGAATAACAAACATAATGTATGTTATAAAAGGTTTGTGACAACACAAACCTTTCTTTTTTCTATTGCAATTATAAAAAAATAATATAAACTAAAAGAAGTTCAAAGAAAAGTATATGAAAAAGTATATTAAAACAATATTAGTTGGTGTTACCGCCATGCTTTCTGTATGTGGATGCACCGCAATTAAAGGTTGGCTTAATTCCGCAGATTTCACCACTGTTGTTAGTGTTGTAAGTCCTGCACTCAAATCGGCTACATCAGCTGTTGTATATGCTGTTTGTAAGAAAAATCCTGATTTAAATAAGATTTTTATTGCATCCGGCAATGGTCTTAAAATTGCTATTAACAATTCAGACTATTCAACAGTTCAAATTAAAGAATATATTAAACAGGCACTTGGTGAAAACGCTGAGCTTTGGTATCCTTTAATTAGCCCATCTATGGATGCTGTGTTGTCGTGGTATAGTGCTATCTATGATAAGTATTTTGATATTGGAGATAGTACATGTTTGCAAGGGTTTAATACCTTACTTACAAGTATTGCTGATGGTGTCGTTGGTGGTGCATCGGTTGATGCTAAATCTACACTTGCTAAGTCGACTTATGTGTTAGCAAAATCACAAGAAGTTACAGAAGTTAATAATCTTCGCGTGAAGTGCGCGCAGTTCGGTATCGTAATCGAATAATTAAAATTATATAAAGATAAAAAATAAAGATATACGTATTTCGTATATCTTTTTTTATTTGCAAATACAAAAAAAGCTGCTTATAAGCAGCTTTTTTATCAAATGTATTTAAAGATTGAAGAATTCGAATGTTATTTCTATTGTTTTTTCGATTTGGTTGCCTTTATCATCGGTAGCTTTATAAGTAAAACATTCCATTTCCTTATTTCGAACTTTTTCGATGTAATCTACTATATCTTTTACCTCGGAAGCAGGAATTTCTTCTAATAATCTTATTTGTTGATCTACTGATAATTTATTCCAATTTGTTTGAATTTCTTCTTCTTTTTCAAGTAATCGAACATCAGTGATAAATTTACAAATTTCAGATGTAATCATATTATTATATGTTTTACTTGCTGAAATTTGTAATTCATTTTCATCTTGAACTGAAACACTTTGACTATCGAAATTTTTTAGAATATATTTGTTAATTTCGTTGTCTCTTTTTAATGTTGGGGTATTTATTTCAAAAATAAAATTAGTTGTTTTTGATGTAAAAGGAGCTATATCGTATTTAACTTTTAATGCGTTATCAATTAAATCAGATACTTTTATACCATCATATGTTTCCGATATTTGTGATTTTAAAACAAATAACAATAATGGACGATCAAGAATACTAATTCTATCTAAAGGTAAATTTCCATTAGTTCTTATGATTTCGTTTATTACTTTATTTAAATTAACTAATGTTAATGTGATATTTTTAGGTAAATCCTTAATATCTTTTTGTTGTTTGATAGTAATTTGCTTTAAAGAAATTTTTTCTCCTGATGAAGGAAGTATGATTTCTTTTGAATTGTTTATTTTTTGGATTTTATTTAAAATGTTGCTTATGTCTGACATATTATTATATATTACAGTGAGTTGAATTGTTTTGCAACTAAATATTTACAAATGTTTTACGATTTTAATAATCCTTTAAGAGAATCCCTATCATTTTATGGCTTGTTATCCAAAGGACATCAACATAGAAATGAGAAAGGTTATACAGATACAGATCCGAATTATAATCGCAAACACTTAAATATGGTACCCAAGTATGTTCAAAAGTCACAATTTACCGCGGTTGAAAAAATTCGTAGTATGAATTACGGTGATAATACATATAATATGTTGGATATTAACGAGGTACCTCAAATTCTTAAAAAATATAATATTAATTTAGAAAAATTAAAACAAATAGGACAAGCAAGATTAGGTAGATCTAAAACTATAATTGTATATAATCCTGCATATGGTAATTTTTATCTTAAAAAAGAAGTTCAATTAAATGAAAAATAAAAAATTTTTAAAAGTTATTAACAAATATATGTTGTCAGAAGGTATTTTGCCTACCGCACAAAATATTAAAGCAGCGCAGCAAGGCGATTCTTTTCTTGGCCGTGCGTATAATAAATTAAATTATATCTCAAATTCAATGACAGATATTGCAAATGCATTTTCTCGTGGTCATTTGGATGAAATTGTAGGTGCTGTTAATAGTGCTATTACAGGGTATTCAGATGCTAAAGCAAAATGGTTAAATAGACAATATATAATGTCTTTAAATTATGTAAAAGATATTGTAAACGGATCAATTATTAATATAAATGTAAAAGATGATATGATAATGGAATTATTAGAATATTATCCCGCATTAAAAGATATTATAGGTGATGATGAAGAGTTAAAAATGGTAGTAACTTATGTTAACCAACTTCATTATAATGAATATCAAACTCTTAATCCTAGTTTTGATCAATTATGGGGAAAATTATATACAACTCCTGAGAAGGAAGAAATACGTCTGGCATTTAATGAATTAAATATAGATGGATTATATATATCATTTTGTGCGGAAGATACTACAAATAGTTGTTATTGTGTATGGATAGACAATAATTTAAATCCAATTAATACCTTTAGACAATATCAAAAAAACGTAAGAAAATTATCAAATGGAGAATATTCATTGTCAGCACCTAAAGGTAACGATGTTCATACCCTTATTAGTGATTTTTTAAAAGCTACATCTAATTGGATACGTAGTATTAAAGATAATAAAATAAAAGAAAATTTTAATATTATACTCAATGGTTTTGCCAATAATTTGGCATCTAGACGAACAGTTTTTAAAGAAAATGCTGTTCTTACGGAAATGTATAAATTATGGGCTGAATTTTTTAAAGCATCTATTGATGCTATTGGTTATAAACGTATTGATGTTAGCCCTAAAGATGTTCAAATATATTTTACTAATTTAACTGATGAATTAAATAAAGCTGTATCAGATACCGAAACTAAACCTTTTAGAATGGTTTTCGATAGAATAATTAAAAATTATACTCAATAAACGAAATATATACAGCTTTACTAATAAATAATTACATCAAATAAAAAATATGGCAGTTTACAAACTTATAGTTGATAGTGTAGATAATCATAAGGATTTTGATTACTTATTAGATGAATCTGCTGGTAAAGCGAATCCTTCGTTATATATAACTGGCCCATTCATGGCTGCTTCTGAAGTTAATCGTAATAAAAGAATATACGATCCAAGAGAAATGGAAGAAGAAGTCAATAGATACATTGTTGAAAAAGTTAATCAAAAATGTGCTTTGGGTGAATTGAATCACCCTCCCTCAGCTGATTTAAATTTGGAAAGAGCATGTCACCTTGTTACTGAATTAAAAAGGGAAGGTAATGTTTGGTTTGGTAAATCTAAAGTTTTAAACAATCCCTGTGGCAATATTGTTCGCTCATTAATTAATGATGGCGTCAAAATTGGCATGTCAACAAGGTCTTTAGGTCAATTAGAAGAAGCTGAAAATGGTATTAATAAAGTACACAACATGAGATTAATCGCAATTGACGCTGTTGCTGATCCTTCTTATTCTAAAGCATATGTTAATGGTATATTAGAAAGTAAGTCTTATAATTTAGATTTCACTGAAGCTGAGGAAGCTTACGATTATTTGGATAAATCATTTAGTAATTTACCTAAACATAATACAATGGAATATAAATTAGAAAAAATTTCCAAATTTTTTGAATTGTTAACCAAATAATACTAAATATTTACATATGTTAAACGGTGATAAACAAGATCAAGCCATATACAAAATGGTAAAATGCATAACAGAAAATAAAATGAGTTCTGCTATCAAAGAATTAAAAACTGTTGTCAACGAATCTCTCAAAAAACGCATCATAACCGCGATTAGAAAGAGTAAATAATTTATTATGGATCCTAAATTAAAAACTGAATTAAAAACTATATTTGAAGACCTCAAGTTAGATGATGCCTCTTTAGATAAAGTTGTTGCTTTATTCGAAAATGCAGTTGAATCTAAAGTCAAAATTGCTACAGAAGTCGCATTGAACGAACAAGACGCTGCATATGCGAAAGAATTGCAAAAATTGATGGTCAAATTAGACGAAAAACACGTATCACAATTAAATAAAGTTGTTGATGCAATTAACGAAAATCATACAGCTAAGCTGACTAATATACAGGCGTTGTATGAAAATCATTATGCTAAAGAATTTAATAAATTTAAGAATAATTTAGTTAAAACTAATAAAATATTCTTAGAAATGTATCTCAATAAAGCCGTTCCTAATGATGTTATTGCAGAAGCAGTGACTATTAAGAAACAAGGTGCTTTAATTAATGAAATGAAAAAACTTCTTGCTTTGGATAGTGCTTCCGAAAATGAAGTTATTAAAGAAGGCGTTTTAGAAGCAGGCAAAATTATAAAAGAATCTAAACAACAAATTGATCAATTGCTTTCTGAAAAACAAGAACTTGAAAATCAATTAAATATCAATAAAAGAGATGTTTTATTATCAGAAAAATTAAATTCTGTTGATCCATCTAAAAGAAGTGCATTAAAAAAGATTTTTAAAGATGCTGATATTGAAACAATCAATGAAAGTTTTGATTATTCATCGAAATTAATTGATAAACAGAGAAAAGAACTCAAAGAAGAATTAAAAAATAAAAATATTTCGAAAAAGAGTTTTATACCTTTCAATCACAAACCAAGTATAATCACTGAAAATGCTCAACCTACTAAACCTTCTAATGGTTCTTCAATTATGAGTGATTATATTGCGGAATTAACAAGTCACTAATTAAAATTTAATAAACAATATGAAACAAATACATAATCCTAGTTCATTAATAGATCCTTCACGTGCAAGGATGTTATTAGAAAAGTGGGGCGGAGTCTTAGATGCTGAGTCTAAGACATTAAAACCTATCACTGATAAGCATACACGTCAAGCAACTGCTATGCTGTTAGAAAACCAAGAACAATTCCTCATCGAAGCTAATACAGCTGGAAGCGGTGGGGTGTTTGGTTCAGCTTTCGGTACAAATAGCGGTTGGGGTCCTGCTGGTACTCCTGGTACTGACGCATACGCTACCGGTGATGCGCGTATTCCAAAGATTTTAATCCCAATGATCCGCCGTACATTCCCTGAATTAATCACTAACGAAATCGTTGGTGTTCAACCTATGAGCGGCCCAGTTGGTTTAGCTTTCGCTTTACGTTATAAGTATAATAGCGAATCACTCGGTACCGGCATCGATGGTAAAAACAGACCTATCGAAGCTTTGTCAGGCAACGCTGGTTCAACCTTATCAGGTATTAACCTTGGTTATGGTGCTGGTTCGTTAACTGGTAATAATAACGAAATGGGCTTCCAGTTATTAGATACCCGTTTCACTGGTACATCATCTGATTATTTAACTGGTGGTTTATCCGGCAACGAAAACTTAGGGCCGACATTAAGCGGAACTGGTATTAAATTTGCTGATCAGGATAATGGTGTTGCTGCTCTCTTACAAAATTATGAGATCACTGGCAACATCCCAACAGTTGATATCACATTCGAGAAAACATCAATCGAAGCTGGTACACGTAGGTTAGCTGCTCGTTATTCGTTAGAATTAGAGCAAGACCTTAAGAATATGAATGGTATTGAAGCCGATACAGAGTTCGTTAATGCAATGAGCTATGAGATCCAGGCTGAAATCGACCGTGAGGTTATCGTTCGTATGTTACAGGTTACCTTAAATGCTGGTAACGTTTCGTTCTGGTCTCCTGCTACTGCTGACGCTCGCTGGATCATGGAGCGCAATCGTGACTTCTATCAGAAATTAGTCATTGAAGCTAACAACATTGCTATCCGCAATCGTCGTGGCGCTGCTAACTTCGTTGTTGCTACACCAAGGGTTTGCGCAATCTTAGAAGCTCTTCCTGAGTTCCAATTTGCACCTATTCAGGGTTCAGTCAACACAAATTCAATTGGTGTTGCAAAAGTTGGTAATCTCGGTGGCCGTTTCAATGTTTACCGTGATACACGTTCTTGTGTACAAGGTGGTGGATTTGGTGGTCCTGCTTATGGCAGCGGTAACTTATCACAGATCGACTATGCATTGTTAGGTTTCAAAGGTTCAGAGTATTTTGATACCGGTATAATCTACTGCCCATACATCCCTGTGATGTTACAGCGTACAATTGGTCCTAATGACTTTGCTCCACGTATTGGTGTGATGACCCGTTATGGTATCGTTTCGAATATCTTCGGTTCAGATCTCTACTACAGCTTGGTCATTGTCACCGGTCTTGGTGAGGCTATTGTTTCCGCTTCTGGCAATAAGATTTACTTCTAATCTTAACCAAAACATTATAACAATTTTAAAGGCTTCCTTATTAGGAAGCCTTTTTTATTGCTTTTAAATATAATTTTGATTGTTAATTATGTTTTAAGAGAATAAATATTTGTATGTTAGAGAATATTATATTAACAGAAGAAGATAAAAAAAATATCAAACAAATTATCAATAAAAAGGTATTTTTCTTAAATCCCCGCAATATAAATCCACAGGATTTTAAAGAAGTTGAAATTGATGGCAATAAATTGCAAGTAATGAATCATTTAGAATTTAAGATATTTATAGGAGCTAAATGTAATTCTAATTGTCCATTTTGTATTAATAAAGCGTTATATACACATGAAAATACAAAAGACGCATTTTCCAAAAATAAACTTTCACCTGAAGAATTTATAAAACGTTTTGATTATATATATGCCCAATTAACTAAACAATTAGATTTTGTACCATTTGTTATGTTAACAGGAGGTGAGCCAACCATTAATACATTATTTGTTCCTTTTATTCAACACCTCGCAAGAAAAGGAATACGTTTTGATATGTTAACAAATGGTTCTGCATTAGATTCTGAATATGAAGGGAAACCAATAATAGAAATAATGGCACCTAATTGCGGTGGTATGCAAATTTCTAGAGCTCATTATGATGATGATATTAATCAAAAAATAATGAATTTAAGAACAAAACCCACAAATGATTCATTATTAAAATCTATAAAAAAGATGCGCGAATTATTTGATGAACCGTATTTTGGTATGAGTTGTATGTTAATGAAAAACGGTATTCATACAGTAAAAGATATCAAAACTTTTATTGAAACATATAGACCTTTTGAATTATCAGATATTGCGTTTAGACAAATGGAAAATATATTTGAATATACATCTGACGGCCAAAATAATGTTGGTGGGACATATGATGAAATAAAAGAAGAATTGGAAAAAGACCCGGATTTTCGTCTTGATCATGTAGAAAATGTAAATGATTATTATAATTATAATTATTGGTATAAAGAAGAATTTCGGATTTGTTTTAGTATTCCATCTTCTATGAAAGAACGATATTCGGATAATAAAATATGTGACCATATTGATTTATATCCTGACGGAAAAGTATATTACAATTGTTTTTATAGTTTACCAGTTAAATAAAAAATAAAAGGTTCCTGTTTAGGAACCTTTTATTTTAAATAATTGATTTTTGTGTTTTTTATTTTAAAATATACTTATGAATAAAATTTTAGTTTCACATGAAAGTCCTATCTCATTATTGGAAGATAGTCTGAAGTATAATGATTATCAATATTGTTTGTATCATCTTTATATTAAAAATGAAAAATATAAACAATTTTTTGACAAATGTAAAGCTAATAATATAGAAATAATTTTAGATAATTCTGCTTTTGAATTTGCTCATACTAACGAAAAATTTAATGAAGATGATTATGTTAATTGTATTAATCAATTAAATCCTACTACATTTATAGTTCCTGATATAATGGATGGCGGATTTAAAACATGTATGATGTTCAATGAATTTATAACTAAATACCCAAATTTAACACAAAATAAAATGGGTATTGTTCATGGGAAAAATTATAACGAATTTGTAGAATCTTACAAATACATGAGTGATGTTGCTGATTATATAGGACTAAATCATAGTAGTATATTTTATAATGCAGTTGGTAGAGGATTAAATATTGATCAAATTAAATCTAATGGGCGCACAAGGGTAATACAAATGTTAATAGATGATGGTATATGGAATTGGAATAAACCACATCATTTATTAGGTGTTCAATTACCTTCTGAATTTTCTTTTTATAAAAATAATAACATATATAACATAAGAAGTATAGATACAAGCAATCCAGTAATGGCCGGTATTAATAATATACATTATAATTCTTCGTTGGGATTAAAAGAAAAGCCAAAAGGTTTAATGGCCGATAATATGGAAATTGAATTAAATCAAGACCAAATCGATACTATCATGTATAATATAAAACAATTTAGACAAATAGTTAGCTAGTTTATCCTTAAACAATGAGGATAAATAATTATACATGTTTAATTTTACTTCTAAATATCCAGCAGCAAAAAATGTAGGTAACTCTACTAAAGGGTTAACGAAGTCAAAAATATCCGAAAATGTAAACCAAGCTAAACAAAGTGCATTGGATATAATGGAGGATATAGGGGATGCCATATTAGATAAAATCACTTCTGCTATAGACGGAGTAATTGATAGTATAACATCTGTTGTTGAATCGGTAGTAGAATCCGCTATTAATACAGTAAAATCTGTCATTAATACAGTTGAATCAATAGTTGATGCTGTTTCCAATGCATATGATAGTGTTAAAGAATATTTAACTTCTGATAGCGATGATAACGCAGTTTATATAAAAAAATTATCAACCGATAGCGAAATAGATGAATTATTAGGCATAAATGATTATATAGATAATACGTTAGTTGAAGATGAAGTTACAGCTGAAAACGGGACAGTACAAAAAAGTTTATTAGGTAGTATTAATAATTTAACAAAAACTTTAACTAATAGAGATAAACGAGATATTTCACAATATACTGATAAAAAATTAGAAAAAATACAAGAAATAAAGAAACAATGCACTGAAGATTTAGTTAAATATGCAGTTGAAATGAGTGATCAAAAATTTATGGAAAATAGTGATACATATGATAATGTTGGGATTGATATGAGTAATCTTGGCTATAGTTGTATTAATATTAAAACAATAAAAGTGGTGATAACAAGTGACGAACAATAAAAAATATGGTGTTTATAATGGTATTGTTATACAAAATAACGATCCAAATAGAGCAGGACAAGTAAAAGTATGGGTGCCCAGTATATCCCCTACTGTATATGATAATTTTAATAGTTTAAATAAAAATAAAAAGATAAAATTATTAGGATTTAATAAAAAATCTGGGCTAACTGCAGATATTATTGCAGAATTACGGCTAATTTTGCCTTGGGCTCCCTTAGCAATGTCAGTATCTAATGAAGGTTCTACAGGTAGGTATAACTTTTTTGCTGATGTTACCAAAACTTCTAATGATTCAAATCTTTTAAATACTGATAGAAACGATATTGTATTTTCTGAATTTGATAAAAATGATAAAAAAACAAGAAATACTATCATAAATGGGGATAAACCAGGAGCAATTTATGAAGAAAACGATTATAGATTATCAGATGCATTTGATGGCAGTAATAAAAATGTAAATAATATTAATGCGTCTGCTAAAAATTACAAACCAAATACATATTCACGATCTTCTCGTGGAGAATTTGGTGTGCCGAATGTAGGGGCACATGTTTTAGTGCAATTTTTAGAAGGTGATCCACATTTTCCAGTTGTTACTCATGTGTTATATGGTCAAGTAGATTGGAATAGTTTATATAATGAATCAGAATATCCTGGAACATATGAAAATAAAAAAATTGTCAAAGGAGAATATAATCATAATGTAGATAAATATCGTAGTAAGTATATTTTAAATCAAAAAGGCGGAACTTTAGAAATTAATAATACTGATAATAATGAAAAAATTAAATTAACTCATTATTCTGGTTCTTTTAAAGAATACAACAACAACACAACTATAGAATTAGCTGTTAATGATGATCAAAAATTAGTACAAGGTAATAGATTTGCAACAGTAAGGGGTTCTGATAATGTATTTGTATATGGTGATCAAGATATTAATGTAAACGGTGATCATTATAGAAAAGTTGGAAATTTAAATTATAATGCAATGGTTGCATGGAAAGCAGAAATAGCTCAAATTGCTAATCTTAAACAATTATTTTATATAAAAAGATGTAATGCTGATAATATTTTATTAAATGCTTCTGGTGATGTAATTGCAAAATTCAATTCGACATTACAAAAAAAAGATGGAAAACATTGTAAAAATCCAAATATTAAAAATATAAAAACTGTTACTTCAGTAGAAGATGATGAAAATTATTTTAATGCAGCTACGGAGGCAGTTAATACGTTAAAAAATGAAGATTATAAGAATGATGGTGTTAATCCAAATCCACCAACAACTTTAAATAAAGTCGGATCAGTTATAAAAGAATATCAAACTATAAATTCCCCTGAATTATCTGAATCTTCAATGGGTGGTGATTTTAAATCCGAAGAATTAAAAGAAAATATTGCTGATTTATATAATAAAAAATTAGTTAAATTAATTGATGTTGAAAAAAACATGGGTCTTGGTGGATCTGATATTATCCATATTACAAAAGATAAATCAGAAACTATTGGTATGGTAATGAATGATTATGGATCTATTCGTATCGATAGTATTGGAAAAATGTATAATGCTGAAATGCAAATCGGGGATACTACTACATATACAAAAGCCATTCCAAGCCCATTAGTTGAATATGTAAATGTTCCTCCTTTACCTGGTGGGACTTATACATTAACAGTATGTAATGCATTTAATGTAATGGTTGGTGCTGGAGGGGTTAATATTAAATCCTATGGATCTGCGAACCTTGCGGGTACTGTTGTTAATGTTTCTGGTGAACAAGTAAATATTGGTTCTAATAATGATATTAATATAGAATCTGGTGGTAGATTAAGTATTGCTGCTGAAATACTTACATTGCGTCAAAAAAATCATAAACAGGTATTGGTGGAAAGTACATTAGGTGTTTCTAATAATATTATTATTGGTGGTAGTGCATATATCGAAGGTGAGACGTTCTTACAACATGTTACCGCGCCTTGTGAATACCAAGTAACTGAATCACAAAAAGGTTTAGCCGGTACCCTGGGTAACGATATATTAGTTGGGGAAGCTCGAGAGCTTTCATTAGGCAGCTGGGGAACATTTCCTCCTATAGAACATTGGCATAAAATTTATATTACTGAGCCAAATTGTATACGAGTATATCCACATAGTCATGTGTTCAAAAATCTTCCTTTAACATTAACTACTGGCCCTGCTATTGTTCGTGAACATGCTAAAAAATTAGCTGAAAATGTTTCTAATGAAACATTAGAAAAAGCATCAGAACAAGATCGATTATTAAATCCTGGTGATTATGGTTCAGCTGCACCGCAACAAGCAAAGGAAATACAACATAAATATCATGAGGCTATTAATCAATAAATCCTCAAAATAAATAATTATATTATGGGTGTCTCAAGTCTTATAAACAGTTCGAACACACTAGGAAATGCGGGAAATTTATCCAATTTAGGACAGGGTAATCTCAATTTGTTAGGTGGTAATATTCCCGCTATTCCTATTATTTCGTATCGTGATTATTTCCTCACAATGATGGAAACATGGATCGCGAGTATACCTACTAATAATCAATTTGTTATCCTTATAGAAACTTTTCCAAATGCAATCGTTAAAGATTGGATGGCTGGTTTATTAGATGCCGCAGGAAATGCAATTGCACAAGCAGGTAATATATTTGGTGTTGATACTGGTACATACAATCTTTCACCTATACAAAAAATGGAACCAATTCAAGGGGATACTGATGCATGGGCGAATAACACCACTGGCACTTTATTAACATCATATCCGTTTCAACGAATAATTGGATGTATTTTTGCACAGGAATTTAATATCGCTGCATTGGATCGTGTAGGCACAGAAGATGTTATAATTGAAAATCATGGTGGTTTGATTCCTGGTGTTGCTATATCTAATCGTGATGGTTATGCAAATAACCGATTAACTTTAAGTTTTTTAGAAACTAATACATCTTTTGCTGATTTAGTTATAAGACCATGGTCCATTTTAACTTCACATTATGGGTTAACAGCGAGAAATCCTGATGATGATAATGAACAATTAAAAAATATAAAGACTAATATATTGGTAATGGAATATACACGATCTTATCAAAAATTATCTCAAATTCCAAGAAAAGTTTGGTCTTTTTATGGTTGTGCGCCTGTAAATGTTGATTCCCGACAGAACGTTATGAGACATAGTGACGATGTTAAGACTTATAAAACTGAATGGGTATTTCAACGTTATAATTTAAAAAATAATTTATATTTACCAATACCTGATTTAATAGCAAAAATTAGTAGTGGTAATTGGAATAATATATTAGCAATTTAAAATGGTTTTTAGTTATAAAATAAATGATAAAAATTATTTTATAAATGGAATAAAACTGAAAGATTTTAAAAATCTACAGCTTTTATTGCAATTAAATGATAATACTCAGATAATAAATTATTTTAATTCATTATATAATTTTGATGAATCTTTAGATGTATTCAAACAACTTGAATTGTTATTGTATAATTTAATAATAACAACTCGAAGTGTTTATGAATTTACATTAAAAAATGAAGATGATAAATTTAAATATTCAATAAAAATTGAAAATATATTAAATACTATTAAAAATATTAATATTAAAGATTATACTATTAAAATAAATGAAGATTCTTATGTTATTATAGGAATACCTAATACGTTTTTTATTTATAATGAAGAAACATTACAAAAAGATATATTAAATTATAATACATATAATTATTTTAAGAAAATAGTAATAGAAAATGAAGAAGTTCCATTAGAACATATAATAATTGATAATTTACCAAGTAACATTTTGAGTGCAGTATCAATTAAAATAAGCGAATGGGATAATATTTTAAAAAATACACCATTTTTTAATGATCAATTGAAGGCAAATTGTCAATTAATAACGCTTTTTGAATTTGTAAAAAAACTTTTTATATATGATCAACGAGATTTGATAAAAAAAGAGTATACTTTATTTAAATATATAAGAATATGTAATTATGATACTATTAATTTAAATGAAGCTAATACAATTATTGATATTTTTAATGAAGATTTAGCTGAACAACAGGAAGAAATCGAAAAAAGTACAAATAATAATGGTATTGATTTACCTAATAGATATTCCCAGGAAACATAATTAAAATGCCAATCAATTTAATATTCAGTATATTATATAAATTAAAATTCGGCAAAAAAGATGTTCCACGTGTCGAAGTAGATAAACCTGAGCATTTAATATTACAATCTAAAAAACAAACATTAAGTAATGTTAAAAAAGCTAATGATAAATTAAAAAAATCTAAAAAAATATATACAGTATATATTGAAGATAGTAATTTTTTATCTAAAAAACAAGTATATAAATTAATATACGATATTGCTTCACAACATATTAATAAATTTAATGGAGAAGCATCAAAAATACAAAAAGCAAAGAAAAATAATAAATTGCTTGTGTATATTATGTTAATAGCTATTGTTGGTGTTGGATTATATTTTATATATAAATATTGGACAGATGTTAAAAAGAAATTTTCTAAAATATATGGATATATTTCATCATTTGTAAGTAAACTTAAAGATTATGCTATATGGGCTATTAAATATTTGTTTAAACATATAAAAATATTTTTTGGAAAAGTATTTGATAATATTAAAGATTTTACAATTAAAGTTTATAATGAAACAGTTGCTATTATTAAACTTATTATTGTTTTTATAGGTGAAGCGTTAACATTAGCTTTTAACACCTTAGTTGTTAAACCAATGAAAAATTTAATAACAACAATTGAAGGATATGTTAAATCTATATTATCATGGGATATTGTAACTATTCTAAGTGGTATATGGCCTTTAAAATGGTTTACTAGTAGTTTTAAACAAAAAGATGAAAAAGATGATAAAAATTACGCATCGGAAGGTTTAGAAGATGTTGAAAAAGATAACTCTCCTGCATATTTTGACTCTTTTGACAAAGAAGAAAACAAAATAACTAATGATAAAAATACCAAAGAAGCGACGAGCGCTTTAAATGGTATTGATAGCCAGCAAATTGTTACAAATGAAATTTTACAAAGTATAGATTTATCTAAGAAAATTGTTAAAACACAAAAAGCATCCGACGCTTTATATATTTCACCAAATACAAAATTAATAGTTAATAAATATACAAAATTTAAGGCTGCTATAACATCTGTTAATGACAGCCTTAATTCAAAAATTAATGATTTCCAATCAACTGTTGATGAAAATATAAAAAATTGGAAAGAATTTTTACTCGCTTAATAATTTAACATATTCATCCATTAAGGTATCTTTACTTTCTTTAATTTTTATATTTTTCGATACTATATTTGATGGAATTTTATTTTTAACAGTTGGTATTTTTATATTTTTATTCTGTAAAAATGCTTCTGTATTTTTTAATTTACCTTCTTGCATTGACTTTCTAGTATTATCGAATGTTATAGGAGTAACTGCACCTTCTTCATCTTCTAATTCTTCAATATATTCTTTGGATTTTCTATAATAAGAATCAGGAATTTTTGGTAAATTTGGATAGCCTTCTTCAACGATTTCTAATAAGCAAGGGCACACTAAAATAGATAGAGAATTATCAGTTCTATGTGGTGCATATTCTTGGACAATTTCAATACTTACTTCATCACCCCGTGCTTCAGCATTATTAATACTATTACCTGGAATAGGTTTTGATGTTTTAATATCAAGAACTCTTAACGGTTTATCTTCAGAAGCAAATTTTTCTATAAGTTTTTGAATATTTTTATGTGCTTTTTTGAAAAAATCGGTTGATTTGTAATTATCAACTATTTTAACGATATCACGAATAGCAAAACCTGCGTTATTACCACGGTTTAAAAAATTTTCAATTAACAATTTATATTGTTTGGCCATATAAAGTATTTATTAAAAAACCGCAAGAAATAAATATTTTTATGATTAGATTAAATAATATCAAAAAATTAGATGAACAACTTAATGTTACATCTAAAACAGATATTGATATCATATATAGTGATTTAAATATTGATTTAAAGACACAATTTACATTTCAGAATCAATTATATCATTCATTAAATCGTAAGGATTTGGTATTAAGTTATAATGAAGAAGCAATTAAAAATTCATTAAAAACATTGTTCACTACTACACAGGGTCAAAAAATATTAAATCCTGAATATGGTATGAATTTAATGCAATTTTTATTTTACCCTGTTGATTATTATTATGCTCAAAGTATCGGTGAAACAATTTTAGCATCAATACAATTATATGAACCTAGAATTACTGTAACTAATATTAATGTTTATCCGAATGAAGAGAAGTCAGAATATGAAATTAATATATATTATACTTTACCTGCATTTAGTGATACAGTAGTTAATAAACCATTTAGTTTTTTAGGCAAACTAACACAAACAGGGTTCGTTTATAGTGAATAACGCAGGATAAATAATTAATATATCATGGCACAAGATACTGCTTATACTTCTTTTTATTTAAATCAAAATGGTTATGCTGCATTCGATGCATTATCAATGAAGCAAATCATTAATGATAGATTAAGCCAGACAAAAATATTTACTGATGGTGTATATGAAGGTAGTAATATATCAGGATTTACTGATATATTTGCTTATTTAGGCCATGTGTTAATGTTTTATTTGAATCAAACTAGTTCGGAAGGTTTGATAACACAAGCGTCTTTATATGAAAATATCAATAGAATTGTTAAATTAATTAATTATAAACCTATTGGATATTCCACCTGTACATTAACGTTTGAAGCAACTGCTGATGCATCATTATCCCCTAATATATATAATATACCTAGGTATACTTTTTTAGATGTTTTAGGAACAAAATATTATTTTACACAAGATGTTTCATTTACTAAAACGGGGGATGAAAATGAAACATTAACTACTTTTAGTAAAAATAATATTTTATATCAAGGTAATATTATTGAACATCCTTTACAAACTGCATTAGGTGAACCGTTTGAAGTAATTACACTCATACCTAATAATAATAAAAGTTTAGAGCAATCAGCAGTTTATGTGGATCATTTTAATTTTTCTGTATTTGTTAAAGATTCTATTACAAAATTGTGGCAAGAATATACCGAAGCTGAAAATTTATTTTTAGAAAATAATACAGCATTAAAATATACCAAACGTTTAAATGAAAATGGATATTACGAATTTACATTTGGTAATAATATAAATGGTAAACAATTAAATGCTGGTGACGAAGTTGCAATTTATTATTTAAAATCAGATGGATCAAATGGTGAAATTGATGCGAACGATGTTAATAATGATGCTATTTTAAAATTTTATAATACTACACAGTTTAATGAAATAATGAATGATGTAGCGGTTGTTCCTTATATATCCACTACCGATATAATTAAAATTCATTTTTCAAATAAAAATAAATCAACACCATTTGTTTTACCCGAAACCGTTGATGAAATAAGAAATAATGCACCAAAAGTATTTACACATACAAATTTATTAAAAGCGGAAAGTATTAAGTCTTTTATACAACAAAATTTTAGAAATGTTTTAGCTGATGTTGCTGTTGTTAATAATACATCCTTTTTAAATGGCCATATGAATTATTTTCAAAATTCATTGGGGTTGACTAATGCAAATAAAGATGCTCGTATATTATTTAATCAGGTTAATTTTTCTACATCTTGTAATTTTGGAAATATATATGTATATATGGTGCCTTCTATAGGGGCATTAAATGGTGATGGAACATTCGCATTTGTTTCACCAGCACAAAAACAAAATATTGTTAATAAAATATCTGATAATACAATGGTTACTTCAAATATAGTAGCCATGGACCCTGTATATATGGCTTTTGCAGTCGGTGCTGGGTTTATTTCTGATGATTTGATAAACAAGGAAAATGAATTTACATCTCAAACAATTGACGATATAATAGATGAAACACAAATAGTTATAACTAAATATAAATCATCTAGAAGAAATAATGAATTAATAAAATCAGAGATAAACGAGGCCATAAATGCATTATTTACTAATAATACGTTGGGTCAAACAATTAGTATAACAAATATCGTTAACTATATATTAGGGTTAAGTGGTGTAAAAAGTATTCATACAAGGCGTAATGGAGTAAATATAAACGGGTTAAATTTCTTATATTGGAATCCTGTATATAATGGAATTGATCTGATATCAACTTCTAATGATATTTCATTGGATTTCTTTCAATACCCATATTTATATAATAAAGATTCTCTTTATAATAATATTATTATTGAAATAGAAAGTTAAATAAATGGCTTTAAATCCAATCGTTCAATTCAAAATATTAGATGATCTAACTAATACCCCTACTGATAAAGGATATACATTAGATATCTATAAATTTCGATTTGAAGTTGATAAAGATTCCATTCCGGATTATATTGCTGACCATGATTTTATATGGCAATTTGGCGATGGAACATTTTCTAGTGAAACATCCCCCACCCACTGGTATAAAGCTCCTGGTATATATGAAATTTCATTACAATTAGTTGGTGTTGATGAAAATAAAAAATATACAATTTATAAAAATGGTATAACGAAAACTGTTCATATATATAATTTTACCCCTGATTATGAATATAATGTTTATAGTGATTTTATTTCATATATTGATACTGATGGATTATCTCCAATATCAGGATCTTCTTTATTATCTGGTTTATCAGGATTAGATACTAATTGGGTTTGTTTATGGGATAGATCGCCTGTAATCACATTTGGTGTAAATGTTTTTACATCTTGGCAAACATATGAAATTAATAAAGGTATAAATAAAGTTAATTTAAATGTTGATAAATCGTTATATCCTTTATTAAATTCAGATGTATATAATTCACATGCTTATTCCCATTTGGCGGCTACAGATAAATTTATTGATGATGAAGATCAACCAATTAATAGTGTAACTATAAAAGGGACACCAATTTATATTACAAGAAATAAGACTGATGGGCTACCGGAATATATTGATTATGCTCCTGGTGCTACCTTTATAGGAACTTCTGCAACATGTAGTTTTCGATACAGTGGTAATCCTTCTTTATCTTCTGATGATATAACCGCATTTCCAACTATTATTGAAGTTTCATTGGATGAAGCTCCATTTAGAGTTAATTATGATGTTGAAAATAATATCAATAATGCAATAAATTATCCTATTATGCTATCTAAACCATATGGGTTTAAATTTTATAATATATTGAGTTATGAAGATCTCAATAATAAAGTAAGTGGATATATAACTTCATCTGGTATTGATAGTGAATTATTTGATATTTTTACTTATAAATATAAAGGATTACCAATAAATTTTATATTTAGAAATACAATTCCTATTGATACTGGGGAACATTCATATAATTATCCTATTTCTTTCATAAGGAATCTCAAAGTTCAAGATAAGGATGATGAAAAATATTATATTTCATTTAATGATAGTGATACACCGATTGGGGATATTCAAATAAATTATTTGGATAGTGATTTTAATGAACGAAAAGTTCCAACTTCTTCATACAATTTAATATCCGAAGAAATACAACAACCGTCGCCATATAATTCAGAAAAAGGAGGATATTTAAAAGGTATTATAACTTATAATACAGAAAATTCTGATGTGTATAATTGTTTTATAACAATATCTTTATCGTGTAATGTAATTACGAAAGAAATTGTAAATCCTCCATTTATAACACAATCAAATTCATTTAATATAATTGATCAAACTAATACAGATATACGTAAAATAAATGAAGATTTTTCACTTGCAGAACAATACCATAAAAATAATTTATTACCAACTTTAAATTCACATGAAAATTTAGATAATTTTGTAGATACTTTATATGGAAATGTTAATGACCCTAATTCTTTTACGGTTAAAACATTTGAAAGAATATCAAATTATATTAGTAATTTAGTTGATATAGATACATGTACAATTGATACATTATATGACCGTTATTATATGATGAATTTATATATTGCTGATGTAAATTACATATACCCACCTAATTTCCGTAGAGTTATTGATTTATTTTCTATTAATTTAAGTAGATTAAAAGGTTTTTATAATTATTATAATATAGATTTTGATAAAAAAGGTTATATTGGCAATGTTTATGGAAAAAATAAAGGAAATCTTTTAGATATTAATACTTATAATATAACAGCAGGTGTTAATATACTTGCTAAAGAAAAATTTTCAGAACATTATTCGATAATAAATACTAATTTAATAGTAAATCACACAGATAATTTACCCTTATCAGATTTAAATCAAATATATCAAGGTATTTCTTCTATTGATGGTAAATATGTATACCCATTAAAAAATTATAAATTAAATATAAATACCGAAACAAAAGAATTATCTGATATAGGATGGGGATGGAATTTAATATTACCACCATCATTTAAATTAAGTGATTATTATGAATTTTATGAATATATTCCGTCTATTAGTTCAAATATGGAAATATTGGGTAATTTATTAGATTTAGATAATAAATATAGTACCATTCAATTATCAGATATTGATAATTTAGATAATTGGTCAGAAACAAAAACCAAATATATTTCACAGACATTATATAGTAATTTGATTATTTCTTAATTTGTTGTACATATAAAATTTAGTCACTAAATATTTACATATTTTGAAAAATGCTGGCTGATATTCTCAATTCTATTGTTAATAATTCTAATGAGGTTTATGATGATGATAAGCCATACTCGTTTATAAGATTTTTAAAATTTTACGATCAATCTATTAATGTAAAATATATTATTAATGAGTATAATGAATATATACAACAATGGTGTGTTGCTAAAAACAATCAAGTTGATGTTAATTTGTATAAACAAATTATTCAACAACAATATTATGCATTATTAAAAGAAATTTCAATAGATTATTCAACAGCAGAAGAAAAAAGATTTTTATCAAATCTAATAATTACTGAAGATATTTTAAATAACCCAACTGAATTAAATAATTTATTAGATATAATTTTACCTTTCTACATACGCAAAATTAATACAATTTGTGAATATTATCTAAATAAAAGAAATGATTTTAAATTAAGAACAACTCAATTATTAGATATTAATACATCAAAAGATGCAGCAACGACAATTAAAGATTTAATAATTGATGAATTAATATCAAATAATGCTAATTATAGTATTGGTATTGATGAAATTGATAATATAAAAGAAGTATTAGCAGTTGATATAGAAGAATTATATGATAATAATGATTATTTTGAAAAAAATTCTTTAAGTGCATATCAAACTAATGATATTAATTACAAATCGTTTTATGATTATGATAATGCAATAATTGATGCAATAAGACAATATCCTTTTTATTTATATGAAAATAAAATATTTGCGTTTAGTGTTAACCCTTCGTTAACGACTGAAGATATTGATTATTTACCTATAAAAGATTTTATCGAAAATGCAAAAACAAATAATACTAATGATGTTATTTTATCATTGCAAAAATCGATGGTTGAAAGATATACCGGCACTGATTATTATTATCTTTCAACAAATTCAAATAGTGAAGTTGTTTCTGGATTATTAGTAAAAGCGGATAATGCCATTTTTAATATTTTAAATAATGATATTTTAAATACTCCTACAGTTGAATATAATACTTTTGATGATATTCGTAATATAGGTGTTAATTTTAAACCTGATAAATTTGGTTTATTATTTTATAACACAAATAATTTGAAATATGAAGTCAACACATCGAAATTATCTCCAAATTCGATATATGTTTATCCAGATCCTAATAAATATTCAAAATATAGTATTCCACAATTAATATGGGTGGTTGACAATGATCAAAATAAATTAAATTATACTTCACAGTATGCTTATGGTACCCCTAAAACAGACCCATTATTGCAATATTTTTATGGTTATTCATCAGCTGAACAACAACAAGATGCTTTAGATAAAGATAAAATAGTTTTTCATGGATTTGAAAATTTTATAAATAACGGAGTTATCACAAGGAATAAGATAGATCAATTTGGTAATGAATATGTATTATTTAAAGATATTAATTATAACAAATCAAATACATACGATATTAATAAAAATATTAATAAAATTTTAAATAGCAATTTAGATAATTTTTCATATTATACTCCGTTAACAATTGATAATGATGTTTCATCTTTATTTTATTATACATTACCGATGGGTAATTTTAGTAATAATAATTTTGATTATAATACAAATAAATATCGTAAATTTAATATTTGTGTTGATGGCTATGTAATTGATACCAGCCCATTAGGATTAAGTTCATATTCAACAGCTGAGAGTGATTGGCCTAATGAAAAAAATATAAGTTATGATATTTTGGTTGAATGTGGTGCGATTTCTATAGTTAATAATAATAGTGAAGGTAAATATACAATATCAATTCCTGAATTTACAAATGAATTATATTCCCATGCATTAACAACTATAGATTTCTCGTCTACTAATACATTTATAGCATCTGAACAAATGCCTGTATTATATGATGGTGGCAGATTTTACACCCAAGATGAATATAAAGATGAAAATATTGAAACAATTAATATAATAAATATTGACCCGTCAATAAACAAAAAAGACGATTCTTATTCTAATAATAATGTAACAACTTTAACTGAACGCGCTGAAAAAGTAGGCGAATTTTACGTTAAAAACGTAACAGATGGTAAAATAGAACGATATGATAGTGCTTTAAAAACTATTTTTGACAAATATTACCAACCTAGCATACCTTCGTTATTATATCAAGAATTATTAGAAGATAAAGCTATTATTGATATTGACGTTATTGATGATGTTTTATTAGTTACAACACCAAATTATATTGTATATGACAAAATAATATATGAAAATGGTAAATTTATTAAATCACCATATTCCCCAATGTATATAGATAAACGTAATGGTTATATTGATAAACCATCTACGTATTTTTATATAGAATCAATAGGTAAAATTGCGTATGTTCAGATGATAAATTATTCAACCGAGTTTAGTTCATTGACTGGTGATTTTTATGCCCCATCCTTAAAATTAATAGATAAAAATAATTTATCAATAGAAACTATTAAAATAACAAATGAATCGTTTATAAATGAAAATTTCGATTGGAGTTCTATTAATTTCATAAGACGAATAACAATTCCAAAATTAATATATAATACAATGAATAATTTATATAATTTGGGTATTATATGTTATAATTATAATGATATTCCTTATTTATATAATATGTCATTTATAAATAATATTGATTATATTTTATTATATAGTAATACATTTTATAATGTTAATATGTTAACAAATAAAACATATAACATTAATATAGTTGACGTATTATATGGTAACACATTTGATATATTGTCAAGTTCAACCGGTAATTATATAGAAATAAGATAATGAAAAAAACATATGTAGCCATTACAGGATTTAATAATACCAGTGATCCAACAAATATATATTTGTTTAATAATAATATTGTAGTTTTCAATATTAAAGAATTGTTAAAAAATGAACAAAATAAAAAAATAATTAAAATAGATATTGATTGGAATGTAACTACTGATCCTAATGATTCAACAAAAATAATATTTAATACTGATTACAGTATAGATTATCGTGATACTAAAAATTATAGAGGGAATATGTTGAATGTTATTAAATCTGACGATGATTCTCCTATATTGTCATTATTTGAACATGAATATAAATTAGAATATGGGGAGTCGTTATCAAGCGGGACATATTTAACATATATGAAATGTTATACAATGGATGGAGAAGTTAATTATATAAAAATTAAATTTTTATTTACAGGTTTTGATTTTTTTGATATTTTAGGGGATTTAACCATTTTAAATTCACAATATATACTTAATGATTATAATTACGTATTCTTGACACTTGAGTCAAAAACAAATTATATTATTAATTATTGTTTAAAACAACAAGCTAATCGTTCTAATGCAATAACATCTAAAAAAATCGTTAGCAAAGATGATGTTGATTATGAGCAAATTACATTAATAAAAAAACCATCTACATATTTAACTACTATAAATGGTTATCCAATATATATAATAACTCCTGAGGACTTAAATACAAACGAAGATGAAACAATATAATTACCATTTTGAGATACGAGATATTATAAAACAATTTGAAAACGCTTTTAACGATGTTGTTGTAAAACGTTACAATAAAAATAGGCAAGAAAAAGATAGAATAAAGGTTCGTTTTGTATATGCACCCAAACAGCGTGTGTTGATGGATATTGTTGATCCTCAAAAAAATTACCAACAAACAGTCATTGCTATTGAAATTAAAAGTATCAATAGAGATAATTCTCGTTTATTTAATCAAATACTTCCAAATACATATATAAATTTATCGGAAAAACAAATAGGGGAATACAATACTCCTATGCCTATAGATATCGGAATAACCATGTCTATGATTAGTCGTAACGAGGACGATTTATGGCAAATGATATCAAATATTGCGCCATATCCCAATCCATATATTGTTATTTCTTGGGCTGTTCCATTAGAATTTCAGTTGCCTAATTTTCATGAAATTCGTTCGCCGGTTGAATGGGATGGAAATATAAGTTTATCAATGCCGACAAATAGTATAGACGCCAAATCAGATATGTTATATGAGGCAACATTGGGATTTACCATTAAAACATGGTTATTTAAACCAGAACATACAGCAGGTGGTCTTATTTATCAAGTTAATACTAATTATTTTGCTGGGTTAAATGAACGAGATTATAGTGATAATTCATTAAGTGCTATAAGATCACACAAACAATACGATGCAACCACTGTTACAACATCATCCTGGTCTAAAATAATGTATAATAATTTTGACCCTGATAACTAAATATTTACATGGCTAATAAAGTAAACTTCAGTTCGTTTTCTACTCCGTCTGCTGCAGATGAAGATTTGTATATAGTTGGGTATGATGGCCATCAAAGAGATAGCGCAGGAAGATATGAGCGCCGTATTCCTATTAGAGGTCTTAAATTTGTAGACGGTGGAATTTTATTCAAAGCTGATGGTGGAATATCCAATACTTGGTATAAATTAACAATAAACGAAATAAGAGATGAAGAAAATAATATACAATATTTTCTTGATGTAACGAAATCAGATTCGGATAATTCTTAATGGATATTAAAAATGTAAATAAGTATTTAAGTCCGTTAAAATTGCACTATAAAAATGATGATATATTGCAATTTAATAATTCTTACTCAACTACTAATTTAGGATATAACGTATTTTTTAACGAAATATTACATAATTCTCGAGATCATTCTATTAATAATTATAGTATATATTATTTAACTGATAATAAAAAGTTAAGTGATTATGTTGATATAACTAAAGTAGATAATAATAATTATCATTTGGTTACATATATTAAAAATAGTGGATATTATTTATCGGTTAGTGATATAACACAAGGATTACAAATAAGTGATACACCAACAAATTATTTTGAAATATGTTTCGAAAACGAAAAATGTTATATTAAAACATTTGTAAATAATACTGTCAATGAAGAAGGGGATAATATTGGTACTATATATTATCTAATGCTTACACCTACAGGGAATATAGGTATTACTGATGATATTAATAATAAAGTAAAATTTAATTATATATTAGACGAAGATAAATTATATTTATTTAATCACGAAGACTCGGGATCACAAAATGGTGTAATAACATTGATTGAATCAATATTTAAAGTTATTACGGGATCTACGTCATATTTCGATGAATCACAAACATTTATTTTAACAAATCCATCAAATATTAAAAATAATGTGAATATAAATACTGGATTTGGTGTTTATGGAAATAAAACGTTAGATATTGATCACTATAAATCAATTTATGATTTATCTAATAATATATTAATGAACTCACAATATTCTTATTTAGATGGAGATAATATAGATGTTGATTTATTAGTTTTAAAAAATCAAGTTACTCCCCGTGGTTATTTATCAAAAACTGATTTAACACCTAATCTTAATTTTAGAGAATATACAAGTTTATTTACAGGTTCCAATCAGGAAACAGGTAATGCGTTATTGACTTTAAATTATAATTATTATTTGACTGATTTGCAAATTAAACCAGGTGTAAATACATTTACAACTCCTTCAAGTTTATCCCCTCTCCCGTCTTCGATTAATATTAATGATATAGCATTTGAAGATTCAGGTGCATTTGGATATGTAAATCCATCCTTAGCTGATAAAATTTATAAATTAAATGATAATAATTTAATTAAATCTTATGCGTGGTTATCTTGTTCTGATTTAGATGATAAAGGTATATGGTTAAGTCGATATTACAATCCATTATTAACAAATGTTCAAAATATTGCAACAAATCCAGCTAAAGTAATCAATAATGTAACAGATATTGATAAAATATTTTACGAACATAATGAAATAGTTAAAGATGGATATATTGATATTGTTAGCGATTTAACTATCAATCCATCTACAACGTATATTTATAAACGTATTACTAATCGAGAAATTGATAATTTTAATAATAATAATAAAAATTTAATATTAAGTTCTATTAAATTATTAAATACTGATGATACATATGTATACGATGAAGATGTTGAAAATGATATTTATACATTAAACGGTTCTCGATATGCTAAAGTACCGGTTAAAGATTACATGTATAACAATCAATTAAGTTTTTCTTTCTGTTTAAACAGTGTAGATTACAATAAAGTAATTGCAGATCAAATTTTTGGTAATTTAAATTGTTATGGGTTTACATTTAAGAAAAATGTAGTTACTACCCCGTTACCGATTATAACATTTGCTGGTGGTGTTACATTTGGTACGACTAATGATAATTGGGAAACTATTAATGGTACATTAGGAGGCGGTCTTTCATATCTAAACCATGATACTTGGAGTACATATCTGTATGATTGGAATAGATTTTTATTTAGTAGTGATATGGATGTTAATGGTAATTATGTTTATAATACCGATTTATCATTAATTGATATATTACCTATTTATGATGCATATTTAAAATTAGTTCGTGTAGAACACAATGATTTTTATTATGTTGTTTATCAACAACAAATAATGCGAATGGATTCAAACGGTATTGAATTGTTATCTTTTAATTTTAATGAGAATAATATTATAAATGAAAATATAGTAAGCGTGAGTTATGATGAAAATAATTTATATGGTATAAGTAATGTTGGCAATATATATGAAATTTCTTATAATGATGAAGATATAAAAACTATAACAAATGAAAGCATAACTGCCGAAACCGGAATTTTATTATCTCCTAATTCATATAATATAGTATTTAAGCAAGATGATAAGTATTTCTTAGCTAGTAGTACAGCTGGTATTACCGAACAAGATTATAGATATGGATTGTTTTATGATGGTGAAGACATTGATAATAATCACCGTCATATCCATCATATATATTATTTTAATCCTAATTCTGTAAATAAAAAAATAAATTATATTGATAACAAACAAGCATCTATATTTTTTACTGCTAAATCGATACAAGATTTTAAAATACTTGATGATTATGTTGGTATTGCTTATGATGAATCTAAATTAGATATTTATAATACCGATAGAGATTTATTATTTAGATATAATTTTAATGATATTAACAAAAAAATATTTGCATTTGATTATGTTAGTGAAATAAGAGATAATAAAATTAAAAAATATTTTATTGTAGTAACTGTTGATAAGGTATATGATAAATATGGTAGAGAAATTACTGAAATAACAGGTGATTCTGAATTTACATTACGAAAAAATCCTTATGATTATGTTTCGTTATATAAATTAGAAGATTTTAATCTTGAATTAATAACAAAAACAAATTATCGTGGGCATAATTTGAAACAAGGAGAAACTCGGTTAACTAATTATTCATTGATAAAAAAATTACACGATCAATATAATGATTATTATATTAAATATAAATTAACTAACAAATATAATAATCGTATTAATACACGTATTATTAATTTGCCTGATTTTGAGCCGGGTGATAATAATATGGTAATTAATTTTAACGGTATTGATGGTAATATTGAAATATATAAAAACGGAAAACTAATAATAACGGATAATTTTGAAATAGGAAAGTATATTTCTGAAAATATTTTTGATGAAAATATGTTAATTGGCACTGATTCATTTTATAATATTCCGTTGTTTAAACATATAAAACAAAATAATTATTTTACTGACGGATTACAAATAAAATATTTTAAACTGTATAAAAACATTTTAACAAAGGATGAAGTTAAAATATTAAATATGCAACATAATAAAGTGGATGATATTGTTTTAAATATACCTTGTGGTGAACGTAATAAAACCGAAACAATTAATAGAATGTTTAAACAATCTGTTCCTGGATTTAAAACAAATAAATTTAATATCGTAGTAAAAAATATTGATGTTAATGAAAATGATAAAAAATCATTAAAAAAAGCTATAAATAGTATTATTCCATCTAAATTGCCAATTCAAACAAATATTAACGATATAATTTTTAGATTTACAACATGAAGTATTTTGAATATATTCCATCAGGGGATAAGAACCCAAATCAATATTATATATATTATAGCAAAATAACAGGCAATCCTATAGAAGGGTTTTATAATGTTGATAATAATGGGAACGCATGGCAGGGTAAACACGATCAAATATATTCTGTTGAATGTGATAATGTTATAGAGAATGAATTAAATCATTCTCCGTATTTACGTGATCGTTTACCAAACGAAACATTAACTTTACCATATTCCTTAAATGATATCAGAATAGATGTTAATTCACCTGTTAAAGCATCTATATTTAATAATTCGTTAAACAAATTATATAGTAATTTAATTTATATATATTCTAATAGTTTTGTACCTAATAATTATGTTCCATTGAAACTTCGTGATTGGGCTGGCAGGTATAAAAATATGATGGTAACGGATGATGGAAATCCGAATGAATATTTTGTATGGCAAGAATCCAATGGTACACAAGGTACAGAGGATATTGAACGAAAACCTGTTGATTTTGATTATAGAACATTAGCAAATGATGTTATTAATATGCGTTTGATTAATAACATACGCGAAGCTGTTGCCATTAATAGGGGGGAATATTCATTTCTATTTGCTATTACAACAACAGATGCTGATGCCCCATTGTCAGAAGCACCGTTTGCCAATAGAATAATATGTTTACGTTCTAAATTCGATGAAGAAACTGAAAATTTATCAGAATCGAATATTAGCAACATGAAATTAATATTAAATACTCAATTTATCGATGATAGTGCGTCACAAGACATAGATACGATTGATGAAAACGGTGGCCGTGTAGGTTCATTAACATATATCAATAATTTAACATATAATAAATTAGATAGTATTGCATTTGATGGTGAAAAATATTTATATGTATTAGATAGAGGAAGTGGTAATATATATATGTATGATATATCAAATATTATTAATGAAGATAAATTGTTTAAACGAAGATTTATGCTAGTTAACATATTTGGTGATCAAGATGCAACTGGTGGAAATAATTATAAATTTATTGATCCAACCATCGTTAGATTCATCAATAATCAATTAATGGTATTTGATTTGGGTGATGATTCAATAAAAATATTTGATAAAGCATTTAATTGGCTTGGAACAATGAATAATCGTAATTTCCAAGCAAACAAACCTGTTGATATAATTTATAACGATATTACAGAGGAATATTATATTTTAACTCGTGATGCATATATTTTAAAATATGATATTAAATTTCAATTTAAAGAGAAAGTATTTTCTGGCATATATTTAGATAATGACGAATTTTGCCATAAAATGTATTCATCATATAATACTTCTAATATTTGTTATGTAGTAACTAATAGAAGAATTTTTAAAAAATTCATGACGAAATTACATGAAAATATTGGTTCATTCCTATTTCGTAGATATCAAATAGTAAGAAGTGGTCATAGTAAATGGAATTTCAATAATTTAAATTGGGAAGCAGATCCATATAAATGGGGCGAATATGATATAGCAGAAGAATCATCAACTTTTTTAACGAGTGATTATTATACTGTTAATATAAAATGTATGCCTATTGTTCATGTGGATAGTAAATATGATTATATTTTTGTTGTTATAAATAGCCGTATATTATATTGTGTTGATAATATTTCATATAATACATTATTGGCTAATGATAATAATAAAATAGTTAATTATTATTCAGATTTTGATATATATAAATTAGATGATATTTATATTAAAAATGAATACGTTCAATCTTTAACTTATAATAAAGCATTATTTAAACTAGCATATAATTTAAATTATCTCGCAACTAAAATTATATTCAAACCAGTAATGGAATATGATGAATATTCAAATATCCTTATTAAACGTTTTGATTATATACAAAATGAATTGTTAAATTTAGATGATATAAAAATATATGATAATGAAAATATTGATGTTTGTGTTGTAAATAGAATAATCGAAAGATTTTATAATTTTGAGAAAACAATATTAGATAATATGCAATCCGTAATACTTAATACTAAAAAATCACTCAACGCTGAAATAATATTGTAATTAATGAATAGACTAATAAATATTTTAATAAAATGAGTGATAATGGGTTTAGTGGATTACGTGATCAGGTTATAGGTGGTGAAGGAACTAAAAATTTAACCACAACAGTAACTGATGGCTCTTATTTTAATGTATATCATTTACTGGTTCCATATTATTTAGGTGATAGTCGTATCAATATTTCTCCTGTTTATATATATGATATTTATCAAACTTCATTATCATTATCGAAAACTAGTGTAAAATTTGGCAATTATTTTTATCCCACAACAATATCACCAACACGATTATTTATGTTGGATGTCAACAAGATAGTTCAATCCGATAAAGTATTAGCGACACAAAATAATATTAAAATTGGTGAAAATACTTATACATTCAATAATACCACCGGTACCAACACGCCTTCTGCATATTATATAAAAAGAGATGGTGTTTTCCGTGCTGATAATATAGGATTAAATATTAATAAAGAAATTAGTTTTGTTGATGGTGTTGGTAATTTTAATGCAAATGGGTGGCAAGGAGTTAGTGGGACTGAAATTGATTTTAATAGTTTGTATCACCCTTCTTATGGTTATTTTAATAATAAAGTTACATATGTAAAAATACGAAAAAGTAATAATGGCCCAAGGGTTCCAGTGGTTATTAATAACACACCTATATACGGAAATCGTAATAACGATTGGGTTAATATGTATGGCCTTATGGCTAATAAAGAACAATACATTTTCGTAAATTCTGATGGTGGTTATTTTAAAATTGGAAATGCTATGATAACAGGAATGATATTAAACGATAGCACTTATAGATAAAATGTTATGACGAAGGAATAATTATGACAGAAAATTCATTATCAGGAAATAGCATAAGTCTAACATATCAATCTGTAATGCAGTTGAGTTTATCAACCGGAAATCCAATTATGGATGGATATGGAACGGCATCTCAATTATATGTTAATAAATATTATGGTGATGGTTCAAATAATTCTATTAAACTTAATAGTGTTATATATCCTACATTAAATAATGACAATTTATATAATAATAATATATTTGTAACAGGTGATAATTATAATACAATAACGGGAATATCTGCCAGTATTTTATCTACAGATGGTGGAAATAATATTTTATATAAAAATATTAATTTAAATATTCCCAATGCAGATAATAACACGAATTTTTTGGTATTACAAGGTACAACTTTTAAAGATTACAAAATTGATAACCCTGTTTTATATGCGGTGAGTGATTATGCATCTAGTTCACAGAATAATTATTGGATGAAAATTGGGGGTGTTCCGACAACCATAAATATAGCCCCAGCAGGGAGAAAAATTGTAAGACTTTGGATAGAGGCAGTTGGTGATATATATATTTCTGAATATGGTGATACCGGAGGAAAAATATCAGAATATGGATATAATTTTTCAGGGGTTGTTCCTGCATCCATGTTTAATGATAATTTAACTAGTATGGGACAATTGCACGCCGTAAATAATTACAATCAACGTGAATCAGCAATAAGAATATATAGATATGAATATATAGAAGGATAATAAATGAATTTTACTGATAGATATATAGCAAAAACATATCCAAATGTAATGGTAAATGATCCATTTACTAATGGTAATCCTATTTTAATAAAAAGTCATGATAAAAGCAAAATTAGAGAATCATTAAATTCCTCTACATATAATTCTGCTTATTCTGGATATTCATGTATATATGATGGAAGTGGTGTAAAAAGTAATCTAATGGTTTCAGTTGAAGGGTGTTCTATTGTACATGATAATACAGTTGATTTATATCCTCATTCATTGTATACTGTTTTAAGTGGTGGTAAATCCTTTGTTTTATCAGGTGATGGATTTAAACAACATCAAGCATTATTATATAATAAATTAGGTACACAATATTCGTTTAAAAATAGTGAATTATTTATCGATAATAATTATGCAAAATTTGGAAAAACCCGATGGCCTTATATTGCTGCTGATGAAGGTGATATATTAAAATTGGGGCCAAAAGATAATAATAACGAAAATGATATAGAATTTGATAAAACTTTATCTAATATGCTTTATGGTAAGAGAGAAGGGTACGGTTACCTAGGTTACACTTATTATGAAGATGGCTGGGGGGCAAATTCTATTTCACATGAAATGGATTTTGCTAGTTATGTTGCAAATGCTTCAACAGCAATTGCTGTTGTATTGCGAATTAGTACATATATGTTGGATAATAGTCATGATAGTTATGGTTCACAAACAGGTTGTGATACATATTTAACATATCCTGGATTATGGGATGGATTTGATGCCCCTATAACAAAACAATCCAAGGAGGCAAACCCCTCAATTCCTAAAACACTTTCTAATGCTATATATGTTCTTCCATATGTTCAAGGATCAACAAATTTTAAAATTTTACAAACAAGGCCTTCGACAGGTGAAGGATGGACATATGTTAGAGGAGGATATAAAAATAAAGAACAATATCCAGATCATTATGGATTTTCATTACAAGTTGTTGCAGCAATATATAAATCACGATCATAAAAATGAAAACAGAAATAGTAAAATTAAAATTTAGAAGAGGTTTAGAAGCTGAACGTAAAGATGTTGTATTTGATGAAGGCGAACCTGCTTATACTTTAGATACAAAACGTTTATACATAGGTGATGGGGAAACTGCCGGTGGTAATCCCATACCAGTTCATTGGAAGGCAAATACGTTACAACAAATTACCAACCCTATAACTAATGATATTGCATTGGTTAATGGTGTAATGTATTGGTATGATCAAAGTTATTGGAAATCTTTGGGTGGTGATAATGGAGGCGCAGGGACAAATTTTGATCCAATGTTTTTTAGAACTGTTGAAATTTCTTCTCAACCAGTAACAACCGCAGATGGAACTGTTCTTCCAGGTGACACATATCCACAATTTACATTTAATCTTTTAGATACTTATTCTAATCCTATAACAACTTTAGGAAATGCGGGTATATATTTGCGTTTTTCTGATGTATTTTCATGTTATGAAAATAGATTAGATATACCTTTTTTTGATTTTGAACATTCTCCGTTAACTGGCAACTATTGGGAAGCTCAATATGGGCCCATAGGACCTAAATATACAATATCTTCTATATTCAGTGCTGCTGGTGCTGATGGGAGCGGTCCTTCGTATGAATCAGATAAATTAGTTGTATATCCTTCTAACAGCTGGATAGAGTTTGAAAAACGGAAACATGATTGGATGTATGATACTATATATTTAGGACAAGGTCTTGCTTTAAGTACGGGTACTGTTAGTTCACTTTCTTCTACTGCAGTATCGACTTTAACATCAACAATTGATAGTTCATTTTTAACTAATATGAACGCTCAAACATTAACTTCTATATTCGGATCTTCTGTAACATCGATAGATAATTTAAGTGGTAATGAATCAGTTAGTTATTGGTACCCAAGAACTGTAACAACATTAGTGGTAACTTCATAAAATTATGGAAATCGCAACAATAAATGAAAATACTCCTTTTCGTTTTATAGTAAGAAAAGGAACAACTTCTGAATTAATGAAATGTATATTATCAGAAGGTGAATTAGGTTATGCAACCGATGCCAAACGTTTATATGTTGGTGATGGAGAAACTATGGGTGGCAATCCTATTCATAATATTGTGTTATCTTCAGAAAATATGGAACTTCCCACTGAAGGAATAATAGCAGGGGATATTGTTTATAATAATTCACAAATAAAAATTTATACAGGTATTAGTGATATTTGGAATACATATCAAATTAATTATCTATAATTATGGATACATATGAACATATAACACCTGAAAATGGATTGTATAGTTTTCAAATAACAAATAATACGTTATTAAAACATATACTTCCCATAATTAATACTAAATCTGATTGTTTATCAGGTAAAGAAGGTGAAATGTTTTATGTAAAAGATATTAAAAATTGTGGAATTGCTGATGGAAATCCATTAGGATTAACAGTTATAAATGGATTATTAGATTTAACAGTATTTGGATATAAAAATCCTCCTAGATCTGGAATATGTACTCCTACTACTTCTTCTGTATATGTATTTGAAGAAGAATAATTTATTTAATCAGATAAAAAATCTATTAAATTATTAATCTTTTTTGTTTTTGGTTCAAAAAATATTTTCCAATAATTAATATTTAAAAATTCTGATATATTATTTTTTTCACATAATTCAAAAAATTTATTTTTATCCGCAATAGGCCATTCTTTATTATATTGTTCTCTATATATATATTCTTCTTGTGGCTCGTTCACTTGCCATCCTTTTGATAAATCTATCAATTTTAAGTTTTGTTCTATTATAACCATTTGTTCATCGGTTATTTTTTCTGGGTGTTGGATTAATTTTTTTGCTCTTTTTATTCCATAACCTGTTAATCCTTTAATATTATCTGAATTATCCCCAACTATAGCTTTTATAAGAACAAAATCTTTTATAGAGTTACCTACCAATGATTCAAAATTATTTGTATTATAAAGTATTTTTTTAACAGGGTTATAAATTTTAGTATGTTCGTTAACTAATTGTAATATATCTTTATCTGTTGATATTATAATATTTTCATCAAGATTTTTTATCGAAATATAATGCATAATATCATCTGCTTCTAGACAACCCGGGTACATTACTTTTATACCAAGAGTATCTAAAAATTCATCAATAATATATGTTGCTTCATAAATTTCATCATTTTTTAATCTATTTGCTTTATATGTATCTGATTCATCAATTCTAAAATTAGATACATTCGATTGTAATTTTTTATCCCAAGTACATATGACTCTATCAGGGTTAAATTTTGAAATATTGTATTTTATACTTTTTAGAAAACTTAAAACTACTTGATTCATGTTATAAGTTTCTTGCTTTTTAGCCACCCAATAAACTCGATGTAATAAGTTATTTCCATCTATAATTAAAAGTTTCATTTTTTTATTTTAAAGTACTTTCATATGAAAATCAATAAATATTTAATATTGAATGGAAAAGACTGATTCAGAATTAATATGGGAAAATTATATAACCGCGAACTGGGGATATCAAAATTACGATACTCCAACTTCGTATAAATATAGTGGTATTCCGTCTCCTACTAAAGATAGTTATTATCAACAGGGAAAATGTCCAACTTCCCCTGGTCAAGGAACCCAATATGTTCCAAGTTCAGATGAAGAAACAAAATCAGATGATGCATTAATAGATTTTGGTACTATATATAGCAAATATGATGGATTAATTAATGTATATGTTTCTATACCTAAAAGATTTCTTTTTACAACACAATCTAAAAAATTAGCTACTCGACGACAGTTTAAAGCGATGATTCAACGTATTGTGGAAACATTTATTTTGAAACATCCATCATATTTTATTGATAATGATTCTTTATATTATTTTAGAAAATTTCCGATATCAGTTGCGAAAGATAAAAATAAAATTTATAATTTAAAGAAAGTCATAATAATTGACAAAAATAGTGAAATAATAAACCGTCAACTACAATTAGATCTGTAAAATGAATGACAAAATAGGAAAACAAATAATATATAAAGTAAATTCCAATTCAATGCCTCAATCAGGTATAATCACCGATGTTTCAGCAAATGGTGATTTATGCATATCAGGTATATGGTATTCACAATCTAATATTATTGTTCTAGAAATAAAAGATAATAATATTAATAATGAATCATTAAGATTGATATTGGGATAATGAAAAATGGGTATATCCCATTTTTCACCCTTTTTTAATAAATAATATTAAATATGGATTCCACTATTCAACGTTTGAATGATGAAATAGAAAAAATAAACCATACTTTATATATAGGTAATGGTCAACTACCCATCACAATTCAGGTATCTAACTTGAATAAAGAAATGAGTAATGTCAAAAAAACGTTAGATATAGATTTGGAAAAAGTATTAGATATGAAATTTAAATACGCAGAAGAATCTACGCAAGTTAAATTAAATGAATTAAAAATTAAAATGCTTAATATGCAGCAACAGATGGATGAAGGATTTAAATCTGTTAATAAGCAATTAGAAAACTTGAAAGATAATTATAAGCATAGTACAAAAATTGATTTCAAGACCAAAATAACTTGGATAGCTTTTATAGGTACCGTTGCTGCTGCTATATTTAGCAATTGGCATAATATATTTGTAAAATAATTAATTTGTTGATTTTTTACAAAATCAAATTATATTTAAATTATGAGTAAACCTTTGTTAGTGGAATTAGAAGGCCCTGAATACGCGGGAAAAACATCACAAGCAAATGCGTTGAAATCTATATATAATATGGAATACATACGTATTCCCGGTTCTACTAAAATTGGGGAAGAGATTAGACAATTGATTAAATATGATCCTAATATTACTAGTAGGGCTCAACTAGGATTATTGACAGCTTCATTTTATTCTGTATACGAAAAAATGTTAGACGATAAAAATCAAGTTTCTAATGTTGTGGATAGAGGTATTACTTCGATGTATGTATATCAAGGGTGTATTCATAAATTATTAGAAACAAATTATAGATTATTTACAGAAATTATATATGATATAATATCGTTATTGAATGCTAATTTTGATTATAAACGATTTTATTTAAAAATATCTGCGGATGATATTATTAACAGACGAAATTCATCAAATAGAAAAACTGAAATAACAGGTAAAATAGATTATTATGATAATCTTTCTCGTGAAAAGTTTGTTAATATGGTTGAATATTATGATCAATCAATAATTGATCCACTATTTAAAAATGTTGAAACATATGTAATAGATGGAACACAATCACCACAAGATATAACAAAAGAAATTCAAAAATATATAGATTTAACACATTAAAAAAGAGCGGAAATATTTCCGCTCTTTTGTTTTAAATTATTTAAATTATATTATGCCACTGGCGCGGGGTTCATTAATGTTTTTTTCTCTTGTTGTTTCGCGGCTGTACCAAAGTTTTTAATACCTGCTTTTCCCGCACCATATGCTTTACCTAAAGTTTGACTTGGGCTTGCTAATGCATTACCTACAGCTTTACCAGCATTACCAATTGCTTGCCCTGCACTCTTGGCCGCATTGCCGACTGTATTACCTACAGCTTTACTTGCGTTAGCAATAGCATTACCTGTTTGAGTTATTGCAGTTCCTTTATTAGCGCCCATTATATTATTTGCAGAAGTTGTAATAGTATTAAATATCTCTTGTGTTAATTGTGCACCTTGTGCTTGATTTAAAACTTCTGATTTAACTAAATCATTAACAAAATTGCTTATTGTTTTTTGGAATGCTTTTTGATGTGATTTCCAAAGAGAATCGAACTTATGATGAGCACTATCCGATCCAATATCTCTGCCAATTTTTGACCAGTTGCCTGTTACCAAATTACCAGCGGCATTAACAGCTCTACCCAATACACTATTATTTAAACCGGCTCTTGCTCTCGCTAATATACCTTCGTTTATTTGTTCGCAGCTTTTTGTATAAGCTTCATAAATTAATTCAGAATCATCTTTAGACATGGTATAAATATTTATGTGCATGCAAATTAAATATATATTTTTATATTTTATTTTTATTGTTTTAACTGGATGTATCAGTTATAATAATGATGATTTATATGAAGCCGATAAAATACAGCGAATATATGTGGAATTAATGGAGAATCCATCAGTAATTGATTATCCAGATTCTTATTGGCTAGACAAACAATATACATTATCACAAATTCAAAAAGCAAAACAAATATACAATGTTTCTCAATAAAATATTCAGATTATTTAAAACACGACAGATTAGAAAAAATCGCCATTTGGGTATTAGATCTGTAGATACATATGATAAAAGGGATTATATATATTCACCCGATATATCGAAATCTGATATTAAAGCAGGATTTTCATCATATTTCTCATTAAAAAATTATTCTTGTAGCGTATTAAATCAATTACAAACAAATTCTTGTACTGGTCATTCAGGTATCGCAGCTACTAATATAATATTATCAAGATTTTTAGAGGCAAAAGATCATAAATTAAATCCTTGGTTTGTTTATTATTTTGCAAGAAAGGAGGATAATTCTCCTGTAAACTTAGATAATGGTGCAACAATGAGGAGTTTAATGAAAGCTTTACAAAAATATGGTGTTTATAGATGTGATATGTCTTCACCATTTTCAGAACCGGATGCTGATACTGATTATAGTAAATGTTTCCATATTTACAATTATTATCGTTGTAATAATAATATCACACAAATAAAATATGCATTAGAAAATGACAAACTTCCGGTATTATTATGCTTTAAGGTATATAGTAAAGATATAGATGATTATACCGGCATTATAGGTGAAAAAGATAAAAAAGAAAATTTTGAAGGATACCACGCAATTTGTTTGACAGGGTATAAGTATATTAAAGATAAATTATATTTCGAATTTCAAAATAGTTGGGGGAGAGAATGGGGTGATAGTGGTTATGGTTACCTTATTGAAGATTATCTTAAATCGTATGATTTATGCCCTGATATTTGGATTCCTACTTTAAAAAATTAAATAAATATTTTTATGGAATATTCAAAAGAACAAATACAAGATATAGTTGATTCTATTGTTGATGAAAAAGATGATTATTTTTGTGATATTATCAATGAATGTAAACGTAAAATGTATTCAACTGGTGTTTTTATAATCAAATACTTTAAAGGTGATAAATGGAAGCCTGGTAGTTCAGAAATAGTTGATATCAAATTTGATAAAGATAATGACCGAGTTAACAATTATATTATCAATGCAGTAACTAATTTATTGGTAAATAGTGAATTTTCAGGGGATAAGGTAATTGAAAAAGCATTATTTGATGAAATAAAAAATCGTTATGCTAATAAAGAAGAATTTGAATCTTACGCATATGAAGATGTAGAAACTGGCAATGAAGGAATATATAGAATAGATCCTGTTACCGGTAGAATAGAACGTTGGGCTAAAAATTATAAAGAATATTATGATTTGTAATTAAAAAATAACTCTTTATTAAAATATAATGCATGGAACACCGATGCATTATAAATTCAGATTCTGTTAATTTTTCGCAGTATCATTATTATAAGTCAAATATATATTTGATTGATAGTATATTTGGTGGTCAATTGTATAGTCCACAAACTTTTGTATTGTCCGGGGTTCCTGGTGTGGGAAAAACTACATTTTTATTGCAAATTTGTTATCAATATAAAATAACGAATAATATTAAACCTCTTTATATTACTGGTGAGCAAGATTTGTCGATGCTTGCTATGCAATGTCATCGTATAGGTGTTAATTTAGATATTTGTGATAATACTGATATTGATTTTATTACTAATATTATACCAAATTATGATATTATAATTATTGATTCTTTACCAACAGTAACATATAATAAAACAAAGTATAAACTTACTAAATCACAAGTACCTATGTTTGTTGTTAATAAATTAATAGAATGTGCTAAAAATTACAATAAATGTATTGGTATTATATTACATAGTACAAAAACAGGAAGTTATAAAGGGAGTTCCGAAATTGCTCATATGGTAGATGCACAATTTTTTATTAATAAAAAAGATGGTGATTTAGAAATGAATATCATAAAAAACCGTTTTGGATCGACCGGAATTAAAAAATTATATATGGATAAAAATGGCTATGATTTTTCGGATTATCATATGATTGATGAAAATACAATAAATGTACCTGGAATAGGAAATTTGAAATTACGATGAGAGAAGATGATAAATACATGTATTTAAGTTGGTTAGATATTAATCAATTAGTTGAAAAAATTATTAATAAATTAAAACAAGATAATCTATTGGATACTATAGATTATATTATAGCAATTGCTAAAGGTGGTTGTATTCCCGCAACTATATTAGCAAATATAATAGATAAACCAATGTATGTTGTTGGTGTTTCATCATATAAAGGTCAAAAAAGAGGAAAAATAAAACAATACCAGTCCTTGCCCACTGCTAAAGTTTTAAATAATAAAAATGTATTGGTAATTGATGATATTATAGATTCAGGTAAAACAATTGAATACATTAATGAAAATTTAAAGAAACGTAAGGTTAATAATGTTATATCTGCTTGTTTATGTTGCAGTAATGAGCATGATATTGTTTATGGCATCAAAAGTAATAAGTGGGTTGTTTTTCCATGGGAAAAAATAACTCTATAATATATTTAAAATATGGAAAGTATTGAAGATCAGATAAAAAATCTCGAAGCTAAACTAGAACAAGCGGAGATGGATTATTGTTTAGGTATAAATTCAGGATTATCAGATCGTGAATTTGATGAACAGTGTGTTGTATTAAGAAAATTATATAACAATAATATACCAGAAAATTCAATACTTAACAGAATAACTCTTAATACTACAAATGAATTTAAAAAAGAGCAACATAAAACACCTATGTTAAGCCTTTCTAATACTTATAATACAGATGAGTTGTTAGATTGGGTTAACAAAACGTTTTTCAAATTTACGTATAAAGATGAAGATAATATATTTTGTGTACAAGAAAAGATAGATGGATGTTCTTTATCTTGTGTTTATGAAAATGGTGTATTGAAACGAATTGTTACAAGGGGTGATGGTACCATCGGCGAAGATATAACTTGTAATAAATTTATTATAGAAGGAATACCCGATACGATTCCACATAATACAACCATAGATATTCGCGGTGAAGTATATATGGAATATGAAGAATTTAATCGTATTAATGATGAATTAATTAAAAACGGTGAAGAGCCATATAAAAATCCAAGAAATTTAACCGCGGGAACTATAAAATTATTGGATAAAAATATAATTAAAGATAGAAAATTGAAATTTGTTGCTCATACTCTAGGAAGCAGCGACATACCTTATTTTTATTTGGAAGAATTTTATTACGATTGTAAATTGTGGGGAATTAATACTGTATATACCGAATATTGTAATAAAAATACTGTGTATCAGGGTGTTAAAAATATAGAAATCCGTAGAGAAAATTTGCCATACCCAATTGATGGTGCTGTTATTAAATTAGATAATATTGAAAATCAAAAATATTTAGGAAATACTGCTAAATCACCAAGATGGGGTATTGCTTATAAATATGAAGCAGAAAAAGTTCGAACAAAAGTTTTGAATATTACACTCCAAGTTGGACGTATGGGGACTATTACACCAGTTGCTGAACTCGAACCGGTTGAAATATCTGGTAGTATAGTAAAAAGAGCTACTTGCCATAATATAGACGAAATGATCGCAAGGGATATTCGTATTGGTGATTATATATGGATAGAAAAATCAGGTGAAATTATTCCGTACATTTTAGGGCCAATAAAAGAAGAAAGAACTCCCGATATTGTTCCATATGTTTTTGATGAAAAATGTCCTATTTGTGGAAGCAAAGCAATTCAATTCCCCGGATTAAAACAATGGTATTGTTCTAATTTTGATTGCCCTGGTGTATTACAAGCAAAAATGGAACATTTTGTAAGTCGTAATTGTATGGATATTACAGATGTCTCGGGAGCTTGGATTGAAAAATTTATAAAAGCGGGATTTTTAAAAGAATTTGTCGATTTCTTTAAATTAACTAAAGAGCAATTACTTACTTTGGAAAGAATGGGGGATAAATTAGCGGATAAAATAATATCTAATATTTCTAAAGTAACATATATTGAGCCTTGGCGGTTGCTCCATTCAATAGGTATTGAAGGAATAGGTAAAACCATTGCAAAAGATGTTTTAAAGGCATATGATAATGATTTTAATGCATTATTTAATGATTGCCAATTAGAACATCCTATTAAATTGTATACAATTAATACAATTGGTAACGTTGCAAAACAATCATTATATACCGGTCTTTTTAATAACAACGAAGTTAAACATCTTTTAGAATATATAACATTTAAAATTACCAATATTCCTGCATTTAGTAAATTAGCTGGTAAAACGATATGTATTACTGGCACCCATGATATTAGTAGAGACGAACTTATACAAGAAATCGAAAATCTTGGTGGTAAAGTAGTCGGAAGTGTATCTAAAAAAACTGATTATTTATTACTTGGAAAAGATCCGGGTTCGAAATACACAAAAGCAATTAAATTAGGAACCAAAATTATAACAAATCTAAATGAAATACTTTAAAATATTTTCAACTATATTTGTTGTATTCCTTTTACAAGGATGTACTACAAATTCGTATTATCACGAAGCTCGCAATAGAAATGGTGAACTTATGTATGATGATTATGGAAGAAAACTATATTACTATAGCGATTTCGTGATTGTACAAACTAGAAGAGGTGAATTAGAAATAGATAAAGATTCTGGAGAAGTTACTTCACGTTTTCAGCCTCGCTATTACCGGAGACTGGAACAGTAGTATTCAATCTATTTTTTACTTCTGATTTAACATCGTTTTCCCATTCTTCCCAATCTTTATTTTCAGCAATACGCCCGGCAGTAGTATCTAAAAATGCCCGTGCTGCAATTAACCCTGTGATAATATCTGAAATTGCAACCCCCATCCAGTTATGCCATCCCATATTAGCAATATCTTGCGCCGAAGATCCAGAGAATAAAGTAGCCCATGGTGTTAATATAGCGGTACCAACGTAAATTATAAATTTGATCCAATATAATTGTTTTTCGTTTAACATAATATATAATTATTTATTAAACATGGCTGATGTAATATTTAAAGAAGATACCCATCAATATTTTAATATTGATAATAATGAAGAATATATATCATGTACTACATTGATTGGGAAGTTTAAAAAACCATTTGAAAAAGAAAAAATGGCAACTTTATGTGCTCGTAAATATAATACCACAAAAGAACAAATTTTAAAAGAATGGTCAGATAAGGCAAAACAAAGTACTGATTTTGGTACTATGATACATGCTGGTGTCGAGGGATTTATAACTAATCAACCGGAATTATATAACAATGAATATAAAAATACATGTGAGGATGCTTATAATATTATAAAAAAAGAAATTGGTGTAAACGGATTATATAGTGAAATGTTAATATGGAATCACAAATATAAAATCGCTGGCCAGTCTGATGTTGTTCAATTTACTAAAGGAAATAAATCCTCATATGCTAATACCCCAACAATTAATATTGTTGATTTTAAAACAAATGCTAAAATTGATTTTATCTCAAAATATGATGATTTTATGTTATACCCATTAGATCATCTGCAATGTTGTAGTTATAATTATTATTCGTTACAATTATCATTATATGCGTATATTTTACAACAAATGTATCCAGAATTTAAAATAGGTACATTATTTTTATTACATTTAGATAAAGAGAAAAATAAATGGACTAAAATACCTTGCAATTATATGTTATATGAAATAAAAGCGATGTTAAATGTATTTGATAAAACATTAAATAAATAGTTATATGGCAGATACATCGTCTAGTACATCCACTCTTTATCGTGATGAATATCTTAAAAAGAAAAGAGAAGAATATATATTAAAATTAATAAGATATAATCATCTTATAGATAAACAATTAAATACAAGATATAGTACATTTTTAAAAGGTAAAAATAAAACATTAAAAGAATGCGGATGGAGTAGGGGTCAGTGGTTTTACGAAGATGATACCGAAGCTCTTGGTCGTTGTTATGTATCTAAAAAAATAATACGATTTAATAAAATATTTCTTATTCACAATATCAATGAAAATATATTTAAAGATGTGCTTAATCATGAAATTGCACATGCATTAGAAGTTCAACGTTATGGTAATACTTTTGATGTTGATGAAGGGGAAAAATCAAAATTAGCTACCACTTGCGAAGAACTCTATAGTGAACGAGAAATAGCGTATGCACGCGAAGGAATATTTGAAAGTTTAGAGACAAAGTATGAAATAATATTTGAACCTTTCGGTAAAGGAGATAATCAAATATGTCCACCAAAGACAACACCTGTTTATAAAGAACCAAATGATTATTTTACCAATTATGGGTATTTACAATCTACTATAATTAGTTATCCAAATTTTCATATAGTTAAAGAAAATATTCTTTCTGATAATGAGTTTAAACAAAAAATACAAGAAATTAGAAAAAAATATAACACCGAATATCCATTTAATAAATTTTTACAATTACGAAAAAATGTAACATCATCTTTTAAAAATTCTAATATCATAAAAACACATCAAATAAAAGAATCTATTGATTTTGAAAATATATATCAACAATGTGTTAATGAATCTTTTAGTGATTATGTAAAAGGAACAATTGCTGGTTTAGGTATGTTAGGATCTACTTTTATGTTACCTCAAGAAACCGAAGGAGCGACTATTAATAATCCAACGTCAATTAAACAAAATATTAATACACAACGAATTACGAAAAATGATTCTGATGTTGATATTATTGCCGCCACTATTTTTGATGAAGCAAAAGGTGAAAAGAAAATCGGAAGAGAAGCTGTTGCTTCTGTTATAATTAACAGGTCAAAATCTAAAAAATATAAAGGTAATCCAGCAGCAGTATGCACTGCAAAATATCAATTTTCAGGATGGAATAAAGGATATATTAATGTTGATTTGAACAATAAATTGCATAAGCAAATTTGGGAGGAATGTAAAGATCTAGCAAATCAAATAGTAAATAATCAATTTACCCCTACTATTAATTCAAATCATTATTACAATCCAAAATTAGCATCTCCTTCTTGGGCCAAAGCAATGAAAGATGTTTTTGTGATAGGAAATCATAAATTCGGTAGAATTTAAAAAATAACGCTTATATAATATATACTCGATGAGTAAAAAATATACATTAGATGAAATTAATAAAGAACAAATGGGAAGAGTAGAACATCCTTCGCATTATAAACAAAATAAGTTAGGTATTGAATGTATCGATATAGTTCGTGAAATGCCTTTCAATTTGGGTAGTGTTATTAAATACGTTCTGAGAGCAGGTTATAAAGCAGAAGAAGGAATGACTATGCTACAAAAGAAATTGGAAGATTTAAAGAAAGCTCGTTTTTATTTAAATGATGTTATTACACAAACTGAAAAGGAAGTAGAAAAAGAAATCAAATCTAATTGATTTGAACATAAATATTTCCATGAGTAAATGTGATGACGATATAATTTTCGAAGCTTATGTAGCTAGAAAGAACAAAACAATTCGTGAAGGATTTGATTATTTTGAAAAATCATCTAATGATGAAGATTCCGAAACCAAATCATTTGAGCAACCCAAGCCTAAAATGACCGAAGATGAAGCAAAAGAATTTTTTGATCATTCTGATGAATACCATCAAGCTTTTCATGATTTTATGAAAAGTACCGGTTATAAAGAAAAAGAATCGGAAGGCAAAGAAATGTGGTGTAAATGTAAGAAGTGTTCGTTTGATGAAGATGACCAACAAGTTGATCCAAACCAACAAGCACAAGCGCAGGATCCTAATCAAGGACAACAAGATCCTAATCAGCAAGTTCAAGGACAGAATGCTGAGCAGCAAGCTCAAACCAATCCAGAGCAGCAAAAACAAGAAATAATTAATTCATTAGCCCAAGCAACTCCTGAACAAATTGCTGCGGTTTATCAAGCGATTTTTGGATAAAATATATAAAATATATAATTTAAAATCTCTTCTATTTTTAGAAGAGATTTTTTTATTTTTAAAATAACTCTTTTTTATAATATATGCATCATGAAAAAGATTGCATATGTTTTAAAAGTTGGTCAATATACATATAACATATATGATGTTAATGGAAATATTATTGGTGGTACCATGGTATATGGCAAACCCCATTCATTTACAACTAACGGTGATACATATACTATTTCAGTTATAAAAGATGGTGCGCTGTGGACATATGTATTTGATAATGATAGTAAGATGGTAAGTTCTAATTCGGTTGCGTATAAAGATCCCGAAGAAATTAAAAAAGAATCGAAACCAACTACTTCTAGTACATATACTCAATTTAAATATGAAGTGCCTGCGCGAAAAGCTACTGAACCAAAAGTATTTATTGGTGGACCTGCTGGGGGTGATCCTAGAGATAGTGATTATTATAGATACGGTAAATGCCCAATAAGAAATTTTTTAAGTAGATTATTTCATTTAATACATGGAGGTATTCTTGCTTTTATTATAATAGCGTGCACGCCTATTTTAGGAACAACTTGGTTTGGTATTGTAGGTTTGGTATATACATATGTTTGGTATGAAGTTTGTTCTGAAAATGGGATGTTTAATTTTAGACGGCGAATATACAAATATATTATGATTTATGATATTCTTGCAACTATTATTGGCTTTATATATACAACTGGAATAGAATGTGGTGCTATACGATGATAATAAATACTGATATTGAAAATAATACGATAGTTTTTGAAGATACTTTTTATAATACGATTTATGTTGCTGTATCTGGAGATATTATAGCTGGTCCTGATATTTGCGATGACAAAGAAAGCGTTGCTGTTATTGTGTTTAATAAAGATATAGATAAAAATCATTATATTCTATATCGATATAATAATAAAGGAAATTTAGTTGAAACACGGTTTTTAAATAAAAAAATAACTCTTTCTGAAAATAAAACAAAAATAGAAAATAATGAAATAATCAATGATATTAAACCAAATAAAGTAATATCGGATGATTTTTCAATTAATGATATATTTAAACGATTATTTAGAAATATTTTTTAAAATTATGGATACAATTGAATTCGAAAAGATAAACGAACAAGTTATTAAATTAACGAAATATATCAAAGAAGTAACAGAAAAATTAGAAACGTTTGAAACTGAAGGGTATAGTAAAGAATGTGAAAATTTTCTATCTGCTATTCCTGAAGATAAAATAGTAAAAATTGACGATATAATAATGAATTATATAGATGCTTATACAATGTTTTTAGATGTAAAACATAATATACTGTTAGATAAGTAAAACGAAGTAAAATTAGGAAAAATCATGAAGTATTTGATATTTGATATTGAAACTGGTGCTCTTTCTAAAGAAGAGTTAGAAAAAGTAATGCCGGAATTTAATGCCCCGGGTAATTATAAAAAACAAGAAAGTATTGATGCATATCTTAAGGAAGCAAAAGAAGAATATCTCGAAGGTAAAAAAGCACCCTTGTCTGCATTAACAGGTTATGTGTCTGCATTAGGATATTGCATATATGATAATGTTACTAAACAATTTAGTGAAACTAACATTATATACGGTGACGAAAAAGATATTTTGACTAAATGGTGGGACTTATATCAAGAAAATGATTATATAGTAGGATTTAATAGTAATTATTTTGATATTCCCTTTATGATTCGCCGTTCATGGAAAAACGGTATTAATGTCCCGCATATTTTTATGGGAAAATATCTAGAATCAAAGTGTATTGATTTGATGGTTATATGGTCTTGTGGGCTTCCTGATAAAACACCATTAGATAGAATTGCGAAATATTTTGGTTTATCAGGTAAAAATGGTAAAGGTTCCGAATTTACAATTCTACTTAATAATCCTGAAACTAAACAACAAGCTTTAGAATATTTGAAAAACGATGTATACATGACTAGAGTAGTTGCAGATAAATTATTACAATTAACTCTTTTATAAAATTTAAAGAAATATGAATGAAGTATATGAAAATGATAACATTAAAGATTTTATTTACGATAATTCAATAAGATTAGATTTAAATAATGAAACCGAATATATGCCCATTGAAGAATTTTCTCGTTGGTGTGCGTTATTACAGGGTGTTGAATTAATTTTAAATAAAGCAGAACAATTAAAAATTAATACTACGTCTTCTGATAGTTGGATAAAACCTGTTTATATAGAAAAATTTATTTCTGAAAAAAGCAAAGAATATATAGATGAGTTAACTTATTTCGCTGAACATCCATAATGAAAAATAGATTTAAAATACATAAATTACCTAAAGGAAAATTACCTAGCGCATTTATATTAAATCAATTAAAGACATGTAAAAGGCCTCGGGGTTTGATATTTTCTACTTATAAGAGTTTAGTTCTTAAAAAGAATGAACTTAAATCGGATGTAATTTTCGATAAAATTATTAATTTTGGTGCTTATTATATAGAAGATACATTTCGAAATCATAAAGTTGTTGGATGGTGTATTTATATTAAAGGTGTTATAAATGATGAAATAGGAATACAATCAATGTATTTTACTAGACCTTTGTATAGAGGACTTGGTTTAGGTACTTGGTTATTTTCTAAAGTGATTAATTATGCTCGTAGGTTAAAATTACCTATATGGATTTATCCAGATAAAGATAATTCATGGTTTTTTAGAAAAATAAGAAACAAATACAAAACAGTAAGAATAGAAAACATTTACAAAATACAATGAAAATTCAATACGTTTCTGATCTACATTTAGAGTTTCCTGATAATAAAGCATTTATTAAAGAAACTCCTATATTGCCTATTGCTGATTATTTGGTGATAGCTGGCGACCTTGGTTATCTAAAACAAACCGATGGCAAATTACAATATGAAAATTATTGTAATGATTTTTTGGATTATTGTAATAAAAAATGGAAAATGACGATTATTGTGCCCGGAAACCATGAATACTATGGTGGGTTTCATATTAAAGAAACCCCCCGTAAGTATAATTTAAGGGATAATGTAGTGTTGATTAACAATAATTTTATCGATATTCCAACAAAAGAAGATTATAATATATTGTTATACGGGGCAACATTATGGTCCAATATTAATCCATTAGAATACGTTGATGTGGCGCGAGATATGAATGATTATCATTGTATTATGTATGATGATAATGTAAAATTTAATCCGGGTCTTTCTATCCAAGAATATTTGAATACATATTCATTTTTAAATAATGCTAAGGTACCACCATATATTAAAAATAAACATAATGGAAAACCATATAAAATGGTATTTGTTACTCATCATGGTTGTCATCCTAAATGTATTGATGACTGTTATAGATCGTCTAAAGTAAATAGTGCATATTCAACAGACTTGACAGAATTGATAACAAAAAAAGCCCCAGCTGTTTGGATATATGGACACACCCATCAAACTAAACAATTTGTAGTAAATGATACTGTAATATGCGAGAATAGTTTGGGATATGTTAATTATGATAGTACGTCGCATTTTATTCCAGATGTGTGTATTAATGTGTAAATATTAAATAAATATTTTATATGTCCAAATACTTCATTGCATTCGTTTCATGTATTTTAATGTGCTATTGTTCTGTATTGTATGCAGATAGGACAGTAATGGTTGACAGTAACGGTAAATTAACATATCCCAATGGATCTAAATTTACAACTACTAATAATATAGTAACAGTTGATAGTAATGGTAAATTGGTAAATCCGAGCACTTCAACATTTATAAGTGCTAATAATTTAGGATCTGCCGCATCTGCTTATATTTGTGTGCGGGTTAACACTTATTGGGGAACAATTCCCGCCTCATCATATCGATTATATTACGGGTGTGAAGCGGAATTAAAAATTTTAAATAAAGAAGGTTATTTAATTTATCACGCATCAACTGTCGGAGCAGATGGTAGTACTTATCATAATAACAAAACGGTACATGATCCAAATTGTAAAATATTTTATTACGTTTCGTTACCTAGCACAAATAATCCATGTGTATCCCCAAAAACACGATTAAATTATAATTGGAATAGTCATAATTGGAGTATTGCTACCGAAGAAGATATTTCTTTAAGTTATTATACTGATAAATCAATAACAACTATTGAGTTTTATCCGAACCTAGATGGAGTAACTACAGATATTAATGGGGTTTCAACAGCCGAATCACAAAATATACGAGAAATTTTTTCAGATCCCAATAATACTATAGTTGTTTCTATAAAAAATAGAATAGAACATCAAAAAGATTACAACGGCAAACGTATTTGGTTTGCCCCGACTATAATTTATCAAAATGGAACTTTAGAATAATGCAAAAAATGACACAACGATTTATAAATTTTATTTTAATATCAATATCAGCCTTAACTGCTAATATTTGTTATTCTGCTACTGATGATATCCAGCAATTAATAGATTTGAAAAAAACTATTAATGATGTTAAAATAGTTAAGGAATTAAATAAAATAAATACATTCAAAATTGAAACATCTCAATTTATAAAAATAAGTGCTACATATATGGATTATTTAAAACAAAAACATCCAGATGTATTTATGATTATTGCGATAGCTGATAATGCGACAGATATTGGTTATTTTAGAATTGATTATTTGAATGCCACTTCGAATATACAAAAAATAAATCTTATTAAAAATAAATTTAACATTAAATAAACATGATTAAAAAAATATTAACAACAATATCAATATTAATTCTTAGTGTATCGATGTATGCTAAGGATCTTAACCAGCTTTTGTCTGAATATCCTGCAAATGGAACACGAGGTCAAAAGTACATATATACAGCCACAAATAAGGACGATTTAGCAACTGCTTTTAATTCATTTAAAAAATCAGCTATTGCTTTAGCTCCTTATAAACAAAACGCTACCGATGCGGAAAAAGAAGAAGCTAATAAACTTTATAGTCTTTTTAATACTTGGTATATTCAATTCTATGGTGAAACTAATGATGTTCCTGATCTTGTATCCTTACGCCTTAGTGTTTGGGTATATTGTGTAAAACTTGATAAATATGCGGAGCTTAAAGCTAATGGATGGAAAATTGGTAACGTTTCAATTAAGAAGAACCAAATTCTTTCTGCTGCTTTAGAATCTAAAGATTTTGATACCGCTGTCGCTGTTATTCCTATGTCTGGAGGCGCTGTTGATATCTGCTGGACTTTGATTAAAAAGGCTGTGCTTCGTGAAACTACAACAGATAAAGGCATTCAGATTCTTAATCTTTGCGAAACAGAAATGCTAATGAAAGGGCTTAAGACAAATCTTGAAGAATGTCAAAACATCAAAAAAGCATTAACGATGCGTAAACTTGCTAACTAATTTACTATAATACTATGAAAAAAATACTTATTACATTATTTACTTTGTTCTTTGGTATATCTATGTATGCCAAAGATTTAAATCAACTTATTCGAGAGTTTCCCACAAATGGAACTTTTTATGAAAAACGCGCATATGTTAGCGCAAACAAAACAGATATAGCCAAAGAATTTAATACATTTAAATCTTCAGAACTTGCTATGGTTCCATATAACGCCACTGCTACTTCTGATGAAAGAAAAACATCAGATTCACAATATGGATTATTTACTATATATTATTCAATGTTCCATAGTGAAATAACTGATGTCAATGATTTGGTCGCACTGCATCTTAGTGCACGAATATTTGTCGAAAATAAAGCTAAATATAACAAATTAAAAGCTAATAATTGGACTATTAATAATGTTTACGTTAATAAACCCCATATTATTTCATGCCTCATTCATGCACAAGATATTGATTTATTGATTTCTTTTTTACCTGGTTCCGGTAAAACCGTAGACTATCTATGGGGCTCTATCAAAAAATTAGTAATTACAAATGCTCCGAATGATAAAGCTATAAAAATTTTAGATCTTTGTGAAAATGAAATGTTGTTAAACGATCTTAATACTAATTTTGAAGATTGTCAGACTATTCGAAAAGTATTAACAATGCGTAAAATTTCTAACTAATACAAAAATAACAACTTATAAAAACTATGAAAAAACTTATTATTTTAACAATCACAACATTAATTGGTCTTAACGTTTTTGCAAAAGACCTTAATCAACTCATTTCGGAATTTCCGTTTAATGATACATATTCCGCTAAAAATGATTATATTTTAGCAAACAAAGCGGATTTTGATAAGGAGTTTAATAAATTCAAATCTTCGGAAACAGCTATGAGTTTATTTAACACCGCTACTTCAGTTGAACAACGAAATTCAACACTTAAGGCATACGTGATGTTCAGTCCTTATTACAATATGTTTCATGAAGAAATAACAAATGTTTCTGATATAGTTGTATTGCAACTCAGTGCTATTGTATTTTGTAAAACACCCAATGCTTACGATAAGTTAAAGAAAAACAATTGGAAGTTAAATAATTGTCAACCACCGCTTGGTAAAATTGTGGTTTGTGCTTTGATTATGCAAGACTACGATACGGTTATTGCTAAAATACCGGGGATGGGAAACAGTGTTAATTATATCTGGGATATGATTAAAAGGGATGTTTTAACAAAAATGCCAGTTGATAAGGGCATTAAAGTCTTAGATCTTGTTGAAAACGAAATGTTACTTAGTGGGGGTAAGGAAAATCTTGAAGAACTTCAAGCTATTAAAAAGGCCCTTACAATGCGCAAACTCACTAATTAATTTAACTAAAAATATTATGTTTTTAAGAGAAGGATTATCCTTCTCTTTTTTATTAATTTTTGATAAATATTTGTATAATGTCAACTATTAATCCAGAAAATCCTTACAATCCAGCACATGCTGAAGATTTAACTTTAACAGAGGTAGATCAATCGGTTGTTTCTCCTCTAACAGGGCTTGAAGGGGTATATCCAAGATATGCTACATTTGTTTATAACGTAAATAACGGCAATAATAACGATATTCACCCGGAAAATCCGTATAATCCAGCACATGCTGAAGATTGTGCGTTAGTTGAAATAGATTCATCTGTTATACCACCCTTATCTGGAAAAGAAGGATTATATCCGAGATATGCTAAATTAGTATATTTATTAAATGATGGTGGAACATCAGATTATAACGATTTAGAAAACAAACCAACTATCAATGGTGTTACTTTAAGTGGTGATCTTTCCACTGTTGATTTAAGTGTTAGTTATAACGATTTAGAAAACAAACCAACTATCAATGGTGCTACTTTAAGTGGTGACATTTCCGACGAAATTCTCGAGGTGGCTCAGTCCTCGAGCGAATTTTTAATGCGAGAGCGCATCGGCAAATTTTACGCGCCAGCTGGCGCCGAAAAGGTCTCCTGCAATCGGGCAAATTATAACATTCAGCCAACTTGTTCGTTTGTATTCACGACCGACAGCATGAACGAGTCGGAGCTGTTTACAATGTTCGGCTGCCCATTCGGCGGACACACGTCGTCCGCGACGGCGTTTTTCACAATTATGGACGACCAACGGCTCGACACTGTCACGCTCAACAATATTCCCGCCGCGCCGATATACTGCGTCGCGTTCGTCTGGACGTCCGACGGAAAAATAAAAATCGCCGCGAACGATTCGTCTCTCGCGGCTACGAGCCTGTCTTTCTCCACGTCCGTCACTGAGTTCGGCTTCAACTCCACTTATGCGAATGGCGACAGCAGCTTTTCGCGGCTTGCGGTTTTTGACTTCGATATTCTGGACGAGAACGCGCCTTACACGTTCGCCGACTACCGCGCGGGGAAATCCGTTCCGCGTGCGCTGCGCAGTCGATATGGATATTCGACCGACACGACAATGGGCGCGTCCACGTCCGCGTGGAACATCACCACGCCGCCGGAGGAATACTCGTCCGTTAAAAATGGCGACTGGGTAGCTGGCCCGCTTGTGTCTTATCTTAAAAACAGAGCGTCAGACCTGCCCGACGGCGAGAGCTACGCCATAGACCTCGCGATGAACGGCAGCGGCAACATCTACGAACAAGCTGCGCTCAGCAACTCTTACGGGCATTTTCAGACGGACACATCGACGCGCAAATACCGCATAAAGTTTAAGTATAAGTGGAATAAGCTCACGAGCGCGACCGACAGTGTCTTCTTCGGCGTCTATATATGGGGGCCCGAAATCTCCGAGCAGCAACTCGTCAAAATCAACGCGCCGACCGCACCCGACACCTCGTGGCACGAATACGACGCCGTCATAACTGACAGCATTGAGGACGGCCTTTACATTCCCGCGCTGTTCGTCTCACCGACAAACTCACCCACATACGGCGACTACGCCATATCCGTCGCAGGATTTTCGATAACGACCGCCGATGACGTCCTCTGCGAAGCCGACGACGCCCTTTCAGGGCCTCAAATACATGACCTGTCCGGAAACGGAAACCACCTTAATTTTCACGAGGGATATGTTCCCGTCGGGCTCGGCGTCAGCGCTGACAAAAACCGAAATCCCGCGTCGGCTTGTTACGATAATTTCTCGCTCGATTTGTCCAAGAATACGGGCGCCAGAATAGGCGGCTCGACAGTCGTGGCTGCGGCAGGCAAGTGCGTCTGCACGCTCAAACTTTGGAGCGACAAAGCGCTAACTCTCCGCGTATCGGCGAGCGGATACACCTCCTCGGTAACATTCTCCGCCGCGCGCACGTGGCAGTCTGTCAACTGCTGGGGCGGCGGCGATTACAACATTCCAATTTCCATTTTCCGCAACGCCGCCGGAACTGGAATCGTCAATCTTCGAGCGGCGATAACATACGACGAACTCATAATGTAAAATGAAAAATCAATCACGCATAAAAATCGGCGATAACGAAAACCTGCAAATCGAGGTCATCGAAGTTTGCGGTGACATCTACACAGACGGCGGCAGACTTGTCGCACCAGGGCGCGTCATACGCCTGAACGCGGACGACGTCGCGCGTCTCGGCATATCCAACGTTCAGGCTATCGCTGACCGATACAACGGCAAGGCGATAGACGAACCCGACGAGGGCTCAGAGGAATAACACACTGGGCGTATCTTTTCGGTGACGGTAATCATGATGTTTCTCGGTTGCTCGAGCGCGTGAAATAGCGCGGAGCCGGTCATGCACCATCTATGAATAGAACAGCTGCTTTTTCTAATATAAATGCAGCTGATAAAGGTAAAACTTTTAATACACGAGTGATCAATCATGTAAAAAATAATTGATAATTTAATTTAAAATAACTCTTAAATATAATATAACCATAAGGAAAAATTCCTTATGGTTTTTTATTTTTAAAAAATAACTCTCTTTTAAAATATCATTATGGCAAAATCAATAGTTTATAATAGAAAAAATAAAACCTACTTAAAATGCGACAATTTATGGAAATCTCCTGTTGTTTTTGTAGATAAACTTGAAGATGCAACTATCTATCATCATAATTTAGAAGAGATGGAAGATTTGCTTAGTTCTGGATTTTATGATTGGCCTTGGAATAATTGTATAATTAAACGTTTGTATATGAAGAAAGACAAAAGGGAACAAAAATGAGAAATATTTATTTAGTAAGAAGAAAAGATTCTCCAGATTACGAAGAGCATGATTCATATGTTTGCTATGCAAAAAATGAAGAAGAGGCATTAGCAATTCATAATTATGATTCTACATTACAATGTGCTTTTGGAGATAAATCTACTTATGAAAAAGAGATTTCTTCTTTTAATTTTGAAGACATTATAGACAAAAATCGACAATACTATTATTTCAGAAAAGAGAATGTTGATGTTATTCTTTTAGGAAAAAGTAGAGAACAAAAACAGTCTTATATGATTTGTACTTCTTATAATGCGGGATAAAAATGAGAACATTAATTAATAATTTTTAAAATGATTAAAAAGTAAAAAAGAAAGAAAAACAAAATGACTAAACAAGATGAAATAGAATTAAAAGAAATATTATCTAGATATGCTACTATAAATGGATTCTTATCCTGTCTCGATACTATTAAAACATATGCTAAAAACGTTCCTTTAATTTTTGGAAGTGGCATAAATGTTATATTTAATGAAACCTATAATTCAATTTTCGAACTTCGAAGAACGGATGATAATCATTTTAAATTAATATTTACATATGAGAATGAAGAATATGTCATAGTTGATAAAAATTCATGCCTTGGAAATGCATCTGTTAAAAATGGAAAATTAATATGTAATACTGAGGTTATGGTAATTTCAATCGCTATTGATATGTTTAAACGATTAGATGAAGAAAATAGAAAAGAAAGAAATCGAACTGAATTTTTGGATATGACTAAACCATTATTCAAAGATTATAAACATTTAGTAAAATTTGATACTGATTTAACCGATGGAGAAATCCAAAAAGCTATTAAAATATTTAAAGTTATAAAAGACTTAAAATAAAAACAATAATGGGCGGTAGAGTTTTTAAAGAACATTTCAACGGGAAAGAATCTCTAAAAATGGATAGAGAGACTTACTTTGATAATAGACAAAAAATATCCGATTTCTTTTTAGACTGGATAAGAGAAGTGGAAAATGATAATGACATTTTCTATACTGAAGGATATTTTATGTTTCCAAACGAATTTACAAATAAAGAAAGTTTTGGAGACATAGATGTTATTGTTTGCAAAAATTCTGAAAATCTATATATCGATAGTGAATCTCTCCAAGAACGTATTAAGAAATATTTTGGAGAAGATTCTATTATTAAGACAAATGGCCCGATTGTTCATTTTCTATATCAAAATAAATATCAAGTAGATTTTATTTTAACTGATTTCTATGATATGCTAATAAAACATTTCTATTTGTCATATTGTATAGGAATGTTACTTGGTATTATTGCTAGACATATGGGTGTAGCTTTTGGCATGGAAGGTCTAAAAATTAGAAATTATGATATTTTAATTAAAAGAGATTCTCTTTATGGTTTTAGTGATTATAAAGTTTTTGAATTTTTCCAATTAGATGAAAATCAATATAAAAATATAAAAACCGAAGAAGATGCTTTTAAGTTTGTTTGGAGTTGCCCGTTTGCTACACACGAAGTATTTAAAAGCAGCCTAGCAAATTGCAAACATAGGAAACGAGAAGCCGATAGCAAAGTATTTAAAAGATTTTTTGAATGGCTAAAGAGCCAACCCGAAAAATCTAAAGATGAAATTAAGTATATTCCTACAACTAAGCATGAACAAAACCAATATTTGAGAAAAATCTTTGGTGATTATACAATAGATAATATTGAAAAAGAAATAGCTTGGCTTAATTATAAAAATAGTATCATTAAAGATCGAGAGCAAGACCATTATAATTTTTCAGAATTTGTTAGTGCTTTTTATCATACTGATAGAGAGTTTGCTAATAAATTTTTTGGCGATGATATGCGAACTCTTACCGAAAAACAAGGAAAAGCTTATACTGAATTTAAAAAAGATTTAAACTTTTTAGTAATGAACCAAGAAGAAATTCAAAAAGAACTTAAAGAATTCATAGAAAAGAAAAAACAAATATTTAATTAAAATGAACACAAATAAAATTAATTTCGGAGAAGCTATAACAGATTTTGATATATGGTTTGAAGTACATAAAGATGAACTATCTCAATTAAAATTAGAAAATTATTCGGATTTCTTTCATCCATATACTGTTCGCGGAGAATCGTTAAATAATAATTTAAAAGATTATTTGTTTAATTTTTCCTCATCATTCGGTCACACCACTTTTGCTTTCAATAAAAAAGTAATTGAATGTAGCATTACCACCACAGAAAAACCAATGGATGAAATATCTTTTGGGTATTCATATATAAGTATGGCAGATGCTTTTAAAAAAGCGATTTTAAATATTTAAAATATTTTAAATAACTCTCTTGTAAAATTTAAATAACAAAATAAAATATAAATGTTATGGATGAAGAAGTAAATAATATTAATCATCATACTGCTTGGCCGTTTGAAGAATCTCTTGAAAAAAATACTAATAATTTTAGAGTGAAACTTAATGTTGGTGATAAATTTATTTGTGAATTAGATAAACAATTTGTTGATAAAATTGTAAGAGGAATAATTATTCAAAAATTAGAAAATATAAAACAATTGATAAATACTGGAAAGGAAATATCCAATTTTACTAGCAAAATCGAAGGAAATACTTTAGTTTATAATTGTGAAATTAGAATTGAACCGATCATCGATATTACACAATACATAAAAATTAATGTAGAAACAAATGAATAAAACAATTGAAATTATAGATAAAATATTTGATTTTACTGCTAAAGCATTATTGAATATATTATTGGTCCTTCCTGTTTTAATTATATCTCTACTTTATGTTGGGATATTTTTAACCCTTGCGGCTTCTCCTTTTTGGATTAGTGCATCATGTATATATTGTTTATACGAGTTAGGATTTTTTGAAACATTACCTTGTCTTGCATGGATAGCAACTTTGTTGTTTGGATTCTTATGTTTTTACTATATTTATCATGTATTGAAAATTTTAATCAGTAATGATTCATCTGATGAAATGAATTATTTGGATGAATTGAAATCTTTATTTAAAGATGATAGTAAAAAATAATTAATTAAAATACAAGATAATGTACTTATCAAAAACAGTCAAAACGATTAAAGAGTATTATTTGATTCAAGTTGAACTGAATTGAATAAAAAGAATGCCATGGATTGTGTTTGCATTTTCGATCAAACGAACTTAAAAATAGGAGGATAAAATGTCCAAATATACAAAACCAAAAGAAGAGGATCTTGATGATTTGGGGTTACTCGATAACGAATTTTTAGTACAAATAGGTATATATTTTGCTATTATAATTGGCATAATTTTAATTGGATCTCAATTTGATATAAAAGAAGAAAAACAAGAACAACAAAACCAAACTAATATAGAAAAGGTATTGGTTGATATTCAAAAAGACATTCAAGATCTTAAACAAAGGCAAAAATGATTATACAAAAATTAAAAATAAACAAATAATGTAAGGAAATATATGGGAAAATTCGATTGGGTAAGTAGAGTATCATATAGTGTAATGCGTAATTTTCATTCGGTCGAAGCGGCTGCTGATTTTTGTTGTGGTGCAGATGAAACAATAAATATCACAGGCATTGATCATAAGGGAAATAAAATCAATCTTAAAAATATTATCATTAAAGATATTATAGGTAATAGTAAAAAATATTTTGATGTTAAATATATCGACGAAAAGGGAAATAAAGGTGTTATAGGAGTAGATCTGGAGGACTTGGATATTAAATTTAATTTACACTTTCATAAAAATAAATGAAACATTTCTTTACAGTATCTTGGGCGGCTGTTGTTGGTGCTCTTTTTGGTTTGATATCTTCTCTTACATTTGATATTATTGGAAACGTTATTTCGGATGAAATAGAACCTTCTGATGATCCTATCATCATGAAATCATTAGATGATATACACGAACAACTTAAAATTTTAAACGAAAAAATTAATAAACATTGAAATCTCAATAAACAATAATAAAATAAAAATATGATGAATAAATTAATTAATTACCTCTATGCAACTATCATGATTCTTTTTGTATGTTTCACGATTTATGTATTGGATTCTTCTAGGAAATCCGATCATTCAGATCAGCAAATCAAGCCGATTGAAACTGTTATTCCTATCAATGAGATAGAAATTAAATCATTCGCAAACAAAGAGATATTGTATATTCCTCTTGTGTATGTTGCACCCGATAAAACAAAACCAGAGGGAGTTTATTATACATATCTTTTTAAGAAACATGTAATGGTTCCTTTTAATCTGAAAAGTGAAAAGATCGATATTGAATCTCCCTGGATCTTAGCAGAATATGATAATGAATTTAAAACATGGTATAAGTATTGTCAAAAAAATCTTTGCGGTGATCAGGTTTATGTATGGAATAAAAATGATAATTGTTTTCAAGTAATACCATGGACTACATGTCATTATGATTATGATGGATATGGAGATTATACAGAAACTTACCTACCAAAAGTTATGGTAAAAGGAAGAAGAGTAAAATAACTCTTCTTTAAATTTAAAATATGAATAAAAAAGAATTAGAGCGATTTAAAATTGAAGGCCAATATGAAGCTCAATCAGCCCTTTTCAGGGATGCATCTACTCGTATACAAAAGGCAATTTTATCAATCGGATATATGATAATGATATTAATCATATTAATGACTAATATCATTTATAATCGCCCAGTTACTTGGGTTTCTTTTGTTAATATCGGAGCAGCGATAGCTTCGTTTTTTGAATTAATTGGTGCAATTGGAATTTTAATTGAATATAAAAAAATATATAAAAATTCGTTTAACGAAGCAGTTTCATTACTAAAGAAATTGGAAAGACATGCCAGCTAAATGTTTACAATTTAAAGGTGATTCTATTTTGTTTGACGAAGAAACATATAATCAAGCAAATGAAATTGCATCACAAAAAGCATTAAATAATGCTATTATTAAAATTATGCCAGATGCTCATGCTGGTAAAGCATCTTGTATTGGTTTTACAGCAATAGTTGATAATGGCATGGTTATACCTAATACAATCGGTGTAGATATTGGTTGTATGGTATCTGCTTATAAAATTCCTGTAAATGATATCGATTATGCAAAATTAGATAATGTTATAAGAAACAATGTTCCATCAGGCAATTCTATAAGAAAAACAAAGTCATCTTATATTTCGGAAGATGTATTTGATATTGTTGAAGAATTTACCCCAGATGAATGTTTAGATAAAGTAGAACATTTTAAAAATTCTATAGGAACACTAGGTGGTGGTAATCACTTTATATCAGTAGAAGGCAATGAAGATGAAAAATATTTGCTTATCCATTGTGGTTCTAGACATTTCGGATATAAGATATGTGAACATTTTCAACAATTAGCAGAAGCTAGATATAAAGAACGCAATGAGCAAGTTAAAAAATCTGAACTAGAAGCAATAGAACCTTCTAAACGAGAAGCTTATATAAAGCAATTTTTTATTGAAGACATCAAAAAAGATTATATGTATTTGGATGGAGTAGATGCAACTAATTATCTTTCTTATATGTCTATTGCTCAGACGTATGCTAGTTGGAACCATTATGCTATTTTCAATACAATTTTTGATAATATGGGATGGAATAAATCTCATTTAAGTATTGAAGGAAATTCTATTTCAACAATGCATAACTATGTAGAAATTATTGATAGTGATAAATATGTCATTAGAAAAGGTGCAGTTTCTGCAAAAGAAAATGAAATCTTTTTACTTCCTATGAATATGGCTGCTGGAACATATATATGTATTGGTAAAGGTAATCCCGATTGGAATTATTCCGCACCTCACGGCGCTGGCCGTATCGGGTCACGCACTTCTGCTAAAAAAGAATTAAATATGGAAGACTTTAAAAATAGTATGGAAGGTGTTTGGTCAAGCTGTGTTAAAGAAAGTACTCTTGATGAATCCCCTATGGCATATAAAAATCCAGAATTTATCGCTGAATCAATTAAAGAAACAGCAGATATTATTAAACATTTAAAACCTTTTTATAATTTCAAAGCATCATAATGGAAACAATTAAAATACCCGAAAATACCAAGCCAGTATTATATACAGAATGTTGGTGTAATTCGCCTTATCATAGTTTAAGATGGCATATTTGCGAAGATGGTTTATCTTTTGAAGTTTATCTTAAGCCGTATAATTCATTTTGGAAACGAATTAAAAATGCTTTAAGATATATTTTTAAAAATGAATATACTCATTGTGGATATGATGAATTTGAAATTAAATTAGAAGATATAAAGAAATTAGAATCTTTATGTCAACAAATTAGAAAATAAAATGCTTATCAAACCAGAAAATTCTAAAGATTGGAAACTTATTTGGTCATATGTTGATGAAACAAAACGTCAGCATAAGATTTACATGTCAAACAATGAACCAGTGACTATTGATCATGTTTCTTGGTATGATCCAGAAGAAAAAGATGAATTAGAATATTATGAGGCAGGGTTATTGAATAAATCTATTATTCATTGTAGTGAATGCTGGTGTTTACCAGAATTAAGAATAAGTAAAGCAACAGGAAAATTTTATTGTACTTGTCCTAGTTCGTTTTATCTGGATGATGATGAGGAAGAAAATAATGTATATCTTAAAAGTAAACTTGAAAAAAATTTAATGTTTGATACTATGGAAGAAGCTATCAAACAATGGAACAAAAGCAATCTAGATTTGTCTTTACTTTCAGATGTAGAGAAAATGGTAAAAGATAGCAAAAATTTTGAAGACTTTAAAAATACGCTAATTAATTGGAAAATTTTTAAGCCCCTCATGGAATATAGCGCGGTGCAGCGGCTTCAAATGCTTTTGCATTGGTTTGGATATACAGAATCAATTTATAATAAAATTTTTATAGGATATTTTGAAAAAACATGGTTTGAGGCTAATGAATGCTGCGCTAAAATTGCAGATGAGTTGATTAAACTTTTGTATCTTAATATAAAAGAGAAAAACAAATAAATTTTTACATGAAGAACAAACTATTTTTTATTTTTATCTTATTAGCAACACTTAATTGTTTTGCTTCATTTACCTTTAATAACGGTAAACATGCTATTATTTTTGATAGTGATACAACAGTTGGATTGACTGTATCTGGTGATACCACCGGCTTTGGATATTATCTTAATAATGATAAAACTTTCTTTTTACTTACCGAAGAAGATTTAAAGAAAGCTTTAGAATTTAAAGAAGGTGACGAAGTAAGATTTGTTAAACAGAAAAAGAATGGTACTGTTTTAAAGATGACTACTTCTAAAACAGAAAATGGTATTCAATTGTATAAAATAGGTGGCAATGGTAATGGTGGTATAAGTTTTTCTGTAACTATTATTGATAAACCATATACTCCTTCCGGGCAACCTCTCCCTCATTTATACTTTTCTATTTTCTTGGCCTCTAGTGTTTTAAGTGCAATGATTATAGTAAAATCAATAAAAAAATGAAAAACGAAAATCAAAAATCAAAAAGCGAAAAAAATTACGAACAAATAATCAGAGCAGGTGATAATTGGCCACCTGAACTTCCTGATTATATTTTAAAAGCAATAGCAGGAGCTAATTTATCACTTCCTGATTTAGAAAAATGTACAAATGCCGAATTAGATATTTTAATTATTGTATATCAAGGCATTGTTGAAAAAATCCGCAAATTTAAAGAGAGTTAAAATTAATTTTAACTCTCTTTTATAATACAATAATGAACGATTTAGAAATAGAAGAATTGCGATCTAAAATTGATGATCTCGAACATCAAATTAGTGATTTAGAAAATCAAATTTATAATTTGGAAAATGAATTAAAAGATAAAGAACAAAATATTCGCGAATTAGAAGAAGAGATCGAGGATAGAAATAATACTATTGATGATATTCAAAATAAAATACGCGATTTATGGTATTACGCAGATGCTATTTATTTAAAATAAATAACTCTCTTATATCAAATCAAAAAATAATTTACAAATGACAAAACAAAACGAAACAGACTTAAAAAAGATATTATCTAAATTTGCCACTATAGATGGTTTTTTGGATTGTTTGAAAGAAATAGAAGCTTATGCCGCAAGTACATATATAAAAGACTATTCTTACAAACATTTCGATTTTAATGGAGATGCATATTTCGGCATTAAGCATCTAGTAAATAATTGTTATAAAATGGTATTTTCTTATAAGGATAGTATATATAATATTAGCTTTGTAGAAACAGTTTGGGCACAGCCGTCGCAAAAATTTGCACAAGAGTTAGTACAAGAAGCTAAAGAAATTTTTGAGCGTTTAGATAAAGAGCTTAGAGAAGAAAGAGCGCTAGAATTTGCATATAAAATTTATAAACCTAATAATAAAACCAAATATGTTTCTGAATTGAAAGATATTGAAGGAGCTGAATTGTCGGAAGAACAAATTCAGAAAGCTGTGAAATATTCACCAGATTCCACCGAAGAAGAATTTGTTAAAATCAACAATAATTATATAAAACCTTCAGCTGTAGTTGCTATATACGAAGAGGTTTTTGAATATCCTTGTATCAAAATTCTATTGAAAGGAGGCCAAGAAATTAAAACAAAGCATGCATTTGCTGCTGATGTTTTTGATTTCTTAGAGAAAAACAAAGAAAGTTTTATCAAGATTGGAAATACATATATGACAGCATATATAAGACCAGAATATGCAGTAGCTATATATGCAGATACAAACTATGAACATAATGCAATATGTGTAACACTTAAATATGGTGGTAAAGTTATATTTCCAGCAAGTCGGTATACAGCTGATGAAATTCTTGAAAAATTAAAGAAAGGCTGTCATGAGTGAATTGAAAGCTGATAGTGAAGAAGAGTTTGTTGAAATTGGTGGTGTTCATATAAAACCTTCTACAGTTGCTGCTGTGTATAGCAAAACTGAAAGCACTGGAAGCTGGCCAATTACTATTGATTTAGTTTCAACAATTGTTGTCCTCAAGAATGGCAAAACATTTAAATGGTTATACTCTGATTACCCAGTTGAAAGAATTCTTGAAAAATTAAAGAAAGGAAAAAACAAATGAAAATATCAAAAGAAGAGTTTAAAACTATGGTATTAAATATGCTTAAAAACGCATAGCATATTACTCAAATTTCAAAATATAAATATGCAACAATTGATAAAAATAGCATGAGCAGAAAGTTAACAAAACAATTAAAATATAAAATAATGCAGGTTTATGATCGTAGACCCAAAGGCTGCTTCGAATACGAAGACTGGAGATATATTACAGTAGATCACAATGGAGGTGTATGTGTTTTCGAAAGTAAACCAATTATAGACCACACGGATCGTTGTTGGAAACCTAGCGTAAAGAAAGGACATGACCGCTATTGGTTTATTGGATCATTAAAATTCGATTCTACTAGTTGGAAGAACACTTGCATAGCATTGCCTAAGAATAAACAAAATTATCTAACTTTACAGGCTAAATCGCTGCAGGATCAAGTGGAAAGCCTAGAAGAATGCGTTAACTACTTGGTAAATAAACTAAAAGTTTTTCTTCAAAAATTGCAATGACCTATCAACAAGCTAAAGAGAAAATTCATGCTGAATCTTGTCCTTGCAAAAACAAGAAAGAGAAATAAAATATATGAAGATGAATATATAAATTTCAATCAGAGACAAAAAGAATTAGATAAAATATCCGAGGATATGAAATATAAACAACATGAAATGATTTATAAATAATCAACCAATTATGCATTTAAATTAAAAAGGAGAATATCATGTCAAAAATGTTTACTTTAGGAAATTTTAAATCTTCATTGGAGGATATTTGTGAAAAATATAAGAATAAACCTAATACAGAATCTACAAGAAAAACTTTAGAACATGAATTAAAAGTATATGCTATGTCTATGCTTCGTGATAATCCAAGAGCAGACATAGTAGAATGCGATGCATTAGTTTTTCAAGATATAAATGAAGATCTTTTGTATCCAAATCATATTCATGTTGTATCATCAAAAACGCAAGAAGAAAATTCTGAAAATAAACCAATAGAAGAAAATCGCGTGGATAGTACGGGCGATTATGAAATTAAACCAGCAACCGATGGGACATATTAAACAATCCATCTTAAAAATAAAAGATAAACAAATAAAATGAACAAATACCAAGAAAAATTATTCAGAATAAAATATGGATATATGGAAATAACAGATGATGAATTTCCTGAATTACCTGCTCATTATGCTGATATTTATAAAGGCATAAAACATATAAGCAATTTATCGGAAGCAGAAAAAATTGCATTTCATACTCGTTCTCTTTATAGAAATAAGTTTCCAAATATGGATAAAGAATTGGTGAATAAACATATTGATTCTACTGTGTTTACTGCGTTGCAACATACCCCGGGTTTTGATACTAACTTAAAAAAGGAACAAAACGAAGACTGTGATCATGATTGGCAAATATGTAAATATCATCAAGAAGGCCATCTTTGGTGGAAATTTGTATATGTTGAAGAATATTGTACAAAATGTGGGTTACATAGATTAAGAGTAATTTAACTCTTTATTATAATTACCATATGAAAGCTAAAATTAGGTATTATGAAAATAAAGAAACCCGCGAAATATACGCAACGGTTAATTTAGACAAAATCAAAATTTATCTTAGAGATATATGTTGGGATGTAAGTGACGGCTGGATTCAATTTGATATGTGGTCTAAAAATTTGATAGACAATTATTGGGGTCAATTTATTGCCATTGATAATGATAAATTTATTAAATGGCATATACAAACATTTGATAACGCGGTAGTTGGTGTTCAAGGTAATTCTTATGTATCTTGTAAAACATATAGGAAGATTATTCGACAATTATTTGATTCTGATAATTTTGAAAATATTATAAAGAAACAAATTTCAAAAAAGCTTAAAATTCTAAATATAAAAAGATCCAAAATTATAAAAGAATTAACAAAAATAGACGAAAAAATTTCTAATTTAAAAACATATATTTGAAATTGCACTATAATATCACAACGAAACTCTAAAAATGATTGAAGAAATAAAAGATATTGATTCTGAAATTCGTGATCTTGTTATTGCATTAAATACTATTCCTGCTCTTAAAACTACATGTAGTTGTTGTGGTCATGACAAAGAACCTATACGTATTTGGTTTGATATTGGTGCGTGTTTAATTAACAAGATTTTATTTTACTTTTTCAATAACTTAGATCCCAAAATTTGGTCCATTAAAATATCAACTGCAGATCCAAATAAAGAAAACGTGTGGGTAAATTGTTATTTAGAATCTGGATATCTTGTTAGTGATATGTTGGAAGAAATAGAAAAATTAACTAAACATATCAAAACTATATATGCCAAATATGACGTGTGGCATGTAATACAATGAATAATTCTAGCCAAAACAAAAAATATAATCCTATAATTACAAATATTAAACATTTAAATAGCAAAATAATTTTAAATCAATTAAAAATATTAAAAAATTAATTGATATTTTAATAATTTTGCCTTAAAACCATCTATTTCTAGTGGAAATCTATATTTACATTTAGATTTTTTGATGTGTAAATATAATTCGAACAGATTTTTCCAATCACAACAAATATTCAATTCTTCCAATGACTGAATAATTTTGTTTTTAATATAATTAGTCATTTCTATCCATATTATATTCTTTTTTAAAGGACAATCTTTTAAAATATATTGATGATTAAATTCAAAAGCTCTTCGTGATATTTCTATTGAACTTAAAATCATATCAGGTAATTTCAATTCTCTGTTTACTATATTTCCGATAAATGATGAATATTCAGGATTAACTTTTAGTAAATTTACTGAATATATATTACACCATTTTTGTAAATTATTAACTAATTTTGTCCGACACCATTGATTATTACAAAGTTTATTGAATTTACGACCTTTGCCATTATCTTTTGATTTAATATTTAGATTTTCAATAGCAAATAAAGAACATTTAAAATGTTTCATTTTATTTATAAGAAATTTAGATATTTCTAATACTTCAAAATTTCTTTTATTATTTAAATAAATTTTCAGTTTATCATTAGATGAGCATTTTGTTTTATTTTCTTTATCATTTAAATATTTTAAACTTAAAATACCTTTATCAATAATATTAAAATGTTCACTATCTAACCAATCTAAAACAGAATATCCAATATAATTTGGATTTAAATCAATACTAATTATTCTATTTTGAATTTTATTATAATTTTTTAATTCAGTTTTTAAAATAGTTTCATCAAAACTTATCCAAATTTTTTCATGAGATAATTTGTAAGTAATAGATAAGTCTTTTTTATCTTGATGTAACATTAATAATTGCAAATATTGTTTATATTTTTTCGAATTAATTTGAAATTTTAATTCTATTTTTTCTTTCTTAGATGGTTTAAAAATTATTGTATTTAAATCTCGTATAAAAAATTTCCTATTCCCTTTTACGCCTGGATTAGAACCCTCACCTATTGAATATAAAGGACTTAATCTATTTCTATTATATTCTTCTTTACTAATAATATTCTTTAATCTATCAAAGAAATTTTTCTTTCCTCCAAATATAATTGATTTATCTTTAAATTTTTTACATAATGCTATGGCCTCATATATACAGCTTTGTCTGAACCAACTATCTAATAATTCAATATTATTAAATTGAAGATGTTTACATTCTGTTTGAGATATGCCTTCTTTATATCTATTATAAAATATATGTAATAAATTCGAATATTGTTTTTGATATTCTAAAATCCTATTGGGGTTTGTTGTTGTAATATCTAATTTAATTGTTATCATTATTTTCTATTTCCTTTCGTAATTTGTTTAATTTTCTTCTATGGGAATAAGATTTCATAGAAAAATAATGTATTATTGATATTAAATCTTCTGTCAGCTCCTGTTCATAAGATTTTTCCGATAAATCAGATATAATTAAAATTTTAGTTTTATAAAATTTACAAAATGATAAAAACAATTCAAACCCAAAACGACATAACCTATCTTTATTTTCAATAACAATTGTATCTATATTACCTTTAACTATATCCAAAATTAAATTATCTAATCCTTCTCTATTAAAATACATACCAGATTTTATATCAGAATATACTTTAGTTATTTGAATACCTTTGGAAATGCAAAAATTAGAAATACGTTGAATTTGTTCATCGAGATATTTTTTGGGTGGATTTGAAACTCTAGCATAAATTACACTATATTTGTTCTTACAACATTTTCGATTGCCTATTAGTGCATACACAGATTCATCATTATATAAATATCTACCATTAATAACATTATCAATTTTTATTAGGCCTTCTTTAACATATTTTGTTAATGTTGGTTTTGATATACCTAAAATAGATACAATCTGTTTTGCTTTCATATAATTATTTATGTAAAATAGTTTATTTTTTGAAAAATTTTTATTGATTTTTATCAATTTTTATTTATTATATATTTATATCAATTCGTTACTGATATTAGATTTTCAATTAACGTTTCAAGAGATTAATTTTATGGATTGTTTAAAAAACTGTTTAAAATATTATCTTGTGGGTACTATAACATTATTAATATTAGGAACTATTAGTTATCTTTTAACACTAATACCATATAATATTGCATATTATTTTTATATATTACTTTTATCTAGCCCGATTGTTATTATCATTGGTATTTTCACATCTTATATATTTCAAAAATTATTTAAAAGTAATAAAAATATCGGGGAAGATGATTATGGGGAATTTTACGATGATTTTTACTTTTAAGAAATAAATATTTTAACGGAAGGAAAACATGCGGTAGGAATGAGAGATCCATGGATTATTAATTATAAACGACGCTGTTATCAGTTTGAAATTGGTACAGGTATTTTATTTAAAATCAACGTAACATCAAATAATTTAAAATTTGAGTTATATTTGGAAGAAAAAGATAAGGAGCCTATTTTTATTACACGAAGTAATAATATACAGATTTTAAAAGATTTAGTTCGTTCAATTGATACTCATATGGAACCCGAGCAAATACAAATAAAATTTCATTGCTTGACTATCGTTAATGTTTATGATATTATAAACAAATTAAATGAAAATAAGAATAACATATCGTAAGAAGGAAGATGGATTAGAATTAACAGTTGATACTGATTCTATCAATCAACCTATATATACAAAATTATTCAAAACAGAAGAACAGGCTAAACAAACAATCAATAATATATTATCAGCAGCTAAAATTGATAATGATGTATCGATTGATTTTGAAGATAAAGATTTTGGTGATTTATTGTTTGATACTGATTTAGATTTTACAAATGAAAACGATTATCAAACATTCTGTAATGATATAATGGTATTAGAACTTAAAAAATAACTCTCTTTTATAATATCTCCATGAACACAAATAAATACAATCTAAATGATGCTCAAATTAAAATATTAATCAATACTGCATTTCTTGATGGTATTTTTTCGCTTCCTTTTAATCGAGATGAATTTAGGGAAGTAATAAAAGATAATTGTATGTCACATATGTTGAAATACGGTGATATCATTCGCGAATTTGGTTCATGGACTGCATTTAAGAATGTATATATGTATTTTGATGAAGATTTTAATACTTCGGAGAGATAAGTCAAGATTCGGCCTAATGACGGCGCACTTGAAATGCGTTAACTCAGAAATGGGTGTGGGGGTTCGAGACCCTCTTTCTCCGCGTTAAAATAAAACAATTAATTAAAAATAAAATATATGAAAAAAGAAACAAAAGAAAACAATAAAATAATCGATGCGGCAGTGTTAATAGCTGATAAACTTGATATCGATGCATTCATTAATAATTCAGACATTTTGGTTGAAATGCTGGGGATGAATTTAGAGGAATATATTATTCATATGTTTAAGGGTCTTCCAGTAGCTCGTGAAGGATTTAAACGCGCCATAGATCGGAAGATTAAAAAATATCGCGAAGTAAAAAAATTATTGTTGGATATAAAAGATTAATTTTAACTCTTATATATAAATAATTTAAAATTTTTAGTTCTTTGAAATGTGCTAAGTTGGTCGAATGGTTGAAGACAACAGTCCGCAAAACTGTTTGTGAAATGCACATTGTAGGTTCGAATCCTACACTTAGCTAATTTAAAAATAAAATACGGGTATATGGTGTAATAGGAACATACGTCGTTTGGGGCGATGGGTCGCCGTGCAAATCGGATATACCCGACCATTTAAGGATCAATAACTCAATTGGTTAGAGTAGCGACCTTTTAAGTCGTTGGTTCTGCGTTCAAGTCGCAGTTGATCTAAAAATTTATAAGCGTCTGATGCAAGAAAAGGCTAGTAACCTTACCTAACAGACAGGTCTTCATAAGCGTATAATATTCGAATCTAACTAATTCGATCCACAAGCAACTATATCAGCTTGTGTAGAACTATTATACTAGGTGTCTGTACGCGAAATCCATACTATCAGTGTATAATAACCATTGATAGTATGGTGTTTATTTTTAGGGCCTGTAGTTTAATTTGGTGGAACAGGTGATTCATAATCGCCCAGTTACAGGTTCGAGTCCTGTCGGGCCCATATTTACTTTCTGGTTCTTTGATAATTTATTTAAATTTAAGGTTCCCGTAACAAGAAGATGACAACTTCACCACATTGAGATGGTCCATTCATCAGTTGACTATGCTTATTATCGTCAAAATAGGCCTATAAAAGCACATGGCTTTTATTGACAAACGGTTAACCGGGTCTCAGTAACTGAAGTCCATTATTAGCTCAATAACCTGTCACAAGAAAAATAGAGTCCAGAATGTTACTCTGGAGATCTGGTAATAAGGGTAAGTCCAGGTAATGGCATATATTTACATTTTTCTATTGAATTTATAAATATTTTTTAGTTCTTTAATAATTTTATTCCAGTTTAGCTCAGTTGGTAGTAGCAGTTTAGTCTCATAAGTTGAAGGTCCGGTGTAATTCCAGCGACTGCATCTAATTTAAAGTTCTTTGATATAACTGTTAACATATAAGTGTTATATTATATAAATACTTATATGAAAATTAACAGTAAGTATTATTTATATTACCATAAAATAATATCGTTTCGTAAACAAAATATGCCAACAGGTTATACAGAAAAACATCATATCATTCCAAGAAGTCTTGGAGGAAATAATGATAAAGAAAATATTGTGTACTTAACTGCACGGGAGCATTATGTATGTCATTTATTGTTAATGAAAATATATGAAGATAACAACGAAGCATATTTTAAAATGGTTAAAGCTTGTGTTATGATGATATTTACAAAAACTCCTAATCAGCAGCGGATTTACAATTCTCGAATGTATGAAATGATAAGAATGCAATTTAGTAAAATACAATCTAAATCTCAATCAGGAAAAAGAAATTCTCAATTTGGCAAAGTTTGGATATATAATTTACAACTTAAAAAATCTAAGAAAATTTATAAAAATGAATCTTTAGAACCGGGTTGGAATTATGGTAGAATTATAAATTTCGATTCTTTTATTAAAAAAATAAATCATAAACATAATAAAGCAAAATTAAAAACTAAAGAAGATTTAGAATTTAGAAATAAGTTTAATGCCGAAAAATTAAAAATAAAACATCAAAAATTTACACAAAAACAAAAATATTATACTGATTTATATAAATTATATTGTAAATACGGTTGGACGAAATTAAAAGAAATTACTAATTATAATAATACACAAGTTAATTTTGTAAATCAATGTAAAAGATATGTAAAAGATTTTATTCCACAAAATGGTAAAAAACGAGGGTTATAATAAATTTATAAAACAATAAATAAACAATTTTGAATTATATTTAAATTATGAATGTCCGACGAGCAGAATTGGTGATGCAGCAGACTGTTAATCTGTGACCGTAAATAAATGGTTTGGTAGGTTCGAACCCTACTCGGACAGCCAATTTATAAACGCCAGAATACTCAAGCGGCCAACGAGGACGGTTTTGTAAACCGTTGCGAAAGCTTCATCAGTTCGAATCTGATTTCTGGCTTTGTTCTTTCTAATATTGCAGGGTGGTGTAAAGTGCATATCAGCCCCATAAGCTGAAGGACCGATTGTGCGATTCCGGCGACTGCACCCAATTTTACAGACGATTAGCTCAGTAGGTTAGAGCAGTATGTTGATAACGTACGGGTCACAGGTTCGAGTCCTGTATCGTCTATTTTTGAATTATATGGGTAATTATTCTTCTAAAGACGGAGGGGAGACTGTAAATCTCTTGCTTATTAGCTGGGTAGGAGCGTTACCTACATTGCCCAATAATAATTTTTCGGGCCTGTAGCTCAGTTGGAAGAGCACATGATTTGCATTCATGGGGTCAAGAGTTCGAATCTCTTTAGGTCCAATTATTTTAAAAATAACTCTCTTTTAAAATATACATAAGTTCTTTGACATAATATATTTGATTTTATTTTATTACATTGTGACCGAATAAGTCAGCCGAGGTTGATTATATAATCAATTTGAGACTAAAGTATTATGAATATAGATGAAAGCTTGTAGTTTATATTCATAAATAATGTAATTATGAAAAAATAAGGTATTTTATTATTATCTGGATGCATAGGATGATAATAAAAGTTTAAAGTAAACGCCGAGGCATAATACCCCGCAAACGTTGAAATAATATTGGTGAAATTCCAATTAACCCAAATATAAAGATTAGCTACCTTTATTGGTTATGACTGAAAAATTTGATTATAACTTATATTTGTTGGTAATCGAGGAATCCAACCAATGTAGTAAAATAAAATCAAATATATCACGGGGACGATTAGAATCGATTAGTCGTGAAAATTTTTAAATGATACAAGTAGTAGATGAATAACATACTTTAAAATTATTCAAAAATATAAATGGCAATACATACGCTATTGCAGCTTAGTAATAAGGCTGCATGGAAAAACTAAGGATTATTCTTAATTAGTGACCAATGAAAGAATATGATTTCAATATACTACCGTTCGATATTGAAATTAAATAAGGAATGGAAATGAAATTCTTGTTTGTAGTAAGATTAAACAAACTAAACTTGTGAACGAATTGGAAATTATAGCGATATAACACCAGGGTGCAATTCCCTGCGTCTCCACCATTTTAAAACGGTAACGAGGTTGGATATAGTGAGACAACCCTCTCATAAGGGGTTTGAAGTAAGTGCAAGTCTTACCGTTACCACGTATGCCGCTTTAGTTCAAATGGTTAAAACACATGATTTTCATTCATGAGTTCCGAGTTCAATTCTCGGAAGCGGTGAGAATATTTTCGGTTGGCAGAGAACCCGAAACTGCAATAAACTTATGCTGTTTTATCCTTTCCCAGCATATACGGCTCCTGGAAGTTTTATATTTATAAGGGAGCCACCCATTTATTTCTCCCTGATGGTGTAATGGTAGCACAGGTGATTTTGGTTCATCTAGTTATTGTTCAAGTCAATATCGGGGAACCATTTTAAAAACTAAATAATTATATATTATGAGAACCATTAACAATTTTATCTTTGCGGCCTTTTAATAAGGTACGCAAATGAATACAGATAAAAGTATACAAGAATTAACAGAAAATTATTCACCAAGGATCGGTAAAACTTGGAGAAAAAATAGATACTATTATAATATAGATGGGAAAAGAGAGGGAAATAAAATAACTCATACTGGATTTTATTACTCTTTTAGTAAAAATGAATATGTTAAATATCATTATGTTGCATGTAAATATGTCACAGACAACGAATGTTATGGATGGCATTATTATGCAGGTGAATATAAAACCAACGGATGGAGAGAACCAATTAGGATAAGTCATTCATCTAAAAGAATGTCAAATAAACAAAGAAGAACCCACGAAAAAAGAGATTTTTATAAAATTATTAACGAATATTTTGATAAATAATTATATGAAATCGGATAACGATATAATCCTTGAAAAGTATTTGTTACTTAAACCGAATGATCCTATGGAATATAACAAATGGGAAGATTTTCCCCGTAGAGAAATTTCCATTGAAAGAGCTCTTCAACATTTGTTATCTTTTATGTTCCAAGAAATGAATGAAAACAATATAGAAGATGATGAGTATAATAGAGCAATTATGATTGATGATTTAATTAATAGGCTTATAAAATATAAAGAAGAAGAAAAACTCGGACTCTAGAATAAAAATATAACTCTTATTTAAATTACTCTTCCAAAAAAGGAAGAGTTTTTTGTTTATTAAAAAATAACTCTCCTTTAAAATATACACAGTTTCAAAAACATTAACTCAAAACAAAAAAATAAATGGCTAAAAAACAAATTAGACAAAAAAGTGAAAATAAAAATATTATTCATAAAACAATGGGTCGCTCTTGGGGTAAGCCTGTGGTTGATCCAGTGTTGAATGATACTGTAAGTGCTAAAATTTTTGCGGCACGTAAGAAAAATAATCCGAATAGGTATAAAAATAAATAGATTGTATACTTTAGGTTTATTGTTTTGATTGAAAATAACAAAAAATAAAATATAATAATAGTATGAAAAATAAACGTAATATGGTATTGAAAGGACTTTCATCTGAAGATATTCAATACTATTCGAATTTAGAATCTAAATTGAATAAAAACAAAAATAAAAACAATAAAACAAAAAAGAGAAATCGTAATTAAATATGGTAGAAGTAATTGAAAATGGTAATATTTTTGATTCTAATGCAAAATATATTACTAATGCAGTTAATTGTGTAGGAATAATGGGAGCTGGAATTGCAAAACAATTTGCAGACAGATACCCTAAAATGTATGAAACATATCAAACACTTTGTAGATTAGGTGTTTATGAAGTCGGAAGGCCGAGGATCCAAGAGTTAGAAAAAGGAAAATATGTTATTAATTTTCCAACTATGAAAAATCCGGGTTCGAGAGCTAAACTTTCAGATATTATTAATGGTCTTAATTATATTAAGCAACAACTTAAATATGATTATGAATATGATTATACACCTTTCGAAGTAGCATTTTGTGCACTTGGTTGTGGTATCGGTGGATTGAATGCCGAAGATGTATTAAACGAAGTTAAAAAACAATTTGATAATGTTGGTTGGTGTAATGTAAAATTTTATATGCCAATCCAGAATAGTTAATTTATGTCAAAAGTTATTGGTATCGATTTAGGTACAGGCAATAGTTGTGTTTCTATTTTAGAAGGCAATGATCCTGTTATATTGGAAAATGCAGAAGGTAAGCGTACTACTCCTTCAATTGTAGGATTTACTAAATCTGGAGAGATATTAGTAGGTGAAGCTGCAAAGAGACAAGCTATTACCAATGCAAAAAATACAATATATAATGTGAAGCGTTTGATGGGTCAAACATATAAAGATGTTTCTGATTATATTAAAACTCTTCCTTATAAAGTTATTGAAAGTAGTAATGGGGGATGTGAAATTGTAGTTGAGTTTAAAGGAGAAGAAAAACATTATACTCCTGAACAAATTTCTTCCATGATTTTGCAAAAACTTAAAACCGATGCAGAAGCAAGATTGGGTTATACAGTTAAGGATGCTGTTATTACAGTTCCTGCATATTTCAATTCTGCGCAGAGACAAGCAACTAAAGATGCTGGTACAATTGCGGGATTAAATGTTTTACGAACAGTTGCAGAACCAACAGCTGCATCGCTTGCTTATGGATTAAATAAAGATAATGATGAAGTTATAGCAGTAGTAGATTGCGGCTGCGGTACAACAGACTTTTCTATCCTCGAACTTGGTGATGGCGTATTTGAAGTTAAATCAACTAATGGTGATGTTAATCTTGGTGGTTCAGATTGGGATCAAGCTATTATTGATTGGTTGGTTTCTGGTTTTAAAACAGAAACAAATATCGATTTAAGTAGTGATGCTTTGGCTATTCAAAGGCTTAAAGAAGAAGCAGAAAAAGCAAAAATCGCTCTATCATCTTCGATGAGTATTGATATTAATCTTCCGTTTATTACTGCTGATTCTACCGGTCCTAAACATCTAAACAAAACACTTACTAGATCTAAGTTTGAACAGATGACCGAACATCTCCTTAATAAGCTCGTACCACTATTTAATAAAGCGGTTGAAGATGCTAATATTAGTATTGATAAGATTGATAAGTTAGTGTTAGTTGGTGGTTCAACTCGTATGCCGGCGATGATTGAATTGGCTAAGAAACTTACAAATAAACAGCCATGTCAAGGTATTAACCCTGATGAATGTGTATCTGCGGGTGCGTCTATTCAAGGCGGTATTCTTTCCGGTGAAGGACCTACTGATATTCTTCTATTAGATGTTACACCATTAGATGTAGGTATTTGTACTTCTCAGAATGTATTTACTACACTTATAGAAAAAAATACTACTATTCCATGTAGTAAATCGCAGATATTCACTACATTTGCTGATAACCAAACAGCTGTCACAATTCAAGTAGCAACCGGTGGAAGAGCGAGATTTAGTGATAATAAATTGTTAGGTAGTTTTAATCTCGAAGGTATAGCACCAGCACCTAGAGGTATTCCACAGATCGAAGTAAAATTAGAAATGGATGCTGATTCTATTCTGAAAGTAACTGCTACCGATAAAGCTACTAATAAAGAACAATCTATTACTATTTCCAACAGTTCAAATCTTTCAAAAGAAGAAATTGAAAAGATGAAAGCTGATGCTGAATTAAATGCTGATAATGATAAAAAATTCAAAGAATTAGCTGAAGCAAAAAATAAAGCTGATCAAATAGTATTCATGGCTGAAAAATCAATTAATGAACATAAAGATAAGCTTTCACAAGAATTAATCGATGAAATTAAAACAGCAATTGATAAAGTAAAAGCTGAAAATGAAGATGTTGATAAATTAAATAATGCTATCGAAGAATTAAATAAGAAATTATCAAAAATTGGAGAAGTAGTATATCAAAATACAAACAACACTCAAAACAACTCAACAAATAATAATTCACCGGATGTTGAGATTGTTGATGATGAAAAATAATTTAACTCTCAATTAAAATAAACACATGGATAAAAAATCATTCATTTCAGTAGGTTTCTGTGATTTACTTACATTAACATTCATTATTTTAAAATTATGCAATGTTATTAATTGGGGTTGGTGGTGGGTATTAGCTCCCACCTGGATACCTATTACTATCGGAGTAATATTATTGTTAATCGCAGAAAGAATTAAAAAGTAATGAATGTAATACATATAGGAGATGAACGGATTTCTGGTGTAAAAATATTTGATGGTATTGAAAACGGTAAACTATTCTGTAAACCGAGATATAAAAAATATTTTTATAAAACAGGATCGAATACGTTTAATGGAAAAATAAAAATGTGTGAATCAGGGTTTCATTTCTGTTTAGATATGGAATCCGCTAGTACATATAAAGAGTTATTCAAACAATACAAAAAACATCATAGTGGATTTATAATTGCTCCGGTTGCTTGCGTTACATCTTATGGCTATAAAAATTGTATTGCTCAATTAGAACCTAAATTAAAATTAGTTACTGATGAATTATATATTCATAGTCTATGGTCAAACGTTGCGGTAATTGATGAATTTGTCGATAGAAATTATAGTTGGCTTTCGTATAATCAAATAATTAAAAGTAATAACGAACTCTCTGTTTATCGTGGGTATGATGTTAATGCTAGTATCTGGCAAAATTTTGATTTATTTTTCCAACGCTGTAAAAGTTGTTCTATTGAAATAGATAATCAAAAAACAAATAATTCTACTATATTTTCACCGATTAACACAGCATTAGAAATTATCAATAAAAGTAAATATACCCAATACGTCAATAGATACGACCATAAAATACAAACAATAACAGCTGTTCCCCGAAAATCTGAAGTAAGATTCGATAGCAACGAATCGGGATATTCAGTGTTTCGAATTACATACGACTTGGACGATAAAAGTAACTCTATTTTAAAATAATACAAACAATATATTAAAAATAACTCTTATTTATAATATTCTTACAAATTAAACATAAACATAGAAAGGAATAAAAAATGAAGTTTGAAACCCTGATTGAATCATGCAAAAAATTTAACCCTGATGACAAAACTCTTACTAAATTAGTAGAATTTAGTTCAGAGATTGTTATTACAAGGTCTTGTAAATTTTTAATGAATACGGAATTTACAACTTATGAATTTCGTTTTCGCCCTAAAACTCATCAAAGTTTTTTAAAATTTAAAAAAGTTTTTAATTTGCCAGAAGATGCTTTTAAACCTGAAAATATTATTAAAGAACATTTTAATAGAATATATAATTTAGAAAAGGAAAAAGCTTTATTATATCCTGATTTATATATTGAAGATCGCAGCAAGTTTAATCCAGTTTTTATAAAATTAGATTGGACTTATAGTTTATTTAATTCAGATAAGTTTGAAGGAAAAATTAATAACAAGTGGTCATACAAAATTTATCCTGAAATTCCTTGGCAAGTTTATTTTAAAGAAACCGAGCAACAAAAATTTATTAAAGAGATTTGTGAAAAAATTTTAAAAGATGATTATAAAGAAATGCTTTTGAAATATAATATAAAAAGGAAATTACTTGAAAAAACATTTAAAATAAATTTAAAATCTATGGAAAGGAAAAACTAAAATGACATACGAAACAAAAAAAGATAAATTAAGAAAAATCTTCGAAACCGAGAAGATTCTAACTATAGATTGTTTTTTAAAATACTTCAATAGATTAAAAGATTTTGCTGAGGCTAAAAATTTTGAAATGGGACAAGGCGAGTCTTTTGTAGTTGATATTAAAGAACACCCTATTGCTGCTCTTATATTAATAAGGACTTTTGAGGATAATTATATGGTGGAATTTGATTATATGGGTCAAACTATTATTCTAAGTCAAGAATTTAAAGATGAATCATCTAACAATAATATAAAATTAGTAGCTATAAAAAAAGCTGAAGAATTCATTAAAAGTTTAGATGAGCAACAAGATACGGAAGCGGGTGAAGCCGAAATAAATGCTATTTGTAAGGCGGTAGCTGAATTGTGTATAGATTCAAAATTCCCAGAATGGATTAAATGGATAGCTATTGATTCAGATGGGAAAACATGGGGCTTTGATAAAAAACCAAAAATAAATAAAATTTTAAAAGAATGGTGGTTAGTTGTAAATTCTAATAATCTTCCGCTATTTTTGGGACGTATTTCTTCTATGGAAGGAATTGATTGGCGAAAGTCGTGCGTAAGTGTAAATAAGTTTCTTCAACAAATTAAACATAATGAAGAGTGTGTTTCTGAATGCGAACCTTCT